TGCATCATCTTCTTCTGCTTCATTAGCAGGAGCATACGTTGCGGACATTTCCTGCTCGTGATCGTCAGTGTCTTCATCCATAGCATCAACGTGCGGAGGAGTGTCACCGATCATATCTTCGTCGTCAATAGGCATACCGACAACAGTGACGTTCTTCAGAGCATACAGATACGTGTTCACAAAATGGTCCGCATACGTCTTGTTGGAGAATGCTGCTGCAACTTCGGTACCAATCTTTACAATGTAAATTCTTTCCATAATGGTCATCCTTTCTTGTCATCAAAAACAATTTTGCCATCCTCATCGACTGTGTAACCCGCACTTTCAAGCCAAGCTCTATCGGCTTTACGCTCGTCTTCAGCCATGAGGTCATCAACATCTTCGTCCCATTCATAGTTTGCCATGTAATTGTTGACACTATTGGGATTCAGAGTTCCTTTAGCCATCTTCCTTCACCACACCCGGTATGTGCATCTCCTGCTCCAGATAATATTCTGTGCATAGACCGGGGTAGTCTTCAGGCTTGCGTTTTCCGTATGGGCAATGCTCGCAATCGTTTTCTTGGTTCAGGCACAGAATATCTGCGAGCTGATGCTCACTTAATGTTTTGAGCCAGTCATAGATTGTCATCCTTCGTCGCCACCAGTCCGACGGCGCAGCAGATCCTGAAGCATGTCAAGTCTGCTGATTGACAGTGCAAGTTTGTAGCTTTCTTTGTACGTCTGCGGATATGTTGTCTTGTCGATTTCTTTGATCTGTTCGCCGATTCCTTTGATCATGATCTGCATGAATTCATCAATGTCTTTTTTCTTATTCTTTTTCGCAAGTGCTGCTACCCATGTGTACCCATTACTGAGTCCGATGTTAGAGATATCACGCTCTTCCATCTTCTTGGCCCATTCTGCAGTAGTCAATCGATTCGCCTCACTTTCCTGTTGAACCCATTCCACCAGTTCTTTTCGTCTCTGTATGGTCGTCATCCGCAATACCATATTGCAGGAAGACACCCTGAACCACACGCTCACCCGCTTCAAAGGTCTGCTTATCCTTGCCGAAGGATGTCAGCACAACATGGATATGACCCTCATTGTCCGCATCATAGTAGTCAGCGTCGATAACTCCTGTGGTGTTCGCAAGAGAGATGCCATGTTTGATGCCCAGACTTGATCTGGGATAGAGCATGAGCACCCATTCAGGACTCATATGTGCTCTGATACCCGTGATCAGATGAGCTCCATTCTTAATAGAGAATTCATAAGGAATATAGAAGTCATATCCTGCAGCATTAGCAGTACTTCTCTGAGGAAGTTTAATATGATCATAGACATCCTGGACTTCTGAGAGCTTCGCATCTTTATCAACATACTTCAGATAGTCTTTATGAAATTGCTCAAAGGATACCTTTTCAAACTGAATCATTTGAGACTCACCGCCATTCTTTTTATTTCCATTATGTCTCATTTAGAATGTGCCATCTTAATCCTTGAAGTTTCGTCTCGCATATTCAGCCATGAGCAGAGCTTCAGCCATACCATCTGAATCTTTGCGAGCTCTTGAGCTTGGGATCAGAGAGACATTCGGAAAAAGCTGCTTGCACAAGTCAATTGACTTCTGCTTATCAGAGTCGAGACCAAATTCGCCTTTCCATCTGCGCGGATCAACACGCTCATACGGTACACCGAGCGTCTGGATCACACCTTCAATAAAGCCTGCGCTCTTGCCGAAGTTAAATGTGCTGGTCACGCCACGGTAACCAGTCGCATTGTCACTCGGAAATGCGTGAACGCCTTCAAGGCAGATCTTTGCAGGCTTTTCAATTTTTTTTAACCATTCGATAAACCCTTCGTCATTCCAGATGTGTGTCTCTACAACGTCACCATTGATCGCTGCATAGCCGCCATATCTGCCGGGATCAATACCTATATAAACCATAGGAACCACTTCCTTACGTGTTATCTCCTATGACAAGCAGGTCGCCGGTATTCAGCAGCTTGTACTTTCTTGCCAAGCTTGTGTCGATTCCATAATGAAACACGCCATTCTCGAAGCGAACCATCCCAGAGTCGATCTCACCATCAACAACTCTGGCAACAAAGTCTCCTTCGAAAATTGGCGTATTGTTCTTGTCATAGTTTCCTGTCCATTCACCGAGCGTATCTTTCATAATGGGTACGCCCATGATCAATACATGGTTTTCATCTATAACTGGTATGCCATATACCCATTTCTTATTGTATGTTTTACCGCGAAACACGATCTCTCTCATGCTGATCTCCTCATTCTTTCAACTGTTGGCAGGATGCCATGCTTCTTCATCAACTCATAGATAAACAATCTGCCTCTCTGCGTCCATTTAAGATGCAGAGCAGCAAAACTATAACCATTGTGCTCAATTGCATTTGTCACTGTTTGTGCGTAACCTTTATTCTTGTATTTTGAGTACAGCACCCATGTACCATTCACCTTGTATTGCACACCCCAATCATGGAGCATCTGATTCAGAGCCTGTGGGCTCAACCCATAATCAGCGGCAATCTCTGTTGTCGTCAGAAGATTCGGACATTGCATGACGATGTCATAGTACTCAGCTTTTGGTCTTGCAATACTGAGTTCTTCTGTAACAACCGTCAGCTGCTGCGTAGTTTCTGCAAGCTTTTGATTTGCTGTCTTTACCTCGACCATCATCTGCTTGAGATATACAGATTCTGCACCAGTAACAGACGGAAAATATGTCTGGATAAACAGATCTTCGTCGGCAACATATCCACCGGTTTTACGAATTGACGGTATTACTTCATGAGTAATCCAACGTTTAAACGCCTTGGCTTCAGGCTTGCGGGAACGAAGGATCAGAGAATAAAGTCCGGCTTCACTAATAATAACCACATTCTGGTCTCCGCCAGGGGTGTGCATAGTATGCACCCCCTTTTCATCTTCATCGAGAATGCGAATAGATGTTGTAGGATCTTTAACACCAAGGGCTTTACATGCATCAACACCAACAAACCACGGATTATCATCGATAAGCAATGATCTGACTGTGCCAAAAACATCATGAGAAAAAGATATAATATTATTCATGCATTATCTCCTCAGCAATGTCGTCAAACACACACGGATACATTTCATGTGCTTTCTCAAAGAGCATGATCATAAGACTGCGCATCTGCGGATATGCTGCTCGGTCTGCACGAAGCTTGAAAATTGTGCGCCATTCGCGAAGGTTCGCCGACATCACGATGGTGCATGCCGTTGAATTGGGCAACACTTCTCTTGCTTCCTGTGCGTTACATTCTTTGTCGAGCAGCTCATTGTATTGATCCTCTGCGGACTGCATCTGTTTAGACCAAATCTTGGTTCTTTCTTCTTTGAGATCGAACCATTCAGGTTTGATGAAATGCACATCTCCATCTTTGTTTTCCTTGACATACCGCTGGCTCTCTACGCAATAACTTGCGAGCCTATGACGTGTGATCTCGGCAAGCACTGCTCTTGATGTGTACAGTTCAACAGTCATGTTGCCGAATTCCAGTGGGGCTTCATGCCCCCGTGCAATCAGTCTACGAATAAACCCATCATAACTGTAATCGGTAATCTTATCGTGCGTCCGATAACAGTTGCGACCAGCGTACTCAATCATCTTCATCTGCGAGATCGGGTCCGAGGTCAAGATCGTCGCTTTCTGTGTCTCCAGTTTCATCTTCTTCAAGGTCCTCCATATCTTCAAACATGGGAGTATCGTATATTTTTATGTTCTCAGACTCACGAGAAGCCTTGCCTGCACGTCTGGAGTTTGCTCTTTCGATAGAATTAAGCAGCCCTGTCACACCTACAGGCGAGGCAACAACCGTATCATTGTCTAAAAAAATAGCCGCCTTGACAGTGTTCCTGCCAGCGGCGTTGATCAGGGTCTTTGCTCGCTTCTCAGTCTTGATTGCTTCGCGAGCTTGAAAAGACTCCGTGCTCATGATAACTGTAACCCTGGTCGCACATACTGCACAGTGCGGCCCAACTTTAAAAAACTTTAAAGGTAAAAAATAACCCATTAAACATCATCCTTCGTCAACGAAGAATGTGTCATCACCATAAGTCTGCGCAAAATAAGTTCCGTTGCTCAAATAATGTGAATCACCGTAGCTGACAGCAGCAATGTTGCCGCCAACATCTGTGTGTACTTTGTCATCAAACATGCCTTCGTAGCTTGCCCCAACACACTTGCCACCGCTGTCGAAATGCAGCTCCTGTCCCGGGACCAAACCCTCCATCGTCTCGCCTACGTAATGACCACTCCCGTCATAATACTGAGTCGTCCCAAACAACCCTTTGACAGCATGAATCATATTAACATCCTTTCATTATGCAATCTTTACATAATCAGACAGATTCCAATATCCCTTTTTGTCCTGATAATACTTCTTACAAAAGATAAACTGACCTTTATTGACTGGTGTCTTGTCATATGTGCCAGCCCGCACAGTAAACCTTGACTCAATCCCTGAGCCGAGAGACTGCGTGACCAATGCATACGCCCACACTTCGCCTGTTGTTCTGCTTTTCAGCGGTATTACATCCTTCACATATACATTAGGGCGGTCCTCATTACGACCAGACACATATCCGTTGAACCCCATGATCTCTGCGAAGTCTTTTGCTTTGTGCAATAGTGTGTTATCTGCAATTCCTTTGCTCTTTATGTATGCTTCCATAGCTTTGAGATAGCCGACCCTATCAATGATCTTGCCAGTCTTTGCGTCCTTGCCTTTCGGCGGTTGCACAAAGTCTTTGATCATTTCAAAGTATGGTTCGCCTTTAATGCTGTCCATATTTACAGTTACTTTGAAGCACTCCCACATTGTTTTGATCTGCTTCAGCTCATTCTGGTTGCCAAACTCTGGCGAGAAGAAGTCAAGAGTGATCAGCTTATCGAGCAGCGTCAAGTTCAGCCGAACCTGATGTGTCTTCAAAGCCTCGAGCAGATCAATGAATGTTTCGAAGTGCTCACCACAATGGCAAAGCGCATACAGACTGTCGCCCTGACCTTCGCCGAACCCTTTGATCGACATGATACCTTGGGCAATAACCTTATGCTCTGGATCGCAACCATAACCATCCTTGGAAATACCAAACTTCGGCATACCAATCGTGATCCTGCGAGTCTTTGCCATCTTTGTTCCTGTTGCAATATCATCTTCATTGTTCGCATTATCAAGATACGAAGCGATGAACTGTACGGGATAATAATGACGAAGCCATGCGAACATATAAGTCACAAGACTATATGCAACAGCATGGTTATAGTTAAACGAATAACCTGATGCGTCCTTGATAACCTGAAGCATATCTGCGCATTCTTTCTCGGCAACCTCTCTGGGCTGAGGTGAGAGCTTGCAGTATCCTTCGCGGATCAGTTCGACATCCTTGGCGACCTTCTCTTCTTTCTTCTTGGCAATATCTCTTCGCACACTGTCTGCCTGACCACCGGTGAAACCACACAGCTTAATCAGAGCTGCAATGATCTGTTCCTGATACACAAGATATCCGTAACTGTCTGCGAAAAGCTGGTCCATTTCCGCTGTCGGATTCTTGTTTGGAATGTGGTTGTACACTTTATCTCTGTACGAGGCGCCACTCGGTCGCAGACATGCAGAGATCAGAGCAAGGTCTTTCACGGAGCGAGGCTGGAATTTGCGGATAGCATCGGCTGCGAACGGGCTTTCAAACTGGAAGAGCCCATCAGCATCCTTATCGATCTCGTCCCATACAGCCTGGTCGTCCCAGTCAAGTGTGTTATATCTGAGCAAAGGAATATTTGCAAGCTTGCAGGCATCCCTGATAACAGCCAAGCTTTTCAGACCAAGGAAGTCATACTTAGCCAGACCAACATCATGCGTTGCATCCATGTTCAGGAGCAAGCACTGGACACCGTCCTTATAGAAGGTTCCATAGTTGCTTGTGATGTCAACCGGCGAGATCACCATGCCCGCAGGATGTACACTCTGCGAGATGGTCACGCCAGCCAGACCATCGTAATAATAAAAGAGGTCAGGATACTGCTCTCTCGCTTCTTGAGGCGCACGTTCATGCAGCTTCTTGATCTCTTTTATTTCATCGTATGAATATTTCTCTGGGTTCTTCTGGTGCAACACCTTACCGACACAGTCGATGATCGCCTTGTCTGCGAGAGTGCCGTATGATCCTACTCGTGCAGTGTTGCGCTCGCCAAATCTGTCGAGAATATACTTGAAGATCTTGGGACGGTCATCTTCTGCAACAATATCAACGTCGATCCTTTGTACCCTCGGTTTCCCGATATTTCTTAGGGGAGTAGACTATTTCTTCATCTGCTTTTAAGCAGAGGATGGCACTTCCATGCTGGAGTTTCACCAGTCATGTACTCCTTTCGGATAGTCGTTACAGTTTTCAAGAACATATCTTTTCAATGGTATAACCTTTGGAGCAATGATATTTCTTCAGCGATTGCACGGACAAATTAAGATTATGTTCTTTCACAAATCTGCCGATCTCATTGACTCCATCAAAAATGCCAAGCAATCTATTGCTTGGTGAATAGAATTTCCATTGAATATAATGACGTCGTGGCCCCATGTGTGATGTCTTATAAGACTTATGAATGTTTTCTTTTTGAGTAATCCATTCCAGATTTGATGCTTTATTGTTTCGATTGTCGCCATCAATATGATTGACAACCGCTCCTTCGAAATATCCAGGCACAAAATATTGAGCAACAAGTCTGTGGACCATAAATGTTCTCTGCTCGTTGTTATTGCAGCAGATTACATTCAAATACTTCTGCTTGTTATGCCCACACTTCTGCTTTATTTCATGCATTGAGCCATCTTTGCATCTGTTGGACACCCTATTACAAAGCACACGACCCATATTTGTTATATAATATCCTTCAAATTCATCGATAGGTTTCATAATTTCTTCTTCCATATCGATCACCCTTTCTTTGAATTGAAAGGATATGTTCTTGACTTACCACGGCGTTACCATTTAACAGGTTTCGCCGTTAGCACAGATCTAATCTGCACACCCAGCATATGCTGGTTCACCATCTTGTTTTCTGTATGTCGCCATACAGGGAGACAATATTTATCTCCAATCTCGACGCGTTCTTCGTTTGCAAATCTTGAAAACACCGTATTTAGATCTTCAGGGTTCAAGTCTACGATGCCTACAATGTAGGCAATACGGCTCCCGGATACAGAGCCTCGACCCGGCCCAACAGGAATGTTATGATCACGGCAGAACTTAATGAGCTCTGCCATCGAGAGCATAAATCCAGTCATGTCAAGCTTTTTGAAGACAGCCATCTCTTCATCAATTGCTGCCTTAAAAGCTTCAACCTGATCTGGTTTAATCGCCCCAGACTCGCACTTGTTGGCGAATTCTGTTGCGACCAACTCTTCGAACTTCTTTGTATCGTTCTCACGCGAACCATACAATATTGGATATTTGATTGCCGTATCAATCGGCACATCCTCTACGCTGTCTGCCATGACATTTGTGTTTTCGATTGCCTGAAGAAACACTTCTTCTGGCAATACACCCTGTTGCCGATAAGCTTCAACGAGCTCATCATATGTCTTCCATGTCAGGTCGAACTTATCTTCATCAGGATAGTGCTGGTTCTTATATTCCATCAGCACCTGTCTGCACTCTGCATGGTACTTGTCCAATGAGTGCGTATCGGTTCCTGCAATGAGAGGTTTGCCAAGCTGACATGAAAGTTGCCAGAGCAGGACATTGTATGCCTTCTGCTCTGGCGTATCATGATGCTGAATCTCCAGATAATCATAATGCCGCGCAAGCTCCATATACCTTGGATGCTCGAGCGGCAGTTTGGACAATGGTCCGGCGATACATGCAGAGATTTTGATCACATTGTCTGAGATCTGAAGAAATTCATCAAAGGATATTCTGTTGTTGTAATAGGTGTGGTCATCTCTCGTTGACAGCTGAATGAGGTTGAACAATTCCTGCCGACCAGCCTCATTCTTTGCGATCAGAATGGTGTGATAGTTATCACGCTTCTTCTCAGCAAAGCTTTCGGTCATATAGATCTCAACACCATTCAGATATTTCAGCGGAGGTCTGGGAGGCAGACCCTCCTCCGCTCTTTTCTTATTCAGTGCGTCGATCTTGCTCTTGCACAGGAGCTGGTTCGCTGCCCATTCACGGTTCAGGCCATGTTCTGAGCATCCAAGAGCGACCATGCCGCATTCGATAGCCTTATCGACATACTCTTCAAAGCTCGTACTGCTGTCAAGGAGACTCTTCATTGTATGCATGTGATATGGGGTATAGTTCATTGTTCTCACCTTGCTTTATACGTTTATCATATATGCATCGGCCAGTTCTTTGACCATATAGTATTTCCCATTGAACTCATAGCCCAGACGCATGATGCCGGTTTCGGTCCGCACGTAGATGCTTGTATGCTTCTTCGTTATGTGCTTCCACATGAGCGGGATCTCACCAAGCATTTTCTTCCACAGTGTTTCATTGACTTCAACCATTACTCTCCCTTTCTCGGCGGTTTTGTGCTGCCATAAGCACAATACGCTCGCATACCACAGATTTCATTGCAGAAAACATCTGGCTTATCCTTCATCTGGATCATGTTCAGCATATCGTTTTCTGTAATTTCGTCCATAATATTCTTTGCCCACTCAAGCGTTTCTTCATATTCAGCCTGATCAAAAGGCTGCTCAATGATCATACCACCTTCACGGAACAAATTAAAGGCAAGAGTCTTGGGCCATTCTCCAAGAGCTTCATACGCAAACTTACTGTACAACAGCTGCTGCTTCCAGATCGTCTTGCGCTCCTTCTTGAAGGTTGACAGAGATTTACTCTTATGGTCGAGGATGATCAGCCCGCCATTCTTCCGATCCCGGAGCATCATATCAATGATACCCTTGAAATTATGGTCGCCGATCTTGGTTGAGTAAGTCTTTTCTGTTGCCAGAATATCATAGCCAGGAAAGCCGTCGAAGTTCTCACAGTAGGCCAGACCAGCATCGTACATCTTCTCAGAGATGCCGCGCATATATCTGGGAAACGGAACCGTGACCGACTCCGCATACCGCTCCTTGTATTCTTCCGGCAACTGGTCGATCTCAAGCTGCCCTTTTGCCCATTCATCAATGAGTGCATGGATCAGCGAACCATATTGGGCAAATGCGTTTTCGGATTCTTCAAGCGGGCCTTCTTCAATGTACTTCAGGAAATAATTGTAATGACATGTTGCATAAGTCGTGAGCTGAGTGTAGCTGAAGACAAAGTCTTTATCACCCGGCAGCAAACGCATACCACCACTCCTCATTTCATGTAATATGGGTTGATAGATTCGACACCATCTGCGGTGCACACAAGAGCAATCTGCATTGCGGGTGAATGGAACCTATGCTTCGCTGTGTAGTCGTCACCCGTGCCACATACACAACCATTGCGGACATAACCAGTGTACTCAAGAGTCATTTCAGGCACATGAGTATGGCCCGCGAGCAGATAGTCAATGCGATATCCAAGGATGGACGAAAGACGCTCGCATGAGGTCTTGAGGTTCGGATCAAGGTCGCCATGCACACATACATAATGCTTACCCAGTACATCAAGGTCGGCAATCGTCTTGTCTGTACCTTCGATGTATGCGATATTTTCGATCTGGCTCGTGCGACCTTTACAATACCATGCAACGAGCCAATCCAGTCGTTCATTTCGCAACCCTGAATCAGCACTCATGTCTACACGAGAATGGTTGCCATCAACAGAAGCAAAGTATACGTTCTCGAAATACCTGCTCAGTTGCAGAAGGAAAGAAGTGATTAGCTCGGACACATTCACGATCTGATCGACAAGGTTCTGCCTGTTCTCAGCACGGATCGTGCTGTGAATGATGCCGCTTACGAGGTCGCCCATCAGCGGCACGTAGATTGTGGTGACATTATGCTGTATACCCAGATCAATCAAATAATCTGCATAGTCCATGACTCTTTTTGCGGCAATCTCTGGTGAGTATTTACCCCAGCGGTTTTCGAACTGCAGACCAAAGTGAATGTCGCCAAGCATCGCAATGATCGCTCTATCCGTGATGCTATCGCCGGGGATATACATGTGCTCCACTGGCTTGGCAGCTGCGATCGCTTCAAGCATGCGCTGATGGAAATCGCCAACCCTGGCTTCACTTCTTTCAACGCGTCTCATGGAGCTCTTATTATCCCGATCAATGTAATCCTGTGCGGTCATACGCTTATACTTCTTACGCCAGCATGATTCACTATCGCAATGTTCACCATCTCTGAACGATTTGTTCAGAATGTTGGTGAGCTCCTGCCATGTTGCATTTATTTCGCCGTTCTCTTTTGCTTTGCCTATGCGAATAAGGAACTCATCCTCATGCTCACCTTTCATGACTTCAAAATTGTTCAATCGCAATCACCATCACTCTCGGTAAGGCTGAGCACGAAGCTTCGATCATTCATCACAAATGAAAGGATCTCGGAAACGTGGTCGCCCTTTAATTTCCATCTCTGCTTATCATCATCGATGGAAAGCACAAAGATGGTTGTAGTATTCGTGGCGCGATCATAGTCTGCGTTCGTCACATAGTCGCAGTTGATCGCAGCCGGACCAATTCTGATAAATTTCATGACATACCTCCTTAGAAAGGCATCTGCCTAAAGGTATCCTGCGGGAGATATTCTTCCCTGTCCTTGATGCGGAACTGAGGCATCTTCATTGCCTGAAGTTCAGGCGGCTGAATGCCTTCATGATCCCAGCCATACACAATGCGGTCGCCTTTGTTCTCCTGAAAGATACGGCGGTTCACCGGGTTATACTGACACCGAATGAACGGCGTTTCGCCGAACTCACGGTTCTTTGTAACCCTTATATCAGGCTTCTCAATGTTCAAAACAATGTCCGCGAGATTGGTGATAGCACTGCTGCCGCTGACAGAGTCAGACGTGAACAGAGTGCCAGCCTTTTCCTTTCTCGGATGCGCAACCAATATCACATGCACCTTGAACTTTGTTGCGAAAGACTTCAGCTTGGCAACAAATCGAGCCTGTGCCTTGTTCTCTTCATCCGGTGAGCAGAGCGCGGACATCAGGTTGTCAACGAGGAACAAACTGCAACCATACCGCTTTGCGCAGACCGTAAAGATATCCAGAATGGAGTCAGCCGGGTCACCATCACCAACCCATCCGTTGTCATACAGAAAGATACGGGATGCGAACCACTGGCGCACACGCTTCTGAATCTCATCAGGGACATATGCGTAAATCTTGTTGCTTCGTGAGTCCTGTTTGGTCGTGATCAGTCGTGCTTCAACAGCCTGAAAGCACAGCCATTCGAAGACCTTGGAAGCGGACAGCTCGCCGGAGTAGATGCAGACATTATGTCCTTGCTGGATTGCCTGCAGGCAGAACTCCCCCGTAATGGTAGACTTCCCTTCTCCGCGCTTGCCAGAAACAATGGTGACACCGCCTTCACCGAGGCCACCAATTGCTTCATCGAGATCCTGAATCTTCGTATAGATTCTCGGGATCGTCGTGGGATCAATGCTCTGGACCGAACCAAGATCAATGATGCCCTGAACCGGAGCAAGCTCGCACTTTTCAACGAGCTGCTTCAGCGTGTCGGGACCATACACGAATAGGATTTCGTTCGCGTCCTTGCACACACGACCCTTGAACTCACCATCAACGATGAGGTCCGGGTATTCTTCAGGCACAAGGCATCTTTCTTCGCCGAGCCGCTTCGTGAGCGTGTTGATCATCTGCGTTCCGGGTTCATCATAGTCGCCAAAGATGCAGATTTGCTGAAAGTGTTCGAGCCAATCCCAGCAAATCTGTACCCAGTCGAAAGCGGAAGCACCGCAAGGCACAGACACAACATTCTTCACGCCTGCTTCGTACAGACTCAGCGCATCGATCTCACCTTCAGTAATGATGAGCGGTTTGTTGACATCAACCATGTCCATGCCGAACAGGATCGGCTCAGTATTCCTGTCCTGCCATTCTTTCGGGTGCTTCGACTCCTTCGTGTACTTCTTCGGTTCACGATACTTCACAAACACGAGCTCGCCACCACGATAAAACGGGAACACAATGTTCCCGTTGTCATCGCTGGCAATCTTCCACGCCTTCAGAGTTTCTTCACTGATCCGGCGTGTTGCGAAGTAGGTGATAATGTCATCAGTCAGAGGATGAAGTTTGGAAGGGTCGGGCAGACTGTACGTCTTCTTCGCCGTGCCGACCAGCTTGGCGGGGTCGTATCTCTTGATAGTGATCGGCTCATTGAAGAACCGGCACAGATCAGTGAAAGAGCCTTTTGCTTCGCAGTGTCCACGATGACACTTGTAGGCGCCATTATAAAGTCCAACATAGAATGTCCCCTGGTCGCGGTTCTTGCCGCCATTGCAGAAAGGACAATACTTGGCCTGAATTTCGCCATTGACAACCTTATACGATCCAAGATGTTTGTCTGCTATTTCCAGTATTTTATTCGTAAGTTCTTCCATTCTTCCTCATCCTTTCAGATCAGATGGTATCGTCTTCCTCAGTCGTTTCTTCTACCTTTTCGGCAATATAAGCTTCGTCAACCTTCATGTTGGCGACAGCACGGATGTCGTCCGCTTCGATCCGCAGACGAGTATAGGCATTGTTGCCGGAAACACGGGGTTCGGCGTAGAAATCGCCGATCACAATCACACGGGTGCCCTTCTGCAGCTTGCTCGCGCAGCTTTCAGCACGGCTGCGCATCGTCACATTGTAGAAGTTCGCCATAGCCTTGCCGTCATCGTTCTTTTTCTTGGTCTGGACGGCAACATTGCAGACAAGAAGCTTGCCGCCTTCAGTGTCGGCAAGAGAGGGATCTTTGGTCAGTGTTCCATAAACGGAAATCTTTGCATCATTCATCATAAGCATTCTCCTTTCGCATTAAGCGAGCGTCTTCAGGTGGTTAAGCAGAGCTTCGAGCTGGTTGGGATCCTTGCACTTCGCGAAGTTGACGGAACCAATGTACGGCACGATGTGCTCATTGGCAAAGTTGCGCTTCGCGGTAACATCCTTTCCTGCGGTCAGCTTGGTGATCAGCGGATTGATGTTGATCAGCAGAGCACCGCACTTCTTCTCTGCTTCTTCCTTAGCGGAAGTGGATTCTTCGGGCAGGTCTTCACCGGCATAGATGTACAGGCCCAGACCATGACGGGCTACTGCCTTGGTCAGCGACCTCTGGATTGCCTTGTTGACATCAAAGCTGGTGACCTTTTCGAGCGGGATCGAGTTGTTCTTGAAGTCCATGACGGGCAGATACTCGATGAGCTCAAGCTGATAGTCGCCATCAACAAGAGTGACACCAGTCTTCACCCAGCAAGTCTTGCCATCATTGAAGTAGTTGTTGCCATCGCTGTTCTCATAGATGGTGTAGAAGCTTTCCGGGAAGATACGCTTGAACTCGGACCATGCCCAAGCCCAAGAGAGATAGGTCAGACCATTCTTCTTCTCGGTGTGATCATTCACGTTTACTGTGGACAGCTTTTCAAAGCGATTCATGTTTTCCATTTTCGTTTTCTCCTTTTCTTTTCTTTTCGCTTGCGTTTTGCAAGAGATTCTGGATAAAGCCAACCATTTGGTTCTCTGTTGATGATCTCTTTCAGAGTAGGCTTGCGAGCCATAGCTTCTTTCAGTCGTGCAAACCCGTCATCGGTCTTACCCTTAACTGACGTGTCCGGCACGAGCTTGACAAATATTGGGAGAGTTCTTCTGGCAATAACGCCAGAGGTGCTGCATGGAAACCAGAAGATTGCACCTTCAGGGTAATACTTCTTGGTTGCATCATGATGGTAGTGCTTATCGCCATGCATGTGGTCGCGAGTACGGTAGGCACTCAGGAAATCGACGAGCTCATCATGCTTGTTAATGCTTGCCACGAGCAATCGCGGCATAGCATTAATCATTTTGCCATCAACTCTGGCAACCCTGAGCCCTGATCTATTTTCACTGAAGCTGCTACTCTTGCAGAGCACATAGCTTGGTTCGATAATTCCTTTTTGCAGATCATCCTTAGATACTATGCCGAGGAAAAAGTAACCAGAGTCATTGGCATTAGGCACTCTCCTTCCTCCTTTGCCGTCTCTGCTGTTTCTTCTTCTCATTATGTGCACTGAGGTAGATGCGTCTGTGCTCTGCAGCACAGTCGGAGCAGCGACACGAGGTCGGCGAACCCCTCTTGACTACCTTTCCGCAATCAATGCACTTAATGAACCCCTTCGGGATAGTCGTGCAGGCATGGTTCTGAACCCAGTCTGGGACTCGCATGCCGCAGTTCTCACATTCATGGCAAGCTGCGATGTTCTGCTCAATGACCTTACAAGCATAGTCACCGAACACACGCCAGAACATCTGTTTATGCGCAAGCTTGGTAGCATTGGCGCCGGTAAACAGATACTTGACAATGGATGGATACGCATCTTCAAGCGTGATTCCATTCACTGCGAGCTCGTGGACGATGTTCTCAGCAACAATGCCATAATCCAGAAGCTCGACCTTATCTTCCATTGTGGAAGCATTGTGAGCCATCTGCATGACGCTTGTATTGTTGTCAAGTTGAGAGAAAATTCTTATTGCCAGAATGTTGTAGTCACGGATGTCGTGTGTCATCAGCATCTGCCAGTTGAACGGAGCAACACCAGCCAGATTCATGTTGATGTTTGGCATCTTCATAAATCTGGAGCAGATCCTGTTCATGACACTGTTGTTTGACTTGGCATACTTCTTCGGCTTCTCGGATTCCTTGCGACCATTCTTTGAGAACTGAAAGAAAAATGGCATGCGTGATCTTGGACCGCCTGCGGCTTCCTTGATTCGCTCTGCCACTTTAGGAAAGTTTTCAAATGGAATGATCTTTGCGGTCTTGGCTCCATCAATAACCTGATTGTTATAGAACGTAATATCCGCAGCCGAGTCGAAGTCAGGGTTCTCCTTACTCCAAAGCCGAGTCAGCATGTTTGAGATCTCGCCAATACCGGAGTAGTCATGCGCTCGCTTCAAACCATTGAACATGGTTTCACGAGACATCATTTCTGGTGCGGCCTTGAACGAGTTGTAGTAAAGCGGAACGATGTCGTATTTCTCAATCATCCGCTTCGCAACACTGATGATCGTTGGGTTGTTAGTTACATTCAACTGATCCCCATCGACATCGAACTGGAGCACTCGTGAGATCAGGTCTTTGCAACTTGTCACAATTGCTCTGCTTGGGAACCACTTATAAGCTTCAGGATCTTTGCTGACCTTTCGGATGTTGTGTTCGAAATACAGAGAGGGAGATCTCAGTACATCGACGACTTCATCCTTGATAAAGTCTTTGCAAAGAACTTCACCGGGCTTGACCAGTCCGTCAGGCTCATCAATATCGAGGAACCAGTGCTGACAAGCTGCATACATATCAGGAATAACGAACAAACGTTTGTTCCTGCACTGCAGTTTGCCGGACCGTGCATCGAGGACCATTCTCCTTTTGATGGCGCGAAGCGTCTCTCTGGAGTAAGCCTCATGCAGAAGCTCAGGATACAGTGCAAGTGCACGATGATAAGCCTGTGGGCTGTTCTCATCAGCACCAAGCGTCCTGAGCATCGTGTCCTTATCACGGGCCAGGTTCGTGATCCTGTCATGCGAAGGTTGCACAAGAGCATCAATCTCTTCATCGGTCATATCAACAAGGGTCTGCAAGAACTGATAGTTCATCGGCACATCCTTGGAATATGGCTCCTCATAGTTGGTGACATTCATATGGCAACCATTCTTTTTGAATTCTGCCTTGTAATGATCCCATGAGTCGTAATAACTCCAGAGCTTCAGCTGGCTTGCACAGAAGACCACCTTGATGTTTTCGGCAACAAGGTCATGCACCTTGCCCCAGACATCTTTGAGCTCTGGCTTAACACCATGCACACGACAGAACTCGATGAAGTCAAACGGAGTCAGCAGTCCTTTGATCCATGGTCCGCGAACCATAACGTTCTTTACACCAAAGAAGAACGAATTCGGGAGATACATACCGCTTCCGTCAGTATGCTTGATCGGCACGGTATTGATCCCCTTGATATGCTCATACTCATTGGTGATGTAGAGCATTCGACCAGTCACATCGGCTTCGAAATCGTCGATAACGATGGCTTCATCGATGTTAAAGTCAGGCCACGGATCGGTCGCACTGAACGGCAGCGCAGAGTAGGCAAGAAACTTGTTCTGATTGATGCCGCCTTTAGCATTGATCAGTTCATTACTGATGCCACACTCCAGATGAGCTGTCATTCGCTGACCATCATCGGACAAAGCCTGCACCTTATCTGTTCGCAACTGGCCCGCACTTGCAGTCGTGATCGTGTAATGCTTCATCGTTACAACGCCATCATTCTGCAATATGGGCATATCAAAACCATAAAGTACAAGCTGTTCCAAGATATCCGGGTTCTTCCATTTGACAATGACCTTGTCAAATGTGATGCTCCTGTCTTGGAGCCCCATACAACGGCTTCCATCACTCACAAACTCTGATATCTGCTTGGTGTTCTTCAGATCCCACCAAGTAATACCATCCTTCACTTCACGCATAGGTGAAGTGATATTGTCCATACGTACAACTCTGGGAGTTGGTCCATGCTGTTTGATAAGGTCCGCCAACTGAGCACTAAGAAGCTTACGCTTCTCCCCCAGAATTTTGGTTTGCTCCTTATCCTTTGATTGGTTCATTTCATTAATGGTTGCAATTATTTCTTGGTATTTCTTCCACTCCATATCGGTCATGAGATCATACGTTGTAATGCTCATAAGCCGAATTTGTTCTGAAAGATATGACTTGTTCATTTTTTACTTCACCCCGCCGCATACTTCAGTGATGAACCAATAATAGAACACTGATAGTCCTCCTATCGTCAACATAAGTACACAGGGGCAAATCATTATCCACGTAGGCAATAGTATCTGAAAGAAAGTGAACTTTACTTCCCAGACCCATTGCAGAATGAATAGTGAGAGTTGCGACAATACATATACTGCTGCAAGAATTACGGACGTCATAGCTGTACCACGTTTAATCTGTTGCATGTACGAATCACCTCTTTTCAATGTCGATGTGAGATGTTTCTTTCTCATTACGTCTCATTTAGAATGTGCCACTTTTTCACGGCATATTTATTCGGCCTTTCTGAGAAAATATTAGGCTGATACTGACATCGATTCGCGATGATCGACATCAGTATCAGCCTAGAGTACATCCCGGCAATTTCGGCAACAATTGCCGAAATGTATCAATGAAAATCGAACACTACACTCTGCCCGCGTTTAAGTTTCCAGCACCCACCATCGCGCCGCATTATGCACTCGGCGCAACTTCCATTGCATGGAATGGCATCAGCTGGAATCTTGTCATTCGGACCATCTTTAAACCTGACGAAAGCCATCGGCAGATTATGCGGATTGTCTGGGATGAAATTACCCCATGCTGACAGAATAATACTCAAATTAGGCGGCAGATCGTGTTTGTCAAGATACTTGTTCACGATCTCGAACTTCTTGGTGAACGCCAAGAAGTTTGTTGACGGCACACGGAGCGCAACGTGCACCATCATAATCAAAAATGCCATGCAGACAATGTCGCCTGCATGGAACCACCTGAACCACTTACAATTGATGCAAGCGTCAACGATTGCTTGCTCAAACTTCTTGTGCGAACGCTTCCAAGCGTTCAGATTTTCGCGCAGATTTTTCTGCACTACTTTCATGTTATACCGGCCTTTGCGAGCATAGCACCCCTTTTTACATGGAGCATCTTCTCTGCACGTATCCTCCGGGGGTAGCCCAATTGCCAGTGCCATGCCACCCATCTTGGAAATACCAGTAGAAATATGGACCGCCATTATACCGCCCCTTTTTATGCTGCTGTATTCTTCGTATTGATGGGAGGATACTTCGGGTCGAGCATCTGATGGAAGAGCCGACGACATGCCTGATTATAGTGCTGGACCGTTGTCCCAAACGGAGTAACCTCCTGCGTAAAGAGACCCTGTTTGAGATACTTCGCATACGGGATCCAACGGCGACCCTGTTTATAATGGAACCCGGCTTCGTGGAGTGCCTTATTGAGCTGCTGCGCCGTCATATCGAAGTCCGGCGCAATTTCCCTAGCCGTCAGCCCAGTCGTGGTGCGAAGCACCCGATCCGTGTAGTCAGCCTTGGGTTTCAGGATTTCGATCTCTTTGCCGATGCTATCAATTTCTGTTGCCAGCTGGCGGAAATTGTTCGAGATATGAGACGGAATATACACCTCAACATGTTTTCCGTCGTCATTTTCAATCTGCCTCTCGGCAGCCGGGATCACGACATCCTTCAGCCAAGCAGACACACCAGCTGCTCTTTTACTCTTGCTCATTGTGTCGAGCAAAGCAACAATCGCAGAAGCCTGCGCGTACACGATGGGACGATTGCTTACAGAATAAATCGTTGCAACCTTCTTGTGGTTCTCCGCAATGCGGCTCGCAAGATAGCTCGTTCCATTCTTGTGGCCAAGCAGTCCGGCGACATCGTAAACAGGGATATAAACAATGCCATCCTTAACGGCGGCGCGGATAGTTCCAAATTCAGAATGGGTATAATTCATGGTCATCATGGCTTCAATACTCCTCTTTTTTTTAAAGTGTTTCTACACTTGTGTTATTCAGAATAAATGCGACAGCTTTCTCTGCCGCTTTTGCTGCATCAATGATCATATGCCGATCATTCTGCAGTTCCTTCAACCAACCTTGTACATATGCCGTACTGTTGCTGAAAGATTCGTCAGTTTCAAGACCAGTCCGCTGTACAAGTGCAGCAGAACCGATCTCGGCGACCAGTTCCTCCTTGCTGTACACCTCATCCCCGAACCGGGTACCAGAAGTCAGCCGCTTGAGCCGAGACTCATGCCCGGTGCTGTGCACCATTTCGTGAAACAGTGTACTGTAAAATTCTGCTGTCTCCGTGAAGCGGTCCACATTAGGGACAACGATCTCATCAGTCGCAGGACGATAAAAGGCAGACTCACCATTGTAGCTGATTCTCACAGGCTCACGAGACTGATATTCCTCCACAACCTTGTCGGCTTCTGTCTGTCTGTGCGCTGACTCGGTAATCTGCACGCCGTAGCGTGCGGCAATGCCTTCAACCTGGTCCATACGCCAGACGTTTACGTATCTATTTGTGCACCACCGCTTCACAATGTTGCCATCATCATCCTTTTCCTCTTTCCAGATCTGTTCAAAGATGACACTGGCCTTCTCGCCCTTCTTAATGCGACCATTTTCTTTGGCAATCGCATTCTTGGTGATGTACTCGCCTGGTGTTGCCAACAGCATCTGATTCAGAAGGCTATATGGTCTGCCTGTCGCATGGCTGACAGCCATACTTTTGCCGAACCACGGCTTGCGCCACGGCACAATGCCGGACTCCATCTGCTTAATCATTCTGTCAGTAATGATTTCAAACACATCCATTGTTACTCTCCTTTCGGAAGCTTGATATCTTTCATTGGTTTGCCGCACTGAGGGCAGTACGGTGATGACGATGCCTGTCTCGTATGGCAAGTTGCACATTCGTACTTCTCGCCACCACGAGCCTCAACATGCTTTATCCAATGCGTTGCATACTCTTGCACAGTCGGCTCGCGCTTTATGAAATTCTTGATATCCGCTACACGGATTCGGACTTCATCACCGAGCTCGTCAAACTCACGAGTCAGTGAATCAGCATCAATTTTTCTCATGCTTTATCCTCCAGTTTCCAGGATGCTGTCCACAGTGAGGACAGAACTTGGTCCTCCAGTTTCCAGTGAAGGTGCTGCCCACAGTGAGGACAGAATTTGGTTCCGATTTCATTGTCCCGCATGATTGTGGTCACCCACATCTTGCATGCCGGGCACTTCCCGGAGAATGCATTCTTGAGACTCTCCGACTCTCTCTCGCCAAGAACATTTTCGGGTTTATCTTTCTTCACGAGATTTTCAAGATAAGATTTAAGATAAAGTTTCCGATCCATAAACATTCACACCTTATCTGTATGTTTTTTATTGAAATTCGAGCAATAAAAATACCCTCACAACTTATCGACCATGTAGTTGCAGAGGGTAAATTGATTCTTTTTCTTACACTGAACGTGTACGAAGACGATACAACGGGATCCAGTACTGCGTATAGAAATCGCAGCCAGCTGCATCAATGCCGATCAACCAGCCAAAATCGTCCGTGTCAAAGCAAACGAACCCCAGGTCGGCAATTTCCTTTGTGTGTGCTTTGAACCAACGGAGATCATAGTCGCTCTTAACCTCCCACATGGTTCCCCACATAGGGAACTGGTCATTAAAGCAGGATATTTCGTTCTCACCGGCAATGATCTTCTTGTTATCTTCAAGTTCCACCACGAAGTCATCGCCGTGCCGGTCAACGATTACACCGTCGACCATTTCGTCGTTGAACTCAACGCCGATCTGCGACCCAATATGCAATGGGGTTACATTGCGCACTGAGTCATCATCATATCCATACATCTTAATCACAGTTGCTGTGCGGACCTCGTTGAAGGTCATCTCAATCCATGTCTTTACAAATTCTTTTTCATAATTCATCAGTGCGCTCCTCCTTTACTCACGATAGTCATCGTAAATTTCAACGATGAAATCGCATTCTCGTTCTTGTTGCGAAAGATATATATCATTTTTATCTATAGGCATGATAACGACAGACGGATTCCAACCATTAAAGTCTGCATTTGCGAAGACATTTCTCACACAGTCTTCCAAGTGCTCATAGCTTTTGATGCATGCATTTTCATCAAAATTCATATCATAACGGTCACTTGTATTGGTGATCTTAACCTTGATCATTTGGGAACCGCCTTTCTGCTGCTCGCAGCAAATCTTCATACTGCTGGTGATATTTGAATTTCTTGTATGCATCGCATGATGTTGCCAGAGTAACCATTCTTTGTGCAACATCCACTTTGGGAAGCTTCTGCTTATGGTCCGACTCATATTCAATGACGCTCTCGATATGTTTGTTATCCTCAGAGAATTTAATATCGACAGCGTCGTAACTGGGAACGGCGACCGGAGGCCAGACATCGCTTTCTGTCTCCACGAATACCCAGTCTTTGATTGCGCCAGAGTTGCACAGTCTTATGAGGTTTTCTTCGTTCGTGAAAGTGCCGACCAGCTTGCCATCATTGAATAGCACAAAGATTTTCGTTGCCATCAACCCCCAGCCATTTATTAAATTTACGTTCCATAAGCTTCGCAAGGTTGCCAGGTTCAGCCTTGGTCATTGCTTCTTTCAGCTCAGGCACATCGTATGCAATGCAAGAGCAATAGCAGGTTTCGTCGAACCATTCACCAAAGTCCATGTTAACGTTATAGATGTCGGTCACGGCATGCGTATGCACGTTATATTCGACACCATAGTACATTGATTCGGTAGCTGGAAACTGCCCAACAGTTACGATGGAAATGTCTGCATTTTTCTTTGGCAACATTCGTATATACTTCTGTGCATCGTCATAGTTGCCACACAGAACAATGTCTTGTCCCAATCGGACCATCCAATACTTTGTCATGCGAACACTCCTTTGTTCAGCCGGTTCATCTGATTCACATACCAATTGCGCTGACGAAAGCGCAGCCAATCTGGGTATTCGAGCCGGGTGATCTCGTTGCCACAATTGCAGCAGATGACGGAAATGTGGTTCAGCCTTTTCTTAAACTTCACATGGTGTGCACCAAAACACATAAGACAATGTTTCATAAAGTCCCTCCATATCTTTTATCAAAACTTCAATAGACGCCATACGGAGCGGCGAAGCCGCCGGGCGTCGAATCTTAAACGTGTATCACTTCTCATCTCATGAAAAGCACCGGTTCAGTTCCAGTTCGAACCAGTCATGACATATTTAGGGACCAAAATTAAAACGGCATTTCAAGATCTTCCATACGCCGTCTAATATCATCACGCCATTCCAAAATAGATTCTCTTTTCTTCTTGTAAAACTTTCGGGCAAAGTCTATTGCTTCATTGCTGTCAGGTTTGTATTCAATCCAGTTCAGCAGAAATCCATTCTTGTCAAACAGTAAAACACCGCCACGGATTTCTGTTGAAATACTGCAGAAGTTAACTACAGTTTTCTTTTGCAGTTGCCGGACAGTCTCTGCTGCATCATTTATTCCAACCTGAATATCGTCTGTCATGTATCTGACAGTTACAGTTTTACTCTTAAAGCTTACTTTTGCCAAAAAGCCATTGCTTACTTTCCAGCACGACATTGCCATTCTGAATCCTGACTTGACAATATTTCTTTCAACAAAATTTACAAATTCATCATCTGTCATATAATCCAACTGATATCTGAACAGGAAGATCATCCGCTCACCCCACATCTTTTCACTTGAAAGAAAACTTATTTGAGCGCCGCTGCATAAACCCTCACGGGTGTTGCAGCGGCGCGAAGCGCAATTATTCAGGAAGCTGGGTTCTAAATATTTCGTTTGATTGCGCTAGCAAGCAAAAGAAATATTTTGAACACATCTTCCTGAATAATAAGCGATCCGGGTAACATTTTGTCACATCCTGTTTCACAGAATGCACCACTCACAAGAGCAGTCATGACATGTGGGTTTGGGTTAACGCTTCAGCTCCATCCTGATCAGATGCAGCAGATCAACATTGTATTTCTTGCTGTACTTCTCGATAATTCCATTGATGCGCTCAGGCTGAATGAATCTGAAGTACTGCAGCAGTCCCTGATACTGCAGGATCTTTTGACGATCCCACCTTTTATCATTGAGAGTATCAAGGATGAAGTTATGAGTCATAACCTTGATCAGATTGATGTTCGCGGAGCCGACCGTGATCTCATTGTCCTTATTGAACATCAGACCAAGGTTCCAGTTGCGACCAGCATTCGAACCATAGCGGAGTTTCTCTTCCTTGATGCGGAACGGAGCCTGAAATTCTGCAAGAACTGCATTGATCAGTTTCACCTGATCATCAAGGCTAAAGCCGACCTTACTACTGATCTGAATGTCGTCTGCATATCTGGTATATACAATACCACGAGCTTTAAACTGTCTCGTAAGCTCGAAATCAATCGGAAGCATCAAGAGGTTCGTCAGCAGCGGAGAAACAGTCGTGCCCTGAGGAAGACCACCATTCAGGTAGCACATCATCAGTGCTTCATGTACCTGCTGGCGGCCCCACTCGTTTGCCATGATTGTGCTGACAGGATAGATCATGCTCAGCATATGCTCCGCCCATTCGAGCTTGCAGTTGCCGAAGAAATCGCTGAAATCTGTCTTGCCGAACCATTTGCTTCCGTTGTACTGATGCTTCACGATAGCATCCTTTGTGCAACGCTTCTTGATATATGCGTAAGCATTCGTATGATGCAGCGCATAATGTGCGTCATGGCTGTCAACCGTCCAGAACTTCTTGATATACTCAACAAATTCGTCCTGAAATCCACGGAGCTGAGGCAGCGGAGCATTTATATCGCGCCAACCATGCGTTTTCTTCGGGATCTTGAAGTGCCAGTACTGGTCCGACATATCCTCTTTGATCAGACCACGCTGTTTGGCTCGCCCAACGATGTTGCTGAGCTTCCAGATTGCTGCAGACATGTCATTAGACCGGAAGAATTCTTCTGAATCATCGGCTTCATATGTCCTTGTATAATTCTTATCAATTTCGTGTGGAATGTTGTCTTCTGTAATCTTCCCATCGAGGATGTCGAGGATGCTGATCTGCTTTTCCCCGGGCTTCCTCGGGATACTCATATAAAGTTTCATGTTAAACTCTCCTTCTCTCATATGTAAACGTCCCGCGTCACCTGGATAGGAGCTGCAGGTTAGACGACTTTTGCTGTATATTTTATAAATATCAGCCTGCAACTGACGGATATTGCCTTGACAAACAGTCAAATTCGTGGCAAAACCAAAGAACTTAAGCTCGCTCAACCTCGGAACACATTAAAACTTGTCTGGATCCAGCTGATCTCGAGCTCTGACCGGTCCTAGGCGCCTTCCGGCGGCCTCCTTCTCGTCCTAACATTTCGTTACTCTCCTTCTCAAGGGGAGCCTGCACAAAGCTAAGCAATGCACAGCACTACAAAGAGAGTTTGCTAGGGGTTTACTTTCCGTTCCAGACACTCAGAGCTTCAGTGTCAATCAGACACATCCGCTCCAACTTTCCAGTACGGATATAGTTGACGAAGTTGGCAACACCAGCATCCACACACAGTCTCACTGTGGTAGCAACACCCAGCGTAATGCCGCATGCGCTTACGGGATTCTTGCGATTTGCCTCATCGTCACTATAGTTCATCGTAGACAGCAGCCACTTGATTCCGTCCTGTGTTTGCCAGTCACAGGCGTAATGGTCGGCTGATGTCAGACCAGTCCTAAAATCGAAGACACCTTTGATGTCCCGATTGTACCTATAAGTTTCCACCACAGCTTTTCTAACGGAAATGCTGTCAACGCAGAGAAAGATGTATCCAGAAAGGTTCACGTCCGGGGACCATCCACTGCTGACCTTGCGAACTTTTACCTCCGGGTTGATCGACTTCATGTGAGCTTCGAGTGCGTCCACCTTCAGCTTACCCACGTCCTCGACATAGAACATCTGGTTCACAATGTTCTTGTCTTCGACCGTGTCGAAATCGTACAAGACGAAGTTTTCAAGTCCGAACCTAGCAAGGAGATCGGCAACGGTCGAACCAACCGAGCCGCAGCCAATGATATGGATCCGGTCTTTGACCTTATAGGGATCGAAGTAATCAAGCACTTTCAACAGGTTCATTATCTGCCTCCATATATCTTCTGAGGCTATTGGCATGCTGCACTTTTCCATTCTCATGGATGCGCAGATCCCATTCACCTCGCTTGTTGAGAATGAAGAAGATGTAATAGTCGTCTTCATCCAGCTGGCTCAAGGTTGTCTTTTCGTCCGCAATATCAATAGTACTGGGGACTGCGGGCATGTTCACATGCGAATGCCCAGCAAAGCGAATCTTGTTTGCTTTCTCTACAGGCAGATTGATGAGCCATTCATCGTACTCAGGGACACCCTTAGTTGTCACACGAGCTGCGCTCTTCCGCTGCGGGTACTCAAGGATTTCTACGATTTCAACATCGTCGCCATCGCGCTCACAGACACCATACCAACCGACTTCTGTCGAATTTTTGTTCACAAGATCCATCATCTGCCGAAAGATCTCTGGCTTAGCGTAGATTTCGATCATCTATTGTCACATCCATTCTCAAGGACTTTCTGTCTTGCCTCATCAAAGGTGTAGTCCTTATTTTCTTTGATGTTATGGAAGCATTTGCTCTTCCCAGAATTCGTCAGGTCATGCAGAAACTTCCGCATAACGGAATAGTCAACAAGATTCAGCGTTCCAGCATAGCTGAGACACTGATAGATACATCCGCAAACCTCACCGGCATTCAGCAGCTCCTGCATACTATGCTGAGAGTTGCCGAAGCAATTGTAGTGTTGCAGATGCGGATTCGGCAGGCGGTCCGCACCATTCACGAACGTATGGTACGTATCGCTCCGCACACGGTCATCAATGCTGAAGTAGGCAATACCATTGATTACCCATTCAGGTTCGTCACAGAATGTCCTGTTCAGCAGTTCGATCATGCCATCAGGCTCGGTCCCAGAGAACACCTGATGGACGAGTGCACCCTTCCAGAGCTCCGGTTGGAACTGTGTGAAGCGTGTAAGCACTTCAAATTCCAGTCTCCGATTGTTGTCGCTAGGAATAAGGCGCAAGCTTTTGTTGCGAGTAAACATATCCATGAGCTCTTTCGCATCGACGTTCTCCGCGTTCATCTTCAAGCCCATAAGCAGAGCCTGAGCTTCACGGAGATTGTCACACAACGTCCGATACTCATCGACATTGCGCTGGATTTCGGCCTGATAGAGATGCACCTTCTCCTCGACGGCGTTTGATTTCGCATTCACCATCCGGTTCATGAAGGCGGAGCATGCGTTCCAGATCACCTCACTACCAATACCTTTGGCTTCATACAGCTCGTTCATCAACTGTTCGAGCGTCCTCAGGTTTGCAGCATCGGCCTTGCAGATACACTCAAGGCACTTGCGTTCGAGGTCTGTAAGCGGTTTCTTTTCGAACCACCCGCTCAGCAAGACGGGGACCGTGCTCACAAGAACACGGTCATACTTGCTGGTGTTGCGGCCCACGATGTGACCAAACTTCTTATCATCGGTCTGATAAAACTTGAAATTCGGAGCTCCCGCACGCTTTGCGTACTCGGTGAGCACTTTGATCTCATGGTAGCCATCAGGTACATTTTCTTCTGCTCCTGAATAGCTGGAAGAGATGGTTCTGGTGTCCCGGTTATCCAGCCGGTCCACCATCAGCAATTTGAACAGGCTGTCGGCGACAAAGTCAACCTCAAAGATGGTGTCTTTGAAGGACAGCGGAATAACCGGGAACGCCATACTTCAATCCCCCTTAATCCTCGACAATCTGAATGGTTGCCGCGACGGTGTCGAGCTTCGTCTGAATATCCTGAAGGATATTGGCGGCGCCCATTTCCACGAAGTTGAGGAAAGCAAGGAGTTCGCCGTATTCCTCGGCAATATATGCCTTCTTATCCTCGACTTCGGGCAGAGTAACGGTCACCCAGCACTTGCCACTGTTCGTGGGCTGGGCATTGAAGCTGATGCTGCGAGCATTCATCTCGCCTTCGCCGGAAGCCAGACCAATCTTCAGCTTCTCAATCTCCATGTCACCTTCGGTGACCTTGTGGACGAGAGAGTCGGGCATGTACTTCTGCAGACGCTTCACGCCTTCAGGAGTCAGGGTGCTGATGACCTTCATGGTCGGACCATCAACACGGATCGTCGCGCCAGCGTTCTTCTCAACGACGGCGATCAGGGTATTGCCTTCTTCGGTTGCGCCAAGATCTGCAAGCGTGGTATCAAAGTCATCGACCGGGGTCTGGTTGAAGAACAGGCGACCAGGAGCATCATGCAGATACTGGCGGCGGAGGTCTTCAATGGTGCAGTTGGAGTCAACGAGGTACTGATTGCGCTTCATAGCGGTTCCGATAACGATGCTGATCATAGATTCTTTTCTCCTTTTCTTTCTGTCGATAAAATAAAATGTATCAATAACCCTTACGGATTATTTTCAGATTGCTGGTCCCACCAACGCTGGCGGTCGATCTCTTCTTCAAGAGCCTTACCAACCATTGAGTTGAGCGACGGGAACCCGGATTGTTCATATTTGACAATCCAAGTAGTATTGCCGCTTTTGAAAGGCAAGTAAATGGTCTTGGGTGATGACTCGCCCGGATCCCATTTCCAGTACTTTTCGAGGGCGTTTTGGTACGGAGCATACGGAGTAACATGGCTGTCCTCACAATGAAGCGCAGCCTCAGGTGTTTCATACACTTTCTGGCACCGATCACAGATATACTTGACCTCTTCTCTCAAGCGGCATCATTCCTTTCTTGTTCGTATTCGTCCTTTTCCTCGGCAATGTATAACATTGCGAGATACTCGTTTAGTGCTTGAGCTTCCCCAGGGAAATAAGCGATCTGCTCAGTATCCACTGGCCTGTTTCTCCTTTCATTTTTAAAAAGTCGTTTATTGCACACTTTTAATGCATACAAAAACGACTTTTATGTACTCCCGGCTGGATTCGAACCAGCGACCTACGGCTTATAAGGCCGGAGCTCTCACCACTGAGCTACGGGAGCATAGAAAAAGGCGTGCAGCCAACACACGCCTTCGGCTATTACTGTCAATCGCGGGAGGAAGCACGACCAACAGTGTCTGGAGGAACCCGGTCTTCGGACTTGCACCGACATTGCACTATGCGACCGAGATGCGGGCCTTTCGGCCCGGTGTTGCCACATTAGAAGGGCAGAGGATCGTCAGATGCCTCGTTTGCAGCAGGAGTAGCGGCAGGAGCGGCGTCAGAGCTGTTACCCTTTGCCGGGAACTCGAACTTTTCGATCTGGGCGACCAGAGTATAGCCTGTGGTACCATCCTTCTTTTCGTAGGTCTGAACTTCAGGAGAGTCTGTCTCGAAGGTCATCTTCATGCCCTTCTTGGCATACTTGGCGAGGACTTCAGCCTGCTTTCCCCATGCGGTAAAGCGGTAGTAAACAGGAACGTTCTCGCCCTTCTTGGTCTTGTTGATTGCGACGTCAACGTCAACGACGGACATTGCGCCCTTGGCGGTGTTCACATTGCTGAGCTTGGGATCACGAGTGAGATTACCAGTAACAAACATACTATTCATAATATTTCTCCTTTCAGCCTTTGGCTGTATCATAATTTATTATCAAACGGCAAGTCGCCGAATGATTCAAAAAGAAAAAGCGGTGCCAAAATCGGTCACCACAGTCTAGTCCCGCGAAGCGGGGCAGAGCCGAAGCCACAATCGCCAAGCGAAGCGTCGGCAAGTAACATAAAGCGGTCAAGCAGGCCGCACAGCATCGCCCCGCGAAGCGGGGCAAAGCAACATGTAACGCACTCACGCATCGAAGCGCAAGGCATCACACCACGGTCTAGGCCCACGAAGTGGGCCACGAACCACGAAAACGACCTAGTAGGCCGAAGCCGACCAAGCCAGAAAAGCACCGCGAAGCGGGCAAAGCAGGATGATCACGAAGCAGTCGAAGACATAATTCCAGCCATCAGCTGGAGATTGTGCAACTCATTATCATTGTATTCGACCCAGTCATCGGCGTAGTCGTTATAATACAGAATAACATTTGGTTTGATTTTTCTGACAAATTCGGGACTGAATCCCAGATTTGTCAGATAATTGACGACTTGTTTGGTTTCAGTCTCCGACATATTGCCGAAGTAAGCACAGTCAAAACCTTCGTCCATTTTACACAGTTTCAGTCTGTTGCCAAAAGTGTAAAACCGGACCTTATTCGCGATGACCTGAGTGTGCTTTGCTTCATAGCTGCGAGCAGCTTCGACGTTGTCGAATTCAAGACCATCAAAGGTCCTGTAGATGATCTCCATACTTTTGTTTCACTTCCTCTACGATTTTGTCTGCCCAGTCACTCATCGTGGTTGGGCCTTTGTAGATTCGCCAGCGCAAATCAAAATAGAGTATGGTTCCGGGCTGGACCATACTTTTTCCAAGTATAAGCCAGTCTTCTTCAGCGAATGGGTACCAGCGTATGTTTTTGAAGCCATTTTCTTCGAGCTCGTTATACAGATCATCCACGTTGCAGTGTTGCCCAATGACGATCATCGGGTACCAGTCTTCGGTAATGTCGCCTTCGCGACCATCATACGTGTAGACACAATAATGGTTCTCCATGCTGCCTCCTTACTCCGAGGGTTTATCCTTCAGCAGCTCATCTACTGTGACATTGAACCGTTCTGTATCGAGATTTGCGAGCATCCGGTCTACGGCTTCGTTGAGCCGATTATAGTGTTCGGTCAATTCGACGTACCGATTGACAAGATGCTGCAGCATGTCCTTTGCAGCAACATTGCGGCAATACCAAGCATGAGTATCGAATTTCATCGGGCACTGACCAGATTTGTCCGCAATGCAGATGATACCGTCGCCTTCAAACGTGAAAGTAACGTTATTGAGGTTGCTTTTGAGTTTAACCGAACCATCTTTGGTCACAGCGGATTCGCAGTCATATGGAAGCGAAGCCGGGGCATACATAAGAAGGTCAACGAGAGCGTAGTCACAAATTTTCATTTCGTTCATTTGGCGAACCTCTTTCATAGTATTATTTTCAGGTTTTCAACGAGCTGCGGATAAAGCGCAGTAAGTGTTGCGATAAGCGGTTCTTCAAGGCCCGGACCATAGCAAATGATGACGCATGAGCCTCGAACTTCGCGACCGCTTAGCCATGAGGCGTACACATTTACATCTTCATGCTGTTCCGAGCTTTTTGCGTAAAGACTGTAGCGTTTTGACGGGAGCAGTCTCATGGGTATGTGTGTATCATATTGCGTGATGCACGAAAGCGGCCCGGGTTCAATTTGCGGACCATTCGACAAGACGACCATTTGGCGGACCACCTTTCTGTCTTTTTAAGTTATCTAAATTAAATTAGTCTAAATATAATTAGTTTTAGGTTATTAATTACAATTAGGGTTACCCCAGAAATAGATACGATTATTATCATCAATACAGTAAGGGTTACCTACTCTATCTTTATAATAATAATATATATACAATTAGGGCTAACACTTAAAACTGTATACAATTATTATCATCAATAGAATTAGGGTAACCCACAGATACAATTAGGATAGTATATACTATTGCTCTATGACGGCTTTCTTTGTGCAACATGCGAAGCGGAGCGAGCGACGAGCTGGGCGAGAAGCGAGCGGGAGAAAGCGAAAATTGTGGATGAGAGAGTGAAGGAGTGAGTGAGATGGAGATCAGAAAACTGTCTTCCTCCCAATTTTACCAACACTTACTCATTTTATTCCCACTTTGAGCACATTATGAGTAACTCTTGAGTACATTTACTCAATTTGTGCTCAAATTGATTTGGTATATATATATTATATACATCCATTTTCGTATATACCCCATATTCGAGCTGAGTGTAAACGAAGTGGTACATATATAATATATACATCCATTTTCGTATTTATCCTATATTCCGACGAAGTGTAAACGAAGTTGCACATATATAATATATACATCCATTTTCGTATATATGATATATTTCGAACGGAGTGTAAACGAAGTTCTATATATATAATATATACATCCATTTTCGTATATATGATATATTGTGCAGCCTCGGTCAGGCGGAATCAGGAAAGCAGTCTTGGAATTCTATAATGAGCTCGAGGTCGGTCTTGCGGCGAAGCTTACGCTTCGCCTTCGGCGGTTCCATCGGAGCGATGAACGCTTTCCGAGGCGACCCCATCAGGTGCTCATCAAGAGAAGCAAGAATGCGAATCCTGTCCCAGTCGATCCAGATTGTGTCATCACGAAAGCAAAGCAGCCCGAATCGCGCGAGCTTCGCTCGCGCTCGCGCGATGTTGTTCTCCGCGATGCCAGTCTTGTCGTGGATGTACTTCGTGCTCGGCTTGAAGCCAGAGGCACAGTTGACATAGCAGAGCATAAGGCGCTGGGCCTCGTCTTTAATTCGAAGCTTACGCATGGCTTCGGTAATTAAATGATGGCGGGCTTCGCCCGCCGCGCCGTGGAAATTAAAATGCCGGACGCATGGCGTCCGTTTTGCATACATTTTCGTTTCCCTCCCTGTCATTCGTGTTACGCGACCAGGAATTTATATTCCATTATGTCGCGTTTAGAATGTGCCATCACATCTGGCACAGTCCTCTGCACCCGAGAATGGTCGAGCCGTCACGGATGGTCTCGCCTACGGTGTACAGATCGGAGCAGTTGCGACCGCTCTGCTTCGCCGCGTTGTACACAGGAAGCGAGACAACATAGGCTACGTGAGGGTCGTAGTCCGGCAGCCCTTCGACTGCGCCGTACTTGGTCGCGGTTAGCGGGATATTGCCGATGTGACCAATCACCTCAGTTTCAGTCTTGCAGCGAGCCAGTCCGACCTTCGGGATGGTAACAAATTCGCCGTCATCGAGTTCGACATTTACGTCGTGCGGACAAAGGCTGCCGAAAAGAATAGAGTTCTCCTCGACGTACTGCTGCACGGCGGCTTCGTTTTCAAAGCCGTACCAGTCCTGCATATCAGCCCAGTCACAACCAGTTCTGAGATACTTCAGGATCCAGACTGCCATATGGGTCTTGCCGATAGGTTGATAAAGTGTAATAGACATCAGTCATTCCTCCTTTTTGTGTGGACATACTACAAGGGGCCGGTTATTTGCCGACCCCCTGTCTGTATATTCACCGACCTTTCAAAATGGCAATCCTTCGTCCTCTCTGCCATACTTCCCGCTGTCAAGTTCGACTAGTCTTCTGCGAAACCAGAATGGTCTATACAGCGGGTCATAGGATTCAACATCCTGTCTGTGATGTCGGACCGACCACAATGTGTAAATACCAGTCGATCCGTAGTGCATATTCCAACCTTGTGCTTTCAGAACCGGTGTTGCGATTTCAACAGCGGTTATCAATGTCGTGATGTTCCAGGCGTGGCCCCAGAACGCCGACCTCAGAATTTCAATCGCGGTCTTGGTGTTCATTCATCGAACACCTCAATTACTTCGTCGTCTTCGATGGAATCTGTTTCCAGATCCCAAAAGATAACGAATACTTTGTCGCCGACATGCCTCCAGGCAACGTTGTCGACGGACCAAAGGTTCCCGTCTCTTGTCATGATGATGGTTTCATCCTGACACTTCTGCCAGACTATGCCGTGCTGTGCATACAGATCTGCGTGCGCTGCTACAGTTGCACAAAGAATGAGGATGGCTATAAAGGTACCAACAATCTTCTTGACCATTTCATTCTTACCTCCTCTCCATTTCAGCCTTTGCTTTTTCTTCCGTAATCACGCCGTCGCTGATCATCTGAGCCAGTTCTTCGGCAGTCGGGATTAGAGCACGACAGCTCCAGTATTCAGCAGCTGCTTTCTGCTCCGCCTCACTGTCAAAGTTGTCCCACGGTTCTTTCGTGCCGGGGTTACCTGTATAGGCGGTAGCAATGGTCAGGCGTCCATCGTTGTCAGTATCTTTGCACATAACGATGAATACATTGTTCGTGGGCTCCGCTTCTTTTGGGCTTATAACCATCGGGGTCTTTCCGGCACGGGTAGGGCGCTGCCACATAACGACAGTGTCGTTTTCGTTTACATGAACGCAGCGGTCAGTACCGACAGCTGTGTCAAATTCCACGTTGTAACGGCGAAAGGGTACGTTTTCAATACCTGCCATACCAAGTGCATCCTTGAGCAAAGCGATACCACAGTGAATGTGATTGTCTGGGATATCACTGCGCTCGTATACTTCCTGTCCATTGTAAACTCCGATCAGATGCTTTTTCATGTTTTCTTCCTCCAAATATTTTTTCGAGTGTCTAGCACTCTAGAAGGCCCGCCGCCCAGATGGGAGGTGGGCTATTTAGAATTCTAGGCATTAAGCCTCCAATGCCTCTCCTTCCAGAGGTTCTTCACTGGAGGCGATTGCAGCAGCTTCCTTCATAGCTTTCTGCTCATGCAATTCGTGATAAGCATCGGCTTTAGCCAGTTCCAGTGCAAGAGTGGACTTTTCAATTACGAGCTTGTCTTTCATGATCTTGAAATGCGTGAAGAATTTTGTGTAAATTTCGAACATCTCGTTGCCATAAAGAGCAAGTCGTTCAACGTCTGTTCTGCTGGCACTTCCGGCCTTGATTTCATCAGCCAGGAACTTGACATTTGTGCTCAGCTGGATTGTCATACCTCTTGCATTCACATGCTTTTCTGCGATTTCCTTGAGTGCAAGGAACGCGGCCTTGGTCTTACCCACGGTTGTGCCGGTGACCTTGTGCATGTTATCCTTCCCCGTCAGGAGAAAACAGGAGTATGATGCGCTTGCGTCTGTCCCTGTCACATAAATTCCTAAGTGCATTTCTCTGGTGTCCTGAGTCTGATTTACCTGCTGTGCCATTGTGATGGCCTCCTTCAATATTTTTTCTGAGCATGCGCTCAAGTATGCCCACCGGTTAGATGGGCATAGTTCAGCTCACGCTGTGCGAGTCCAAGCCAGCCTATAGGTTGGCTTTCGCTCCTCATCCATTTTCTTCAGGATTCTTGCTGTCCGATCCTTGCTGATTCTGGCACGTTCCTCATCGATTAAGGCGGCTGCAGCGGTCGGGTCTGCATAACCCTCCGCATTCGTCAGGATAGGATGGTACTGGAACTGAATCTGCTGATACATTGTTGTGTCCTCCTGTTTTTTTATATTCACACATTACATGTATGTTGCATTTACAAATTCGGTCAATAAACACGAACGGAGACTTTGTCACGTTCTCGCTTAGACCCCGGGATTTGAAATGCAAACACACACTGTATGTGTGTATTTCTTCACGGTCTAGGCCCACGAAGTGGGCCACGGCGTCCTTATACAACACACCATACATATCTGATGTGCTGTAGAAGAACGTCATCCATGTTGCAGCATGGATTAACGTCTTATGCTCGTCTGCAAACAAGCATGCCCTTGTAACTGCCTAGCCCGGGCTAACTAGGCAACCCCTTTGCATTCGGCGGTGGACACCGGCTACCGCGTCCGATAGCGCAACCCAAATGTCAGTGCGAAACATAAGTTTCGATCTTCCTAAGTTCATCACGGGCTCGTCGGAAGATCAGCGAGCTTGAGGTCCTCTCCCGGACCATGTTCACGGTCTAGGCCCACGTAGTGGGCCACCGCGCCTCAAGCAATCACCTACTGCATCGCAGCGATGTATTGCTATCACGGTCTAGGCCCACGTAGTGGGCCACGATGCCGGAGCGATGCACCCGCGCGACAACGCGCACCCACGGGAAAACGATGGCGCCGGAAAAGCGCACACCCACAACAAGGTGGATGCCGGGGTAACGCACCCGTGCGACAAGGTGCATAACACACATGGAGTGCACTCCATGCATATTCACGGTCTAGGCCCACGTAGTGGGCCAGCGAGCGAAGCGAGCAAAAATATGCCCCCGGGAAAAATGTGGGCCCGCCCCACTCGGCACAACTGCCGCCAGAAAACCTGGCAGCAGTAGGCCGCATAAAAAATAAAAAAAGAGAGAGGATCACTCCTCCCTCTTAGAATTTATCGAGCCCATTCGTCATACTCAATGTGAGCCCCGTCAATTTGCTTTGCGTGGATGTCCGCATCAACTGGGCTTTTTGTTGAATAGACGAGGCTATCATCACTATTGTATATGTAGTACATTATTTCACCTCCATTATAACGAAAGAGAGGGGATTGCTCCCCTCTCTCTTAGTCGTACAGCATTTCGTATGCGGTTTCGTCAACGAAGAACAGGTCTTCGCTGTCGAGGTCATCGGCACGCTGAGCGACCTCAGCAACCTCGATGAAGTCAAGGTCAGCCTTGCGCATACTTGCGTACACGCGGTCCGCCTTCTCAACACGGTCGAGCAGATCAGGCGCGAACACCTGAAGAGCGAACATGGCATAGCGTGCCTTCACTCTTGCGGCATTCTCCGGGTTCTCGTCGTGCTTGGCGAACCGGTTCTCGTGACCGATCTCGAATGCATCACGCAGGATCGTGTCAACGACGATCTGCCACTTGCGATCCTTGTCGGTGATGTCACCAAGATCCAGCTGACCAATGATTTTGCCGGTTTCAGGATCTTTGATACCAGGCTTGTAGGACCATGCCGTGTCATCGATCATGCTGTACAGCATCGACCTGGTTGCCTTGTAGACAAGGTCCTTGGTTTCCGCAGCAGCCATCTCAGTGGCAGCATTGGTTGCCTCAGAAGCGAAGCCGCGTTCGAGCTCTGCTAACATACGGAAACAGAACTGTGCAAAGCGGACCACACTAACAGGCTCACCATTGGCAATAGCCGTTGCTACATCGCGGTCTTCAGCGCTGTCCAGAGTATTCGCGTTAAAGCGGTTCGGGTTGATCTGGTGCAGCAGTCTGCTCCGAACGATACCGTTCTGGGCGTTCTTTGCGGCAACCATCTTCCCATCGACCATGATGGTCGCAGGCTCGATGTGGAGCTCGCTGAGGATGTTGAACTCAGGAGTCTCCTCGAACTTCGCCTTGGTGACAACGCCGTTGTTGTCTACGCGCATGCCAGCTTCCTGCATAACAGCCATAGCAATCGTGTCGATCGCGGCATTGCTCGGCTGAGCATAGCTATGCTTCAGGTACTTTGTTCCCTTCATGCTCATTCTTTCAACGGGCTTGCTCTTCGTCACGAAGCAGCAACCGGGCTCATGGTCACGGAACATCTGAGCCCACGGCTTGTAGGCGAAGACGTGTCCATTCACATACTCACCCTGAAGGTCGAGCAGCTTCAGTGCCACATCGAAGATGTGACGGCTCGGAGTACCCATAGCAGGCACGCCGGTCTTACACCAGTCGATGGTCAGGATTGCACCGACCTGGAACAGGTTTGCGAGCATACCCCAGCGATACGCCAGATCCATGTCACCGGTCTGATATGCATTGCTGCACATCGTCCATGCGAACATGGCGCTGTTGCTGAAGCGACCGACATAGTTGAACGCCATGCCATTGAACACGGCTTCGACCCTACCCTTGGTCATCCATTCAGCAGTGGCCTGTCTGGATTCGGCGCCGTCACCATGCTCGAAGATGACAGTCTTGTTCAGACCAAGCTTTCTGGCAACCTCTTCCATGCGCTCGAACATAGCAACCAACCAGTTGTTGGTGTATGCTGCTGCATGGTCGCCGTCACAGTCACCATCATTGTCGATGATCCACGGATCATGGATGTTCAGCATGATTATGTTGCCGCAAGTGTCGAACAGACCAATCTCACGGTTCCTCATAACTGTGCCATTCAGGCCATTGGACGGATAACGGACGAGGACCGCTTTCTTTCCGTCGCGCATACCGGGCGTGCTGAATTCGCCAGCTGCCAGCATACCGAGATTCGGCTTATCAGCAGATGCGCCAAGGAGCGCGATTTCAATCATGGCGGACACATCCTGCGCCTGGAAGAGTGTTGTCTCTTCAGTAGCGAAGTTTGCGCTTGCCAGAGTTGCGAGCTCGTCATACATCTTGACCAGCATCGCAGTCTTCACCTGCTTCTGCCCGATCAGCCAGGGCTTTGCACGGAACAGATACTCGAACTGAGTAACCGTATCCTCATCCTTGCCAAGTCCAGCCAGTCTGCGCAGAGCACCGTTGACTGTTGCCAGCTGCGCGGCTTTCTTACCGCTGCCTTCCATCAGCAGATGAGCATCGCTTGCACTCATGTTGAGCAGCTGCGACATCAACTGACGGCTGGTGTGACGATTTGTTTCCATTTCGTCCAGAGCATCTGCGTTGCTTACAACCCGCAGGCAGTCGAAGCCATCATATGTTTCTGCCAGCTTCTCAACGTTGGCAACATACTTAGCCCAGTTGGCTTCGCCATTTTCACCGCGGAACCACTTCTTGGCTTTCCAAGTAGTATCCGTAGTCAGGCAGCTACCTTCACGCCAGAGATGCATATTGCCATCGATATCTTCTACATAGATATCTTTTCCAGCCAGTTCTGCATATTCAGGCTTTGCTGCAATGATTTTATCAAGCAGCCCATACACGCCAACAGCGAACTCCTTCATACTGCCAGCCATTCTGCACTGACAAGGCTCGAAGCCCTCGATATTGACCAGTGTCATACCATCAAATGCATCAGCCTCAATTGTGGCATAACCCTTGGGATCGACAGTGATCGGGAGCGTGAAGTCACGCTTGCCATTCACAGTGTTTACGGTCACTGTAACGTCCGTACCCTTGCCGACAATGATAGCACCCTTGGTGAGCGGGATCTTGATCTTGATAGCCTTCATCATGATCATGTCGCGCATATGGATGCGACGGCGATGCTCCTTACCATTAGCATCGGTCCAAGTACGCTCCCAGATCTTGCTGGGAGTATTGAACAGAGCGGCGATCTTGTACTGCTCCTGCCCATTCGTTACAGGCAGTTCGTCAAGACCGAGCATGAAGGCAGCGTTGTGTGCCTTCTTTGCTTCGCTGTCAATCAGCATACCAACGCCCTTCTTCAGACCGCTGTTGCTGTAGCACCAGCTTTCGAAGTGGCGCTCATCGTTGCCGAAGGATACAGTGAATCCTTCTGTCTCGAAGCGCTCGATGTAGCCCTTCGCGAGGCGTTCGATGCGCTGCTCGCCGTCAAGCTCTTCACCGGTCTTGATGTCCAGCTTGCAAGGGAACAGGTCCTTTGCGTTCAGAACATTCAGTCTCTGCCACAGATTGTGGTCAATGATGACCAGCTTATCCTGCAGACCGCGATCGTTGATACCAACGATATCGCTCGTCAGGCTCTGGGCAAGAGTACGAGTCTCAAGCTCTTCAGCCCTCATGACCGGGAAGGCGATCTTCTTATCGAAGACCTCTTCGAGATAGGCAAGAGCACGGCATGCTTCTGCCTTGACACGGGCAGTGTACTCCTTGGAGCATTCGCCACTCTTAAGCGGCTTGCGCTTGCCATTTGCATCAAGCCCATGCAGTGCGTTGATAGCACGCAAGACGTCAGCCGAGAAGATGTTCTGAGGCTTGATCACCGCTGCGCGATAGCGCTTGAGCGCAACACGAGTGGTCTTCTCAACCTTCTCCTTCGGCTGATACGCCTTACCGGACTTAGCAGCACGGATCAGCGTCTGCATGGCTTCGTCGCCAATGTAATCCTTTGCGATGTTGCTAAGCATCTGACGGATTAGTGCAATATCGATCATTACAATGTTACGTTCATGAGCCCACAGATCGTACTTGGCCCAATCAGCGGCTTCCACAGCTTCGCCCATGCGGCGGTTGTATTCCTCGCGGCGCTGTGCAAGCGCAACGATGCGTTCGCCAAGATAGTTGATCTTGGACGGACTTGCCTTCTTTTCAGGCTTGGGCGGCATAGGCTTGCGCTCAGCACGAGCGGCTGCACGCTTTGCTTCGGCGGCCTTGTTGGTGGCCTTACGGGTTGCCTTCATCAGGCGAACCTTGGCCTTGTGAGCAGCGGCACGGTCGGCCTTCGCAGCCTGGTTGGATGCATCCTGCTTGGCAATGCTCTTTGCAAGAGCCGCCTTCTTGATGGTCTCGTGCTCGGCAGTAGCCTTGGCGATATTCTCCTTCGCCTTGGCAATGTCAGCCGCATTGTTTGCGGCTACGGCTGCATCGTATGCAACCTTAGATTCAGTGTTGTACAGGCAAACGGCGTGATTAGACAGATACTTCTTCATGATTATCCTCCTTATCATGAATGTCTTGCACACACCTCGCCTTTGTGTTATATTTAGCAAGGTGCTGTGTGCGTACTTGCTTGACTCGCGTAACGCACACTGTGCATTGTGTGGGCTCCACTGTTGGCGCAGTGGAGCTTTTGTTGCGCTCAGAATGCTTGAGCATGAGCCCGTGATAATGGGAACACTACACGGCTACACCCGATATACGGGGTCGGTGTACCCATTGCGGCTAAGCCGCCATAAAAATAAAAAAAGAGGGATGTTGAATTCCTCTCTTTTTATTACCGCAGGCTAGATTCAGATGAGCTGACATCAGTATCAATATACTGATGTGCCTTATTGATCATGACATACATGATATATATTTTGTTTGCCATGTATCCGGGCAAATGGTTCAAATCTGTAGAGTCCTCCTTAACGAGCACCACGCCGTCTGTTCCGCATGCATAGTTTTCGTTGTTACACATCTTTTTCATGATATTACCTCCTCGGCCCACGCAGATCAAGTCCACTATAGGGCGTATCATGATGGCACAGTTATTGCCATGCCATTAAAAAATAAAAGGGAAGCCGAAGCTTCCCATCAGACAATCATATAATTCCTCCTTTCCGGCATTGGGCCAGGTGCCGCAACCTGCTCTTTCGAGAACGCTGTGAGCTATACTCACACACCTATTTTAGGCATGTAATGTTTGTTATAGTTGTACAAGGCATACCATGATAGGGAACCGCATGGAGTACTATCCATGACTTACGGGAGTTTACGAAACGTCATATCCCGCTAACGTTACACGTTTGATCCGCGGTTGCGTGTTCCGCATAACTGAGCATACATTGATCACCTCCTTGTTCTGCTCACTTCGTTATTTTGAAATATTGCGCCATGTAAACACAGCTGTTTCTTGATGACTTATGATCCCAATGGCTTGGTTCTTTAGAACCCAAGTATGCTTTTAGTTTCTTGCTGAAAGAGTGAAAACTAACTTGCAGACGATGCCCATTGAGCTTGATATCAAAATACACCAGATATGAATTAATATGTTCATCTCTGGTAACAAAGTATCTGACATCAGGACTTTTGGTAGCATTGATACGATTCAACGCTTTTAGGATATATAGATCCTTAACGTTGTAACCGTGACTCTGTGCATTACGGTTTCTTGCATTGTCTGTTAATTTTAATGCAAGATCGTCAATGCCTTTGCCTGCATCGCTAGCCACTTGTGCCATGATGATTGTTTCTGCAATTGCTTTGTCCATAGTGTCACCTCCTTTGGACAGCGGTCCCATTTCGACGGCATGGATGCCGTGGCACACCGGCTTGTGCGCCATTAAAAAAAATAAAAGAGGAGCCGAAGCTCCTCTTATTAGTCAGACATCCTATACCTCTGCCATGTAGGCATGAGGATGTCATAATCGAAACGCGGATCGTTGTCCCGCTGCTCGATTTCACCAAGTGCCTCCAAGGCCGCATCCTCTGTTGGATACGGTCCGTAGATCTCCCTGCCGTCTGCCGGATCTACTGACATAACATAGTACTGCATAGTATACCTCCTTCTATGCATACCGCATACTCACATGCCTGTGCTCTCGTTTCGTGAGAGTGACGTCCATCGCGCAACCGATTCGCTTACGCCGTTACACGGTTGCTGAACATCCTGATCCTCAGGGGAGAGGAAACAGGATGTTCAATAGGATGATGATCGGCAATAGCACAAGGTTTAATGTGCATATTGCATCGATCCAGCGATCGTCCATGTCAACACCCCCTTTCTGTGGCATGGAGCCGCATAAAAATAAAAAAAAAGAGAGGGATGCTGAGTCCCTCTCTTTGTGTTTATTCGATGACAAGTTCCCACCCTTTCCATGCGATGAACCCATATGTCATCTTTTTGACCAATGACATATGGTGAGCTTCGAGAATAGCACCTACCGACCATGCTGCTTCGGTGCGATCCTCTTCAGGCAGAGTATCGATGTATTCGATAATCTGCTGACACGTCTGCTCGAGCTCGGTTCTATGTGCCTGAGCATCCGGCAGATCCCGATGGTACTCGTAGGCTGCGATGGCCATCGAGAGTGTACCAAAGATAGAAAATGAATTTGTAAACATGGTGTTTGCTCCTTTCTTAGCTGCGTGCCATTGCTGGTTCACGACTTACGCATGAAGCAAGGGGTCTACCCCCGGTTGGCAGACCGCGTTAAAAAAAATAAAAAAAGGGCCGAAGCCCGATTATATGTCTTGCATATAGCCGGACTTCGACCCTGTTTAATTAGCGCTGGAGGATGTCCTCAATGCAGCGCCTCCTAATAGCTTCGCAGAGGATCCTTTCTTCTCCCCTGTCCTGAGCTTTATAACTCAGGATAATGATCTCTGAGAGTGAGGGACCGCTCACGGCAACTCTGTTGATCAGAGTACCGAACTGGTTCCTCAGTTCAGCAAGGACCAGCCAGCCCTGATGTCCGTCGTTTCTGCTGCCGTCACGATAAGTAAATCCAACCTTCTTAGTATTGATCATAGTGTCCTCCTCGCCCTTATCGGGCTTTTTTTTATTTTTGTGTCCGTGCGTGGACCAGACGGGATCGTTTCGTGATTCCTTCCGTCAGCGGTGGCAATTCGCCGAAGCCGTTACATGCCACCAAGACCCCCGTGGGTTTACGCGCGGAAATCCACACGAACCCACAAAAGGCATATAACAGTTTCATCCTACCCGCATTCGCGTGGCACATTCTAAATGAGACATAATGGAATATATACAAAAACGAGGTGGTCTTTTTGTACACAACTGACAATCCCTTCGAATACGAATTCCTGATGCGGCAAGGTGTGCCTCTTGTGCAACATAAGGCCGGCCTTTTTTATTTCCGCAAAACCTCGGCGCTCTTCCTTGAGCTTTACAACTTCTTCAGTCGTATGGAGCAGCGCCTTGAATACGATGACATGGTTCGCCAAATCGATGCCAACTTCTAATGCTTCGCGCTCCCGTCTTCCGCTCACTACCCGACAATGCTTGCGAGGCAACCACACCGTTGATGCCAAGAACTTTTACAGCAACAAGGGGTGGGCCGATAATGGGGCGCTTGATGTGTGGTGCAAGGACTGTGTTGCGAAGCTCACAACACGGGACGAACTGCAGCGTTACTTTTGGGCGAACCATCGTGAGTGGTCCCCCCAAGCCTGGGATGCTTCCGTACGCAAAGCTCGGGAGCTTCTCGTATCGAACAAGACCTACCAGTCCGCTAACATCGAGCGCAGGCAAGCTCTCGTCGAGCGCTTCGCCGTGCACGAGATGATCGGCATTATGAACCGTGTCGCGTATTACCGTTACCATGATCCAGGCGCCGAAACTTACGAGGACGCAGTAGCCTCTGGCAAGTTTGATGTCAATGATGCTCCAGCCGAAGCTCGCCCAAGGACGAAGGTCTTTTCGGCAACCTTCAATGGTTCCTTCACCGAGGCGGACCTCGCATATCTCACGAAGTTCTACAACGACATGGGCGGTGACGATATTGAGGACGCGTTTGATCGCGACTCTGTCGTGAAGCTCGCGAAAGCTTCGCTCGCTGTTGATAAAGCACAGGACGACTACAATGCTGGGCGCTGTGACATCAACACTGTGAGCAACGCGATCTCTGCTCAGCAACTCCTCGCAAAGTCGCTGAACATCACTGCCGTGCAGAAAAAGGCGAAAGATACGACCCGCCGCACATCGTGGTCAGAGTGGTCGCGCTCTCTCGTTGAGAAAGAGATTTATGCTCCGAAGGTCACCTGGCCCAAGGACGACATTGATATGGTCCTCGACCAATACCAGCATGTTGTTGCCGCTATTAAAGGCGGTGAAGAATGATGGTCGCAAAAGATGCTCTTTCTCTGGCAACCTTCAAAGATGACACTCCGCTGACCGAGCAGGAGAAGCTCGAGCTCATCCAGCTCGACTACTTTCGGTCGCATCTTGATGTCTTCATCGAGTATGCTTTCCGAAAGATTAAGCTTCACCCAATTCAGAAAACCTTAGCCCGTGCTATTGGCAACAACTGGGATGTGAAGATCTGCTTCAGCCGTGGTGCTGGCAAAACGTGGATCGTTGCCGTATCAGCTTTTGCTCTTTGCTGTCTCTACCCGGGGACCGTTGTTCGCATTGTCAGTAAGAACGTTGACAAAGCGAACGAGACTTTGAATAAGATCGCAAAGCTCGCCGAGGTCGACCCTGATTTCGCGAATGAAATCGAAAAGTCTGGTCGCTCTCTCGTCCATATAGACAAGGACGGCGGCTGGGTGACACTGAAGAATGGTTCGGTCTTTGAAGCTTCGGCAATCATGAGCATGCGGTCGCACCGTGCGAAGATCATCATCCGTGACGAAGAGGTCGAGCTCGACCAAGAGCTCGTTCGCCCTATCGTCATGCCTGTGCTGAACTACACACGCGAGATCGCGACCATGAATGGCATCGAAGATTTCAACTCAAAGTCGATCAGCATCACTTCATGCTGTGAGCAGAGCAATGGTTTCTTCAATGAGTTCATGAAAACGTATGATGGTTTCTGTGCTTTCAAACCCGGCAAGTTTGCTTGCTGTCTTGACTGGCGCTGTGCTGTTGATAACAAGATCAACACCGAAGCGTACTTTGATGAAGCTCGCGAGGCTTATCCGCAACAGCAGTTCGACCAGGAGTTTGGTTCGATCTTTCTCAGTGCTGTTGATAACACTGTGCTGCCTTATGCTCTGACGGACCCGTGCCGTACATTGCAGAATGTAGAGCTGGCGCAGGCGAAGAACTCAAAGTCGCGCTACGTCATTGGGCTCGACATTGCAACATCGCAAGCGAAGAACGCCGATAACTCTGTCATCGCCGTGATCAAGTTCAGAGAGTTGCAGAATGGGCGCTTCGCTCGAAAGCTCGTTTACTTGCAGACCTTTCATGGTGAAGGCTTGGACGTGCTCGCGAAAAGGGTTCAGGAGCTCTACCACATCAACTTCCCGAATACCGAGAAGATCGTATATGACGCGAGAGGTGTCGGTGACGCCTTTGCTCTTTTCTGCAACAATGAATTCGTTGACCTTACGAATGGTCGCGAATATCCCCCGCTCGTCGTTGATGACGAACCAAACTACAATGATTCGGCAATAGCTGCTCTGCATCCGTTCCGAGCTGTGCTCTCGCTGAACCAGCGTCTTTACTCGAACCTTCTCTATGCTCTCGACAAAAAGCTCATCGAGCTACCGGTCAACTCGCGCTCCCTTACGAATGGGCTCGAGGGGTTGCACAAGATCCCCATCGAGGAGCGGTTGGTCTACACAGAAGCTGATGAGCTGCAGCGTGAGATGTCGCACATCGTCCGCAAGGAAGGTCCGCGAGGTGTCACGTATGACACACCGTCGAACCGCTTCCATAAGGACCGCTACTCAGCTGTCGCAATGGCGAACGATTACATCTCAGAGCTTGAGAAGGAAAACCTCAAGTATACAAACATAACCCCGTGCTATGGGGTCGTCTCAAACTTTTAAAGAAAGGGGTCGATGTCAATGGGCTTATACCAGATGATCTTTGGCGAAGCTCAGGTGCCTGTTGAGCCCGGACCACAACCCGACCTCAAAGCGGGGTCCGGCGGCGACAAGCAGCTTCAGGCTTTTGAAAACGATGACTACTTCAATCGGTCGGGCGGTATCAAGAATTACGATTATCACCTGATCCTCATGCATAAGCAGCGGTGTATTCAGCAACTCTTCGAGCTCGCTTATTACTATGCTGATGCTGATCCGATTGTGCATGGCATCATCTACCACATTTACGTACCCTACATGCTGAGCTCGCCTTGGCAGCTCCGAGGTCCGACAAAGACGAACAAGATCTACGAAGCGTATTACGACAAGATCCATCTTGCCGACCGCTTGCAGGATATTGCTGTCGAGCTCGCGACCTACAATAATGTTGTTGTATATTTCCTGCATGGTGTGCCGATCACAATGCCGCTGAGCCGGTGTCGCATTGCTGGTCTTCGCGTAAACGGCGAACCCCTTGTTGAGTTCGACTGCTTGGCGTTGCTCGATGATTATCGCAACCAGGGCTTCAATGTACACAAAGGCTGGATCGATGACTGCAACCCTGAGATCCGAAAGCTCGCCTATCCGGAAGAGGTTATCGATGCGCTCAATGAGTGCAAAGAGTGGGTGCAGCTGAACCCCAAGTATTGCTTTGTGCCGCAAGGTCCGAAGCATGGATGGACGAAGTGGGCTGTGCCGTGGATCTCCTCCGCACTGCTCGCACTGCAGCAGAAGGAGATCATCCGCAAGTATGAGAGGGCGATCCTCAACCTTGGCATTCATAGCTTTGTGCATACGCAGTATGGCGGCACAACAAAAGAGCGCGATATCATTCCTGATAACACCGCGCTTACAAGTATTCATGGGCTTTTTAAAAAGGCGATGTCTGGTTTCCCGCTTGTGACGACCAGCCATCTTGCAAAAGCTTACGTCGTCCAGCCTGATATGGACGACCTTTTTCAATGGGACAAATACAAGCAAGTCAATAATGACATCTTCTCCGCTGGCGGCATCTCTGGTGTTCTGGCAACCGGTGTCTCTGCTGATGGTGCAACCTTTGCTTCGGCACAGGTGAGCATGCAGACAGCCGAAGCTCGGATCGAAGCATACCGAAGACTGCTTTGCGGAGTGATGAATAAACTCAATGTCTGCATCAAAGAGGAGCTCGCCAAGTCCCACATTTACAATGTGAAAGAGGTGCCGATCTTTACTTTTATGCCGCTCGAGATGTCTGGGCGCAAAGCAATGCGCGAAGCTTGTGCAACCCTTTGGAAAGAAGGGCTCGTATCTACGGATACGTTTATGCACCTTGAAGGCTACGACATGGAGCGTGAAGCTGAAAAGCGGAAGCTCGAGCTCGCAAGCGGTGTTGATGATGTTCTTACTCCTCGTGTAACGAATGTACAGCAGACAACTGATTCGGGCAACAGCGGTGGTCGGCCCGAAGTCGATGACGATGAACGTCATTCTGATCCAGAAGCCTCTGATCGAGGGGCTCAGCCCAAACCTTCAACATCGACCGCGTAAGCGGTAATGTATAACATAACTTGTATTGATCGTTGTCTCCTACCGGCGACCAAGGCAAGTTAAAATGAGGGATGCTCAATGAAACATACTTTTATAGCATCTGCCTCAGAGTTGCAAACCTCTCCCCTGTTTTTGCAGATTGTGACTCCGCTGTTCCTCGCAGATGTGCCGAATTTAAATAACGTCGCATGCTCCGAAGGCTTCGTGGATGACATTGTTGCGAATCAGGAAAGGTACTTTGGTATTCCGCTGGTCGTAGATATTAAGAATCTTACGGCTGGTCTGCGTGATCGACTTGGTCACATGTTTAATCCCATCACGGGAACGTATGGTACGACATGCATTGGCAGCTTTCAAGGTTTCGAAAAGCGAGAGCTTGATGGCGGCAAGACTGCATTGGTCGGCTATGCTCGTGTGTGGAAGCGGAACGCTGCAGTGTGCCGGATATTAAGCGAGATGTTCGCTGATGGTAAGCTGCAATTCAGCTTTGAGATCAACGCTGGTACTCAGGAGAAATCCGAAGACGGGACGATTGTGATCAATGCTGATGAAAACAATTACCTTGAAGGGATGTGCGTCGTATCCCTACCGGCATGCCCGGAGGCGGTCGCAGAACAACTCGTGGCAGAGCTGATTCCGAAAGATGGTGATACTATGGACAAGGAAAACGAACAGGTTGTTGCCGAACCCGAAGTACAGGCCGAGGTCGAACAGACCGAAAACACTGAGCCCGAAGTGGCCGAGACTGAGGTTCAGGCAGAGGCATCTGAAGCAGAGAATGCCGAAGTGCATGTGACTGAAACCCATGTCGAGGTTGACGAGATCGAAACCCACGACTGGGACAATGATGAGCACGGTCATGAACGGATCGTGCATGAAGTTTCCGTAACTCATATGGCTGAGCAGGAAGCCGAACCGGAGTCCGAGCCCGAGCAGAGCCGGACCGAAGTTATGGTCGCCCAGCTGCTTGAACGTATGGATGCTATGGCAAAGCAGATTGCCGAGCTTACTGAGTCTATACATCGCGATACCACCGATGAAGTTGTCGCGGAGATTCAGGAAAGTAATATTGGGGAACAGGAGACGCAGCTGACAGCTGAAATGAATGTGGCTGCGAAGCCCGAGTATTCTCTTCTCCTCGAACCCGAAGAAACGATTACGCAGTATACACTGCTGTAAAGAATGAATTGGAGTGATTGCTATGGCAGGCTTTATGTCTGGGCATACCAATTATCGTTATGATGGCACTTACCGCAATGGTACTGGTGCTCCCCTGTATAATGGTATGCTTGTTGCACTTGCTGCTGATGGCGAGTCTTGGAAGTTTGTTCTTCCTGAAGCCAATAAGGGCAAGTTTAATGTTGTTCGCCGTCGTGATGTTTACGAAGGCACACCCGGTATCGAAGTAGAAGTCATGGAAGATGACAACCTCTTCTTCGTAGAAAATCTTATTCTTATCAATGACAGCAATGAAGAGTGGGATGGTTCCAAGTACTCCGTTCCCGACGGTGCTCTGGTCCGCGCTCACATGCTTCGCCCCGGTGAATATTTCGTCACCGACGAGCTTGCTGCTGATCCTGAAACCTACCTGGTCGGCACGACCGTGAAGTCTGCTGCGACCGGTAAGGTTACCGCGTAATGGGAGGTGAATGAATATGGCTGAAATTGTTGTGAAACCCACTTCCCAGTTTATTAAGGTTCTCGCTGCCCAGAGCCGTGGTGAACGTCTCGACTCCAAGGTCGTCGCTGAGGCGAACCAGATCGTGACCGATCTTGTCAAAGACCTCAGTCCCCAGAACCGTCACATGTTTGCGCAGACCATTGGTTTCGCTGTGAACGAGCTCCAGCAGAATTCTCTTGATTTCCTGAACCAGCTCGCCGAGCAGAAGAATATTGAGTATGGCGCAAAGGCTGCTTTCGATATCCAGACCCGTGGTATCATGGCGCAGATTCAGGCCAAGGGCTCTACCCCTGTCCGTAGTTATGTGACCGACCGCAGGATCTCTGTGGATACATTTGAAATCTCTGCACGTCCGGCTATCCAGATCAACGACCTGCTGACTGGTCGCGTTCAGATGTCTCGTCTTATCAGCGAAGCTAACGAAGCCATCACGCTTGAGAAGGTTCGCTATGTGGAGAGCGTGCTGCATGCCGCTATCTCCAACTTCCAGACCCCGTTCTATGGCACTGGTACTGGCGTTGTTGGTCCGACCCTCGACTCTATGCTGGACTACTTCTCTGACTTTGGCCCGGTGACCATCCTTGGTTCCGCTTCTGCTCTCCGTCAGGTGAGTCAGCTGGCTGGCGCTATGCTCGACCCGACCACAAACCATTTCTCTGACAACATGATTGACACTGTGAATGCTAATGGTCACCTCGGCGTGTACAATACTGCCGACCTCGTCAAGCTGACGAACGCCTACTATCCCGGCACGACCAAGCGCATCCTTGATCCGAACTGGCTGTACATCGTTCCCGGTGGTTACACTGGTGATGCTCGCAACCTGAAGATCGTCAATGAAGGCGCTGTCCGTGCTTACGAACGTCAGGATCCCGATGACGAGTCCCTCGAAGTTACTCTCCGTCTGTGGTTCGGCGCCTCCTTCGTCACGATGGACCGCCTGCCCAACATTGGTGCGTATCTTATCGGTTAACTCCTCTCTCTTCGCTCCCGGCTACGGTCGGGGGCATTTTGCTGGTGTAGCTCAGAAGGCAAGAGCGGCTGACTTGTAAACAGCAGGCCGTGGGTTCGATCCCTACCATCAGCTCTCCTCGGCTTAGCCGGGGCTTTCCGACAGAGCCACATACGCCTCTCGTGATCGTGCGAAGCGCACCACATGTGGACTTTATAAGAGGTTCGAAATCCTTGGACCTCGTATAGACGAAGCCGTAGCTGGTCCCTACCCTACTTCGTCTTAGCTCAGAGGTTGCACGATGTTGCACAAATGGTCCGACCAATCATCTTGTGCAACAACTCATAGCCGGTGAACAAGCAATAAAAGTTGCCAAGACAATAAAGACCCCGTACATGGAACACCCGGAGGACGAACTCCGTTATCAACGTTGTGACCTCCATAGGGGCTTCGCGTGATTGAAACTGCACGCCCGGCATTTTATTTAAGAGAAGAGAAAGGAGTGCGCTGTATGGATCGCACAAAAACTTACCGAGTTTATAACCATTGTAAATATGCTATCGGGGTCGTCCGACCGAATGGTCACTCTCTGAGTATTGATCCCGTTACTCCCGATAATCCCGAAGGTGGCTTCCAGCTGCTGACCGGGGATGAAATTTTGTTTATTGAGAACCGCTGCAAGATCAACAAGTTCTTCGCAAAGAAGATGCTCGTTGCCTACGATGAGAATGGTGTCGAGGTTCCGCTCGAATCTTTCCATATCGTACCGAGGCAGAAGGATGTTGCTCATCTCGATGACGCGACCATTACTGAAGCTCTGAAGCAGAGCCAGAAGAAGTTCGAAGCTTGGCTCGAACCGATCACTGATCCGGCTGAGCTTGATGCAATCTATCTCGTTGCTCGCGAAACGGACAGCCTGACAAAGGGCAAGCTCGACGTTCTCAAGAACAAGATCCCGAATAAAGATTGGAACTAATATGAAATGGTGACACTCGATGACGGTCATTACTAAAAACTTTTATATATAGCAATTTTAATAAAATCATATATAGAGAGTTTACGAAACGACCAGCATCGACTGTCACCATTATTACAAAGAAAGGATGAGGCCAATGACTTCTGTTACAGATTTGGCTGCTGAGCTCGCGAACCGTGTGTATCTGCAGAGATCAGAAAAGGAATTTACCTCTGAGGAATATATCCAGCTGATCGAGAACGCGATCGCCAGACTGTATGTTGACACTGGTCGCGCCCTTCAGTTTGACAAGCTTTCCTTCGAAGACACTGGTGATGCGATTTATTTCTCAGAAGATCTGAAGATTGATGAGAAAGAATACGTGCTTTTGATTGCCGAGAAATCTTTCCTTCAGATCATTCAGAAGGATGTAAACATCATCACTTCTTACACTACGAATGCACTGTCAGTGACAGGTGCTGACAAACCGTATGCTCACCTTGCTGACTCGATTGATAAGCTTGAGTGGCAGAGGCGCGAACTCCTGTATCGAATGATCCGATATATGGTCGGCGTTTCCTGTTGATGGGGGTGTGACTTATGGCAACACCTTATATTGCGAAGCCGAGTCGCACTCGCTTCTTCAAACCACCTACACTGCAGGCAGATTTCGATAGGTTCTTGGATGGCGATCTTCCGAATCAAGTGATGGACTTCGAGCTTATACCTGACTGGTACGCAAGGTCCGAACCAGATTATGAGCCTAAGATCATTCGTGGTGAATTTTATCCTGACAGCACCAAGTCAAGGTACGAGAACACAGACTCTGCAATGAATATTCGCTGTAGCGTTACATCTGGTATTAAGAAGGGTGACATGGTCATCCCGAGCAATACCGGGATCCCGTATATTCTTGACTGGGAGATCCATCTTGAGAGCAACAATGCTCCGAGCCGAGCTCTTCGGTGCAACTTTTATCTTACGATCAAGCGGTACTCCAAAGGTAAAACAGACTCTCGAGGCATCAGGACGACTGCTCCCGGCTTCGAAACTGTTGTCGATGCTCTGCCTGTTAACGGTTACCGTTATGATGGTCGGCGCCAGTACTCTGCTGCAAGCGGTACGCCCGGTGTAACACCGAACGCTTCGACGCTTGTAACTGTGCAGTACAACGACCAAACAAAGAATATTCATGTGAACGACGAATTCCAGTGGGGTGACGAAACCTATCAGATCGTTGATGTCAACCGGTCTGGTCTGAATCTGGAGCAGACAAGCGGTACACTCGTGCTGTGGTGTAACGAAAAGGCAGGCGGTCTTGACTATGCAACTTGAGGAAATGTTCAAGGCTAAGATCAAAGACTACCTGACAAGTGTCGCATATGAAATAAAAGCAGCGATTGAATACGAGTTCTCTGTTGAGTACGGCGAGGTTCACATCGGCGACCCCGTAGTCACAGAGGACTCCATTTCTTTTGACTTGAGCGGGCTCTCCGATTATGAGAAAGAGCTGCTCAACGATATCTATTATGAAAACGCTAAGAAACGCAGACAGAAAGGCGGTGGTGAGAATGCTGTATGAACAATGGGATGACGACTGGCTCGACATTGTACGAGATGTTATTTTCCCGGATGAAAAGCTGAAGGAGTACATGTGTGTTCCCGAGGGCACGACCATCCTTGACTTTATCGAAAACTACTTTATTCCTGCTGGTTCGACCACATCAGAACTTCTTACCAACGAGGATACTCGTGTTGTATACGGGTTCTTTTCTGGCAACCCCACTAACATTCCGAACGCTCATGAGATGACGCTTAGCTTCGACATCTATGTGCGCAAGGAGCGACTGTACGATGTGGATGAGGTCGATGCTCTTGTTGCTCGAACACAGCGGATTGCTCGAAGGCTGAACCAACTTTTGTACCTTGAGCCGCGTGAGCACAGCAATGGTTTCGTTGGTGTGTTCCGCTTCTATGATCCGAGAGAAACAACGATGGGCACTCGTACCGTGGGCTATGACAGATATAACTACAGTCTGACATATCAGCGTTATTACTAAGTATATTAATGTGCGTTTGTAGGAGGACGTGCAGAGATATAAATAAAATGAAAAGATGTGTTGCGTTATGGCAAGTACGTATGTACCTTCTCTCAGAGGCTACATCGCTGATGTGCCTCAGTTTTTCTTCAAACGTGCTGATAACCGTGTCTTTGTCAACAAGCACGTGACTCAGTGCTCCCTGACTCCTCAGATCGACTTCCAGGAAGTTCGTGCTGGTTGGTCCAGCTATGCTGCGGCTTATCTGCCCGGACAGGCTACGATGGATGTTCAGCTGACTCTTGGTCAGTTCGATGCTGAGATCTTTGCTATGGCTAATGCCGAAGACTTCAAGAAAGAAGCAAACTTCGAACATTACATCATGGAACATCACAAGCCGGATGCTACTTCCCATAAGGTTGTCCTCGACAACGTTCCCGTTGCTGGCAGCATTTATATCAATGGTCTGGAAGAAGCAACCGGTGATACTCCCACTGCTGGTTCCGATGAAGCCAAGGGTACCTATGTTGTGAACGCTGAAACCAAGGAGATCACTTTCGCTGACGATGTGGTCGAAGATCTGGAAATCAGCTACAAGACCGTTGATGAAGCCCAGATGGTTGACATCACGAACAACAAGGTTGCTTGCGGCGAAACCGTTCTCAAATGGCCTGTCTATGGCGATAACAAGGACTGCACCGAAAACGGTATCATCAAGTATGTTGTGGTCCGTATCTTCAAGACCCGTGTTACCACACTGCCCGGTTTCGACACCAGCTATAAGTCTCCTGCTACCTTCCCGCTGACTCTGTCCACCATGGATCCTGAGCGCAACGACGAAGTTGTGTGGCAGATGGGTATCATTGATAACGTAAAAAACTAAGGCCAACACCTCCGCCAACTCCCCCTTCTCCGTCTAGCGGAGGTGTTTACAACAATAGTTTCTACGATACCGATGTATACGGTTAAGCTCAACGAGGGCTGCTGCGTTAAAGCGGCAGCCCTTTATTTTTACGAAGAGAGAGTGATCCTATGCCGAGGACAAAACTACCGACAGCAACTCTCCCCGAGGCGCCAGAGCTGCCAACGGAAGAGGTCGAGGCTGTCGAAGCATTGCCAGCAGAAGACATTGAGAAGAAAGACCTTCCGCCTGAATACAATGTTGATAACAGTATTACGATTGATGGCGAGCGCATAGAGATCAAGGCGACCAAGCTCCAGTATCAGAGGAGTGGTGTCGCTGGTTTTTATAAGGTCCTGAAGTCGATGCCTCTCATTTATATTTTCCAGCTTCCAGACGATTACTTCGATGCGAAGCGGACTCCCACAAAGTGCCTGATGGACTGGGTGTCAGCCGTTGTTGATGATCCGGCTTTCACCAAGAAGCACTTTGACAATATGACTTCGGAAGATATTTATCGGCTGCTGGATATCTTCCTCCGCCTCAACAAGATCGATGAGATGGAGGAGCAAGTAAAAAACCGGTTGGCGGCAACGACGACGGATTAAGCCTTGAAGAGGCTGTTGCCGTTGTCGCCGTGCATTTACACCAAACCAGCGAAGATGAAATTAATAACATGAGCATACCTTTCTTCAAGGAAGTGCTCAAGGCTCTTGGCAAGAGCTTGAATTACACAGCTGTTGTCAATCTTTATGGCAACGCTTTCGCAAAAGATGCGGGCAAAGCAATCGAACAAGCGAACCCTCTGCACAAAGAAGTTGCATATGGTGCTGGGCTTGCGAACTTGCTCGCCGATTCCAAGAATTTCACCCCAGCAAGTAAGATGAAAGATATTGACTGGGCTATGTAAAGGAGCGATGTACTATGACTGATCCCTATATTCTGTATTCAAGAATGCAGACCAACTACCGTAAATATAAACAGGGTGGCGCTGGCGCGAACTACGCATACAGATGCGCAATCTCTGCTGCTCTCGAACTCCTCGAGCAGGATGGTCCGAATCCCTTCACTCCGCAGCAGCCCGCGCCGACCAAGATTCAGGGTGTTGTAACAAAGAAGGGGGCGAAGCGCAATGACGAGGAAAGCAGAAGTATTGAATGGGCTAATTGACACTTGTATCGAGCAGGCTCCGAGCGGTGTGTGGTACGTCACGCCGATGTGGCGCGACTCCCCCATCCTGTATGGTTATGATGGTGACTATGCCGAGCTGCTCGAAGTGCTGAAGCTTACTGTCGATAAGAAGAATGCTATCGATAATCAGGTGAACCCTATTCTCCAGTGGCTGTATAAGCTGATGACCGAAACGGTCGACCCCACTCTTGATGAATTCGAAACGGACCTCATGCATGGTGCGCTCGAATATCTCAACGGCAAGAAGAATGAAGGCTGGGACTTCGCTAAGAAGTGATCGCAATTTGCTAGGGGCATTCGTGTCCTTAGCAAGCTTGCCCGAGTGGTGGAATAGGCAGACACAGCGGACTTAAAATCCGTACAACTACGAGTTCAAGTCTCGTCTTGGGCATTTAATTATTTTTGGAGGTGTTGCGCATGAAACATGACCGCGCTTATAAACGTAGGATGACTAGGTTGAAGAATAAACGCCGCAAGGAAATGTGTGAATACATTCCGTTCTGGCGCAACATATGGTTCGATAAAGATAAACAGAGGGCCGTCGCAACAAGCGCTTGGCATGTGCGCAAGAAGTTTGTGAAAACGCATGCTTCGCGTGCTCATCGGCGCGACCCTGTTGAGCAGACCAAAGGTTGTGCATACAAGAAAGTGTACAACGTTCGGAATCAGATCTGCTGAGTTTGTGAAAGGAGTGAATTGATGTGGCTGATGTATTATCAATGACAATACAACTTGATGGATATCAAGATCTTATTGCGGCAGCTGATGCTGGCGAAAAATTAAATCAGTCTTTGGAAAATATAGAGAGAACAGCGAGCAGAGGACCAACAATTTTTAATAATTACACACGGCATTTACGCACAGAAGTTCAGGATGCCGTTGATTTGATGGACTCCGCTAAAGAGAAATTAACAGATCCAGATACTAAAATGAATTCATATACATCTGAGCTTCGTACTGGTGAATATGAATTTGGCGCTAAGACAATGACTGCTATTTCACACGATTTGTCTAAGCTGCAAGCTCTTTCTAAAACACTGAATGGGTTCCACTTTAGTGAGTCTGACATCCATCATATTGAAAAGCAGCTTCCAGCTTTGAACAGACTTATTCGGTCAGTTGGCAACACGTTCGGAGATAACACAAGTCGAATTACTTCTTTATCTCCTGATAAATATATACGCTCAGCTGTTATGGCAACCGAAGAATATCAAGGTATTTTGGAAAGCATGTCGAGCTTGGCTTTCTTTCAGACAAAGACAGCAAAAGGCAAACAGCGCAAAATACCCAAAGGTCAAAACTTAGATAATTTTATGGAGTCACTTGTCGATTACAGCATTGTGAATGTTTTGGATGCTGTGCAACGATATGACTACATGCAACATTTCAAAGGTATGAAGCATAGTCATATTGGCTCTTTTGAGAGTTATGAGGATATGCTTCCGAAAGCTTTCAAGAAAGCTCGCACTGGTCTTACACAAGTGTCCAATGCAGACTTTGCTTCATTACTTACAAACAATGACTTTCTTACCAGAAGACAGAAAAAGAGTCTTGGAGATGTAATTCAAGAAAATACTTATATGGCTCAGGCTGCAGAACTTGCTGGCATTGCATCAAGATCAAAAGGCACTTTGAGTGTTAATAGGCACGTGACAAGACAGCAAGTTAATGCTGCTGCCGGTTATTTGTATCAGATGATCGAAAACGGCGCTCGTGGCATGCCGATGTATGGTATCAAAGATGTAAATAATCCTGACGACTTTGAACGCATCTTGAATAAAAACAATAAATTGCTGAACGGTTCTATGAGTGCTGCCAGATTCCTGTCGGATCATTTTGATTGGCTTACTCCCCTTCTGTATGGTTCATCACAAATCAATGATTTAAACACACAAGTTGTATCTCAGATGCGCACAAAAGCGCAAGCAAAGAATCCCAAGGTGGATCTTAATAGAATTAATAACAGCACGAGGCAATTAGGCAACATTCATTTTGATGCGACTCCTAATGCTTATCAGGTTACTCATTATTCATTAGACGATATTGCACAGCACAGAAGTTGGCAGAGCGGAGATCCTTATAGTGAGACTGATCGAGCACACAAGATGGTTGTCAATGGCAGTATGGGGTTGGACAAAATAATGAGAACTGCAGAGGGTGGTCGAGTACTCCCTCACAATTCTGCTCTTGATTATGTCTTTTATATTGATTTGGATCCGCGTTTGATCGACGAATCTACTCCGCAGGATGTACGCGATAATCTTATGCGTCAAGTTGGCGAACTGTACACAAAAGGAACGTCAGTTAAAATTGGCGGTCAAAAAACAAAGTTCAAAGCAACCAGAATTAATCCGAAGTCCCTTGGCATTGAAATGGTTCGCGCTGACATAGTTGATAACATTGAAAATAAACAAGGTTTGAAAAATTTCTTTACTGGTGGCATTACTCCAAGAGTTTTCGATAACAGCCAAGACTTTGCCAAGTTCATGGAGTACAGTTCCAAGATCGCTACAGAAGGTGTAGATATACGACAACTGTATGGTAAAGATGCTTTGCCTGACAAAGACAAAATTGTTATCGTTGATATGGCAGCATACACTGGTGCGAACGATAAAACAAAAGTTCCAGGATTGAACGGTGCTAGTTATATCAGTAGCGGGTTGACTGGTGGCAACGCATTTCAGGCTCGTATGTTTGGCTACAAAGGTGTTCTGAACTCTGTCAATATGGGTAATGTTGTTGAAGCTTTTACCGGCAACAAGAATGGTGAAATCGTAGTTCCTGGCTATGGCGGCACATTGCAAAAGATTACAAAGGACACCCAGATGGTCATCAATATGGAAGACTTAAAGGGTGCTGGATTAAGGTTCGGCAAAAATGCTTCTTATGATGAGATCCAAAAAATTATTGCACAGAACATTGCCGACAATAGTATCTATGTTAATAGAACTGCAAATCAAGCTGGGCGTACACATTTAACATGGATTCCTGCACAGCTTGCTCAGACACTTGATATTGATGCGAACCAAGCCGATGTGTTTCAAAAAACATTCTGGGATATATTCAGAAGTGTTGGTACGCCAACAGGTGCGGCGAAATATATTTTCGCTGATGACAGTGCCCTCTCAACCAGCCTGCTTTCAGAAGGCGGTGCCGCTCTATTAAATAAGAAACCTTACAAGAATCGTATTGAAGCATTTAGAACTCATATGATTGAACGTATGAGTCGAGGCGATCTTCCTATGCCTGAGGGAGTACAGGCGCATCGTGGCATGCTGGCTCCTTGGGCAATCAATGTATTCTCAGATGCTATCAATGAAATGTATAAAAGAGGGCAAATCGGTGCCGACCAAGTTCCGCGGAATATGTGGGATGGAGGCTGGGTACCGGAAGCTGGCCCGATTACTAACGGAAAAGCAAGGCGTTTTATCGATAAAAAGACTGGGCAAGTTATAGAAGATCTGTTGCCGAAGGATGCCAATGGGCAAGAATTAAGCTCGGCAGATATTGCCAGATTACGTATAGGCGAGAACGATGCTGTGTTCTCTAAGAGTATGGCTACACTGTTGGGTATTAGCCGTTTCCCGGCACAGATCCAATCAGCACAAAAAATAAATAACAGAGCTAATGATAAGGCACTTAAAAGTACTAATTTCAGGAAGCTCGTCCAACAGCTTGGTATGGACCCGAATGCTATCTATTTGGCACAAGACTCTCCTCTTCTCGGATTAATGCAAGGTGCTGACTTTGACGGTGATATGTCAGATATCATTGATCTTATGAGCAAAGATGGCACTACCATGCAAGACATGATGAATAAAATCTGGGATAAGACTGTTACATATCATAACGATCTTGTTGCGAGAGCTCAGCTTGCCCCGGATGAGCGCGACCGTATTCTTGAGAAACAAAAGCGTAGCATTTTTGGTGACCAGAAAAAGTTCGATCCGCGTAATGCGTTGGATGTTGGACGGTGGGTCACAGCCTCTATGATGCAATCAATTCGAATGGGCGGGCCTAATGCTATTTCCAGAAACGCAATGCAGATGGATATCACTCCAGATATTGCGAAAGAACTTATCATGGCTTTTGACCAATACGATACAAACTCTACTTCTGCAAAAACTGGTTATTTCTTTGAAACACCAGATACAGCAAAAAATATTTTGTTTGGTTATAAGTCTTGGGACCAGTTTAACAACCAATTAATGAAGAGCAGAGATAGTAAAAACAATATTGACTATGGTCGTTTCTTAAAGACAAATTTGTTCAAAATGAATTTGCCATCGATACATATGTCTGGGAACATCTTAGCTTCATTACTTGCAAGAAGTACCGCTGCACAAAACGGTGTGCAGCTGGATAATGGTGTAAGTTGGAGTACTGCTTTTGCCAACTCTACTCTGGGCAATTTACAAAGACTTAAAGATAAAGGTTATTTAAATGAGGCATCAGAATCGGCATTAACAAAAGAAACAAGACAATTTATTACTGGCATGGAAAGCTTGCTTCTTGGCGAACTTCGCGGCGACTATGTTATTGCATCGCAACATGATGCTGACGCGTTGCTTGATATGCGCACGAAAGCAATTAACGCTGAAATGAGAAATGGACATAACCATCAAGAAGCAGAATATATTATTGGCGAGTTTGGTGGAACTGTTCTTAGCAACTTGCTTGACCCTAATTACGGCTTGACAGATGAACACATCAATGATGCTTCCGATTCAATTAAACGTACTATGCGTGCTTTTAAAAGATTCGGCGGTGGATATAGCACAAGCCATCTTGACTTCGACAGTATTGCCAAAATGGCTTTGTCATCTAAAAGGCAGTATGAACGTGTTGATCCGTCCTCTGCGCTTGGTAAACTTAAATATCTCCCACACGATGCTATACAAGATAAACTCGATAATACTGGATGGTCTGTAACAAGCTTGATCCATTTTGCAGAAGACCCTGTTGACTGGGTTGTTAATCAGCTTGGACAAATGGACACCAAGCGAGACACTGGTACAAATGCACATACTATGTTTGGTCATGCTGCAGAAGATATGATTCAGGATTACTTTGATATTCGCGAAAAGCTTGTGCGCAAGCAATTGAAAGATGATCCAAATGCAACACGAGCTTTGCCAGAAGCTGTTAAGAGACAACTGCTTGAAGATATCTGGAATGGTAAAGAAATAGTAGATCCAGAAGATAGTTCAAAGAATATTAAATTTGAATCATTTAGTGATAGGCTTCGGGCATTGGGCAAAGATGCTAACTGGGATGACGAACGTATTGAAGCAATGATTGATGAAATTACTTCTAAGCCCAATGGTGGTCATATAGCAGAATCCAGATTGCAAAAGAAATACAGAAGATTCAAAGCTTTTATGTCATCTCAAAATCAAAAGGGCATTCTGTCTATTCTCCCAGAGTTAGCAAATGAATATATCGGTAGCGAAGATGATCTGACTATTAGTAAACTTGGTGAGCAACTTGGTGACTCGTCAAAATCCATTGATATGCATGGTCATCAGGACTTGCTGTTCAGAATGCTGGACAAAGATAATAAGCTCAACATTATTGATATTAAAACATATGGCGGTCTTGAAGATTTCACAATGGATAAAAAACGAGCTGTTGCCTTCCAGCTGCAGATGTATGCAAATGCTGACGAGTTCCGTCAAGGCGGTCCTGATAAATTCAAAAACAATGGTATTGGTGCATTGAATGTGCTTTTGGCTGACGCTGCAGCTGGACAAAACATGTATGCTATAGACTCTAGTCAAGAATCCATAGCGCATGCTGTGCGTGCAGCATCGCGTGTCATTCAAACAATACAGAATTTTTCAACTTCCGGGCTTGGACTTGATGCAATACAAAGAGCTAGTTTACTTGCTAATAAATTAATGTTTAGTGGCGGAATCGACGATGAGTTCGCGAAAGAATTGCAATTGTCTGAACGCGCAATCAAGCAAATGCGTGGCACAGGAATCTCTGATGCCGGTGCTTTGGGCGGTGTTTTAACTTCGCATGAAGATTACAAAGAGGCGATGGAGAGAACACAAAAGCTGTCGAAATCGATCCAAAGAAAATTAATTCCAGAGGACGAAAAAACAATAGGTAACATTTGGGACAGCTATCACGCAACAATCCGAGGGAACGAAGATACAATTGCAACTCTTGAAGCTCGTGGTAATTTCGCAGAAGCTGCAAGGTTACAGCGAGAAACAAATGATATAAAAGATCTTTATTATAGGACTGTTCCAGAAGCCGCTATCCGTAGCTATTCTGACCTTGCTGATCAAATTGAAAGAACGAATAAAGGAATGATCGCTTCTAAAGAAGCAAAAGGTTTGACAGAACAATGGAATGATTTAGCGAAGGCAGTACAGAATGCGAATAATGATTACAATGAGTTGAGTAAACTTATTGATGAAAGTAAAGGTACTGGTAAGAAAATAAAAGATGAACGCAGTGCTTTTATAAAACAGCAAAAAGATATTGCTAAAGCAAAAGCTTCTGGCACTATGACAGACGAGCAGAAAAAGAATGAAGTTTCTGAAGAGGAATATAATGCAAAAATAAGCGACTTCAATTCTCAACTGCAAGAAACTGCTGCACGAGTCAAAGGATATAAACAAAACCAGAGACTTGCACAGAAGTTAGGTTTGAAGGCGGAAGAAGCTCGGCAAAAATTTCAGGAAACATTAAGCAATCAGGCTGACGAAATCATCGAAGATGAATATGATACTTTATCAAGAGAAATCAGCGGTGAGGTTGGTCCAGATAAAAAGGTGCCAAGCATTAAACAGCAGCTTGATAATTACAAGCTGATGGTAGGAAGACATCTTGGTAATATCGAAGAATTCAGAAAAAGCGGTCTGTATTCCGACGACAAGGCTCTTGCACTTAGTATGCAGGCTCAAGCTCTTCTAACTGATGATAACATGGAAAAGCTCCGTCAACGTTATATTGGCGATGCATTAACATCACAGCGAGCATCAGTTAATGATATTATTGGTGCGTCAGATACTCGTGCAGACATACAAGCTGCGGTTGCTAAAAAGCAGTTTGATATTGATCAAAGCAAAGCAACCATTGCCAAAATATTCGAGGGTGAAAATTTAAATCTGGATCAGCAACATCTATATGATGCATTGCTGCGTGATCTTGATAGTTTTGATTTGCAAGAATATCGTAGTCAACTCATTGATAAAGCAATTGATGCATATCAGACACAGACAAGTGGATCCAAAATCAAAAGCTCATTTGACATAAAACGCAGTCAAAAACAAGCTGTTGAAAAGATGCTTCAAGATGATATATTGGAAAATAGCGCTAATTTGCGTACTGGTTTAATTGAGGGTTATTTAGGTCAGGCAAACGGTGAAGCATTTCTTAAACAGAATTATGCAGATGAGTATGCACAATATTTGAAAGTTAAACGACTTAAACAACAACTTGCCCGTTCACAATCTATTGATTTAGATGCTAATGAAAAACTTGAGCTTGAGGCTTTCCACAACAAACAGATGGAACAAGTTGCCAACATTACCGCTGCTCTTACTGGGGTCGGCACATCAAGCATGAAAATGTCAGAACTTAGAAGTGCTTCTTTGGCAACGCAGCTTAAATCTTTGTTTCAAGACGATGCTTTTAAAGGCAGTGATGGTAAACAACATATACCTTCTGCTTTACAAAAATATATTGATGCAAATGGCAAAGTTCAATCCGGTGAAATCTTGCAGGATATTATAAAGGATGAACAGGAACGTCAAAAGCTTCAATTATTAGAAACAAAATCTAATGGTGACATTGGGCATAAAATTAACATGGCTCAGCTTGATGCTGCTAAGAGGCAGTATAACATGGCTCGCTTACAGTATGGTCCGACATTTGTGGGCCGTAGTTGGCAGTATAATGATCAGCAGTATTTGTCATGGATGCACCAACGCAATTCAGCGCAAACTGCAATTGACAGAACAAATGCTCATATCAATCAGTTAAATTATCAAAGGAAGCACACTGATCCAACCGATACAGATAAGCTTGCTTTGATTGATGAAAACATCCGTATTGCCAATAATGCTCTTGCCGACTACGATGCAAGCTTAACTCAGGCAGATGCTGCCATGAAAGAATTCAGTTCTACTGGTGGTCTGCTTCGTACTACGTTAATGAATGTCAGCAATGCTGCGGAAAATCTCCTTCTTCAGTTAGGCAAGCGAGCATTGCAAACTGCTTTTAAAGAAGCCTCTACATTCGTGCGTCAGTTCAACGCTGACATGTTGACTATTCAAGCAATTTCTGGTAAGTCTACCGGTGAGATGGGTGAAGTGCGTGCTTCTTCTATCAAGCAAGCAAAAGAATTAAAAACATCTGTTTCCAATGTTACTTCAACTAAGGCTGCTCTTTACAGACAGGGTCTTTCAGATAAAGAGGTAGAAGAAAGAACAAATGCTATCGTTAAGTTTAGTACTGTAACCGGTGCGAAAATCACTGATGCAACAAAAGGTCTTACAACTGCTATTCAAACTGGACTCGTGTCCAATATTAATCAGGCTATGGATGTACTCACTGCTCTTGGCGATAGTGCAGCTACGACCGCAGAAGAAATTGAAAAAGGTATGCAGAAAGCTGCGGCCTCTGCAAAGACTGCCGGAGTCTCCTACAATGAATTGACATCAATGCTGACTATTGCAACAAGTAAGACACAGCTCGGTGGTGCACAGGCTGGTACATTTTTCCAGACATTGTTCAGCCGTATGAATCGTGTTACAAAAGAAGGTTTCATTACGGACGAAACCGGTGAAACCACAAGTATCAATGATGTTGAAACCGCATTGAAAACTGCTGGCATCAGATTAAGATCAAGCAAAGATGTGTTCCGTAGTTCTTTCGATGTGCTTCGAGAACTTGCTTCTGTATGGGAAGGGTTGTCTGACTTACAGAAAGGCAACATTACTTATGCAATGGCTGGCGGTCGTCAGGCTAACATGTTCAATACACTTATGGCTGGCATGGGCGAAGATGGCGGCAAGCTGCTTGATGAATATCTTGGTCTTGCTGATAATTCTGATAACACAGTTCAGAGTAAGTATGAAGTTGTAATCCAAGGAATTCAGGCTGCAATGGATAACCTGAAGTCTACATTTGATGGTTTCGTTGAAAGCCTTGGTTCGGATAATATGATCACTGGTTTGCTCAATGGTGTCACTGGTTTGGTCCAAGGTTTCACAAATCTGAGTGAGGCTGGCAGTGCGGCGATCCCTGTGATCACAGCATTAATCGCGGCTCTTGGTGCATTGTCAATTAAGATAGCGGTCTTTGGTTTCCTTAAAGATATCGCAACTATGCCTGATGCTTTGGCTATTACTAAATGGGCTGCTGCTTCTGCTGGTCTGATTAGTACTGTTGCTGCTATTGGTGCAATTGCCGGTGTTGCTGGCACAGCTGGTGGAATCGGAAATGCGCTTTTTGGCAAACCGGAACAAAAGGAAACAGATGGTGAACTGTCAAGAACAAATACAAATGCACTCAAAGAAAAACAAGATAGACGCAGAAAAGCGGTTCAAGATGCGATCAATGATATTGATAACATCACGACAAAGTATGAAGACACATTTGATAACATTCCTACAGAGGCTACCGATGCTCTTGGTACTGCGGTCCAAACGTTGTCAGTGTATTTTTCTGGCCTTACTGATAATGTTAACCAAGCTTCTGGTTCTCTTGAATATTACACTGAAGTTGCAAAGAGAGCAAAAGAAGCAAGCGAGCAGCAAAATAAAACTGATGCTTCAACCTTGTTAGCAGAAGCTATGGGTGGCATTACTGAAAGTCTTAACACATACAAAGATACAGAGCAAACATTTCTTGCTGAACATACTGGTACGAAATTGACTAGTGATGGATACGTGTATGCAAGATTAAATAACTTTGTTGGTAAAACTCCACAGTTGTATGATAATTTAGAAGCATTATATCGAAGCGACAAAGATATTTTAACAGAACAAGACTTCAAAGACATAGGTATATCTCTTACTGATAGTGAAAAAGAGCTACTTGCCAATGGGTCATATGGTGAATTAAGCAAAGTATTGCAAGGCAGATTATTTTCCAGCACTAGCACATTAGGTGGACTAACGGAATTATTGTTCGCAAATGCATCTGGTATGAGTAATGCAATTGATACCAACTTTTGGAATGAAAATGGTGAACAAGTTGGAAATATCAATGATATTACGGATGCGCTCGATAAATATATCAAACAAACACCCGGTCTTAAAGTTGGTGGTAAAGAAATCACATCGTACAAAGAGTTTGCTTCAATCCTCAAGGAATATGCTCTTTATCCTATCGATAGAGATGAAGCAGATCTTAACGATATTTACAGCATAGTCAACGGTTTTAGAACTGCAATGATACAACCGCGCAGTGTTTTAAATAATGTTTTGGAAGAAAGCAAACAAACTATCGAAAGTTTGAGAGCTGACCAGATCGAAACTTTATTTACAGATAACTTGCGCCCTGTTTTTGAAACGATGAGTATTACCAGCGATGAGATGATTAAAGGATTCGCACAAGACTACATCGGGCAATACTATGACAAAGAACTCAAACAGATGAGCGATGAAGGTTTAAGCTCTGCCAATATTAAAAAATATATGGAATCATTCATTAATGGCGACCGTACTATCTATGATATTTTTAAGCCAAATGATAAGAATGCTTTCCGGTATAGTTACAATGGTTTGATTGGTTTCGATGAGCTCACAGAAGAAGCTATCACGCAAGCCATTGACAGCTTCTACAAGTCCGCAGATTCGGAAGAAGTTAAGCAGCAGCTTAATGCTCTTCGTGCAATGAACTTTAATGACATCGCTAATGCAGCTATAACAAATTCAACTGGTTTACGTGCTCGTCAATCTCTCGGTGATCTTGTTGACGCTAATAAATTAACAAGCAAAGAAAAGGGTTATGTTGATGAATATAGACAGCTATTTGCTTTATGGGCAAGCAATGCCGAAGACATCAACAAATTTTCCGAGGCAACCAGAGGAGTAGATAATATTGAAAAGCTGCAGCAGGCTGACAATGATCTCACTGAAATAATGGCAGATCTGCTCAAAGGTACTGGTGTATACGATCAGGATGATCTTGGGCGTCATTTGTTATCAAAGTCTCTTGGTGCCAATTCGTTTACTTCTTACATGGAAGACATTACAAAGTATGCAACGGCATTAGCAGAGCAATATCAGGTGATGAGTGTTGATAAAGAGTCTGCGCGTAGTGATAAGAAGTTAAGGGAAATCATTGCAAAGTATGTTCCCGGAGCAACACCTCAAATGCTCGAGGATAATTTTGATGCAATCTATACCCAATTCATGCAGAATTATTATGCAAACAGCGGTTCTTTCCTGTCTGGCATTGACCAAAATTATAGTAAGACATTATCAAGCTATGCCAAACTCCCGTCAAACAAAGGCAAAGCATTAAGTGATATTGTCAACAACAACCCGATGCTTCAGAGTATGTGGAACTTGTTTAGCATGTACGGTATCGGATTTGATATGGATGAAAATGGTAATGTGCTTGCACGCTATACCAATGGCGGCATCACAATGAATAAAGAAAACCCATTTGCATCATTCGATACTTATTATACAAATGCTCAAATCAATGATATGGCAAGACAGATACTTAATGCTGCGGATCCGTATGCCAAAACTCAAGCATTTGCTCAGACCAACGAAGGATTGCTTGCGCGTGTTAAAGCTACATATCCCAATCTGCAGCAGTTTGTTGACAGCCAAGGCACAGATGAATTAATCAGAAAACAGTTGTTAGATGAAATTGCGCAAAAGGAAATTACCGCACAGCGTGATCTTGGTCTTATCTCAAGTGACTTTGCTAGCAACTATACAACTTTGCAGACATCTACATCTGGCACAGAAAGACAAACGTCTATTGACAAGATAGTCAATTCAATTACTGGAAGAGCTGACTATTATAGTGCTCTTTCGAGAATTGCAAATGATAACGGCGCCTTGAGTCAGGATTACCAAACTGTAGCTGCAATGCTTGGGCGTGAAGTAGAAGATGTGCAAGCTGGATCTTATAAATACAAACAAATGTTGCTAAATGATAAATCTGATATGGATACAGCTGTGCGTGAAGCTAACATGCTTCGTTCATACGTCTCTGATGAGCAAAGGGCAGATATTGATTCACGGCTTTTGGAGTCTGGATTAATCTGGAATGATAAAACAGGGTCATACATATATCAGGCAGCTGATCGTTCTATGTATGATTACGAAAAGAAACTCGATGCGAATGTTGTTAAATACAATGCAGTCAATGATTATAAGAACGCATATGATTTGCTCAACAGTTTTTATGATCAAGAAAGTCAAACTTACAAAATACCAGACAATTTCCATGCTCAATTGCAAGAGAGAACATCTTCGGATTTCTTGAATGAATTATCGAAAAATGCACAGTACTTTGACTTTATTAACAATGGAGATTGGCAAAGTGTTGCAGATATTTTCTCTCAAGGCGCGTATGGATATAATGCCTTTAATCCTCTTAACACAGATTACAATAATGCAACAGTTAAATCATATTATGATGCCTTACTTAAATCTGATCAGTCTGTGTTGAAAAACTTAGATAACAACAATCCGCTGAAAAATGTTCTTGGGCAATGGATTGGGCAAAGCCTGTTAGAAGAATTATTGCCCAAAGTGTCGCAAGGACAAAAGCTAACACAACAGGATATAAACAGAGTTCGTTCTGCATATTCTCAAAATAAACTGATGCAGTCATATGCTGCAAATCCTTATGGATACGATTACTCTATTTTATCTGGTGCGCAAAATTTGTATGGCACTGAACAAGAGCAGTTGCAATATCTCAATCAAGTTCATCAAACTTCAGAACAATACAGAACTAGTCGTGCTGCTCTTGCATTCCAACAGAGGCTGCCTGAATATGCAAGATCACTTTCTGCTATTCAGGAAGTTGCAAGAACTGGCGGTATGACCGAGGATGCTATTGCTGGTTTGACGACATCTGATGAAAGCATTGCTAAAGCTTCGATAACTCTTGAAAGCACAATTTCCACCTTTACTTCTTCTGTTGCTTTGGCTGGAGACGCTGCGGATGGTTTCTCCACCTCATTGAGCAATGCCACCAAAGATCTTACAGCAGAATCGAAACAGTGGACATTAGAAGAATTGTATGATTGGGTTAATACCGGCAGTGGCAAGGGTGCTCAAAGATATCGTCAACAACAATATGCTGATCTTGCTGGTGCTGCCAACAGAGCTCAGAATGGACAGGCATTCATTGAACAGTTACGTAATCTTGATTGGGTAAAAAATGCTGACCAGTTTAAAGAGTTTGCTGGTAATAAAGATGTTGCATCTGTGCTTTATCGTTTATTCCAGTTCAATACTGATACCGGTAATTTTGAACGAGATGAAAATGGTTCATTGGTGTTAGCAGCCGATGTTGATTATGCTCAAATTCAGAAAGAGCTTGACCAACTGAGCCTGAAAGCCAATGTTGAGATTCAGATTGACCATTATGATGATCTCGTAAATCTTGGTATCATCTCGAAAGAGGTAGCCGAAAACTTCAAACAGCTTGAGAATATCAAACTTGGTACTGGCGGTGCTGACGCATCGTCTGCCGTCTCTACAACATTAAATACTTTTGTGCAACAAAGCGAAGCTATCAATGCATTCACAAGACTCATGAATGGTGGTACGTCTGAAGCTGATCGCGACTTAGTATCATCTTTCTTTAAGATTGATACCAAAGGCAAGACTGCCGATGAGTTAAAAACATACCAGTCATTCATCGACAAAGAATGGGGCGCATTAAATTCTGGCCTTGCAGAATTCCAAAATGCGTATCCAGAGTATGCGCCATTTGTCAAAGATATGTTTTCTACGCGTGATGGTTTCTTTGCCACTACAAACGGGCAATATTATTTCATGCCAAGCACAGCGCGGACCAATCAAGCATCTGAAGCTTTCAAAGGATATGTAAGCCCATATCAATATGAAGATCAGGCATTGGCGGCATACAGATATCTGACTAGCAAACCCAACATGGATGCGGCATCTATTAACCAGGCATTAAGTGCTTCGTCTTCAGACATGATGCGTGAATTTATGTCAACCATGTTAACAAACCCTGAATATCAAAATGCTGTTCAGAATGGTTGGCGCCAGACTATGGGCAAATTATTCTTGGAAAGTGCCGGAATAAATTACTTCAATTCATTATCACAGGATTACAATAATCCTGATGTGATGAAATATTATAATGCATTGCTTAATCCAAGTATGATAGGTCGTACTGCCATCTTGCGTGGTTATGCTAGAGAAGATCAAGAAGTCAAGGCGGCATTAGCAAGCCAATATTCTAATATCAATGGCCTTAGTATTGAACAATTGATTCAGAGAGGCACGGCATTAAGCTCCGAGGAAGCTAGACAACTCAGACAGCAACGAGCAAGTAATCTGTTGACTAATATGTATAATGCCAACGCAGATTATTTTGACCAAGAAACCATGAGCAGAGCAACAGAACTGTATGGCACACAAGATCAAAGAAATAAATACGTCAGCGATGTTGAGAGCAGGATTAAAACATACAATGAATATCTGGATGCATTAGCTCTGATGACTAAACCTGGCGAATCTCTGGATGCTAAGAAAATGAAGGATATAGCTGGAGCAATTGGCTGGACTACAGATCAGATCGACTCTATGCAAATAACCAGTGCTACTGTAAGTCAATTAACGAGCGACATTAACTCGAAACAGTCTGCTCTCGACCACGCATTAACTGCAATTGGAACAGTGATCGGAGACTTTATTGATTTGATCGCTGGTTTGCAATCCAAGATCGACCAAAACAACGTCTTTTCTTTTGCTGATATTGCAGGCTGGGTTGATGAAGCCAGCCATCTTGGTGACACGAGAGAAAAGCAGAAAAGAATTGATGATGTCTATGCTATGCTTCGCAGTTCAAGCTCTGCTGAAGAATTCCAGACTGCATTTGAATCTTCCGACCTTGCATGGATGAAAGACAAAGGAGCGGTGAAAGACTTCTTCTCTGATCCTGCTATCGCTGCAATCTTCTATGATCTGTTCGAACATGAAGGCCGTGAGCTTGCCACAAATGAGGATGGCTCGCTCAAGTTTGCAAGTGGTGCTGATTATGATGTGATCGAAGCTCGCGCAAGAGCAGCCTCTTCGTATGCAGCTCTTGGTTATGATGGAATGTATTCTGCACGTATGGGACAGCTCGATACTTGGGCTCAGAATAATGGCGCTTTATCATTCCTTGGCGGTGCTGACGCTGGTGTGTTCGATGTCGCAGCATTCAACAACTATCTTGCTGGCGACACTACTGGTTTACAGCAATGGATCCAAAGTCTTGATGGTGGTGCTGAAGCTCTTAAACTGCTGAATACAGAAGGTGCAGATAGCCAAACTGTATTCAATGCTCTTTTCAACACACTTCGTAATGGCGGCATTAATTCAATGAAACAATTCGGCGACTATAGCGATGAAGTTAAAAACAACCTTGAAGGCTTAGACAAGAACGCAGCTTCTGCTCTGAAGACTACATCAAGCATGATCAAGCAAATGAACAAATACGGAGATATGGCAATAGCCGCAAATAAAATGCGTGGCAAAAATGGTAAGGGCGTTGCTGGCAAAGGTTTGAAATCTGCTGATCTCAAGGTCATTGCTGGTGCAACAGAACTTGATGAACAAGACCTCAAGAAAATGAGCGCAGAAGAAATGGCTAAGCTTGCTGACAGTATGGAAGCAGCGGCTAATGAGGGTTACCTCAATAGCGTTGGCGAAACAATTAAGCAACGTCTCATTCAGGGTCTTGAATCAGCTGCAAATAATGGTGTAGATATCACACAGCTTATTAACTTTAAAGTACTTGCTGATGGTCAGATCGATGCAAGTGAAGTTGCAGCTGTAGCTAAGTCTTTGCAGGATGCTGGTCTTGCAGAGCTGGCAAACTATGCTGGATTGGTCGGCACACTTGCTCTCAAAATTCATGAAAACGGTGAAGAGATCACTGTAGAAACTGTGTTGAATGCTCTCAAAGGTGCAACAGTTACTGGCGCACTGAATAATACCGGCGCATACCACGGCGGTGGAGGCGGAGGCGGCGGTGGCGGTAATAAAGAGAAGTCTGCAACAGATAAGCTTCTCCAGAATGTGAAGAACCGTATCACCATAGCTGATCACCGTATTAAGATGACACAATTACAAGAACAGAAATATAATCAACTTGGTATGCTCAGTAATGAGAACAATATGATCGAATACGAAAACACTTTACAGAAAGATAAAGCTTCACGGCTTTCCAAAAATATCGTTGATCTTCGCAATCAGCTCAAGACCGTTGATCGTGGTTCTGATGACTGGCAGAAACTGTATGAACAAATTCTCAAGTATGAGGAAGAGCTCGACCAGACAAACAATACGATCACAGCTAACACCCTGAAGATTCAGCAGAACAACTCTGCAATTCGTAAAGCTCGTACAGATCTTGAAGACTTGGTCGTCCAAGAGATCGAAGCCCGTATCCAGAAACAGCGTGAAATGCTTTCTGCTTCCGTTGAAATGCAGGATACCATTCTTGAAGCTATCAGGCAAAGGCATCAAGAAGAGTGGGATTTAATTAAAAAGGATCTCGAAAAGAAGCGCGAAGCTCTCGAAGAAGAAAAGAGCTTGATCGACAAACGCTTGCAGATGCGCAAGGATGCAGAAGATGAAGCGAAGAAGTATGAAGAGCTTGCCGAGTATCGCAGACAGCTCGCGCTGATCAGCATGGACTCCACTCGTACCAAGGATGCAGCAGAACTTCGTAAGAAGATTGCCGAAACAGAGGACGAGCTTGCATGGAAAACAGCTGAGCAAGAAGCGAACGCCCAGAAGGAATCTCTCGACGACCAGATCAAAGGTGTTGAGAAATACGAGCAGTATGGTGACGAAGACCTTGAGCTTCTTCTTGAAGATGCAAATAACTTCTCAACAGATGTTGCCAAAGTTATGCAGATGAATCAGGAAGATATGTTCAAGTGGCTGAAGAACAACGTAAAAGAATACTCTCACAGTCTTGAAGACGCTCAAACCCAGATGGTCCAGAGCTGGGAAGATACGTACAAGCAGATGCTTGGCATCACTGATACGTATTGGGATCAGGTTAATCAGATCCTCTCGAGGAAGGATATCTTCAAGGCATTCATGATGGAGAGCGACCAATACAAGAACGCTTCAGAAACCGAAAAAGAAGAGTTGCTCTATCAATGGCTTGATGCTGTTAATAGTGGCAGCTATCTGTATTATTTGAGAACGCGTGAAGACTGGGCAACTTATCATCATGATGACGAAGAGTTCGCAGACTACGTCGGCGGCGAAAGCGGCGGCGGTGGTGGTTCAGGTGGTAGTGGTGGTGGACCCGGTAGTCCAAATTCTCCAAGCACTACAACCAATAATTCAACATCTACATGGGGTGTATATAGCGATACAGGCAGACTTGTTAAGACATTTAACAGCCAAGCCAGAGCACAACAATATTTAAATCTTATAGCATATAATGAGGGTTACACGGTAAAACGAGTCGTGCCAACTGCTCAACAAGCAAAGCCGACCAAGACGAGCACAAATGCAAACAATAACCGACTTAATGCAGTGCCCTTCTCCGAAGGCGGCGAAGTCAAGTACACTGGTCTTGCTATGGTTCACGGCACGCCCGCCAAGCCAGAAGCCTTCCTTGATAATGAAGACCGCAATACCATGCGCGGCATTCTCGATAGTGGCTTCATGCAGGATATGCGTACTATGGTTGCCTCTTTCAAGCAGATTAACACCAGCAGTTTTGTGCGTCATATTTATGACGACTCTTCTCTGGCAAGTGGCGCCCGTGTTACGGTCGGCGACATCAACATCAACACGAACCAGATCAACAATGAGGCTGATTTCGAAGAGCTTGCTGTTCGGATTGGTCGCGAGTTCGTTAAGGACCTCAGTATGCAAGGACTCAGTACAAGTAAATTTAGTTTTTAATTCTTATACGAGGGGTCGCGCTTTTGCGATCCCTCGTATTACTTAGGAGATGATGAGGCGTGGAATTATCGACCTTCACATTTAATGGTGTTTCCTGTGGTGAGTTTGGCCTCAGGTATGCTCCTGACATTCGTGACATGTATGTCTGGAGGCCAACAACCTCGAACATACATTCGCAGACTTTTGATGGTCACCATGGTGGTTACTTCTATGGTGCAACAAAGAAGCCCAAAGAAATTGTGCTTCGTATGTTTTTTGAAGAATCGAAAATTACCGAAGGTATCCTGTCCCAAGTCGAGAGCTTTTACAGGGTCGGCGCGACCGGCAAGCTCGTGCTTGGGCGGCGGCCTTGGGTTTATTATAACGCGACCATTACGAGCTACGATGACACGCAGCTTACGAATAAGTTTAACGGTATGATCACGATCCGTATGCAGTGCTTCTATCCGTTTGGTCGCTGTGAGTTTTTAAATCTTGATCAAAATGATCCATATTACGATGATATCGTAGCGAATTCAAACATGTTCGTGAATATGACTGGCGCCTTCCCTATCGAATACACGAACCTCACTGCAGAAACACAGTTGCATGTGATGAACCCCGGTAACGAAACAGCAGATGTTGCCTTGGAAATTGCTGGTGATGTTGGGCAAGGTGTGCTCATCGAGAACAGGACAACTGGGCAGACTTGTAAGATCGTGGCAATGAGCGCAGCAGAAACGACACAGGCTGGTAAGTACTATGTGTGTGATAGCTTGAACGGCTATTGCTATCTGACGAATGGCACTGATAAAGATATGAAATATCTTTGGCATGATCGTGGCTTCGTGCAGATTTCGCCTGCAAGAACGCTAGCAAGTAATTTGCATGGACAGCTAATTATAGATGCGCAAACTGATCAACTCGGCTTAGAGATTGATAAACCTTTGTCAAACGATGTCATAGGAAAGTATGCTGTCGTTCAGAATAAACCTTATAAAATAACGGGGCTGGAAAACAATAATATATTTCTTCGCAGTTTTATCGGCGAAGGAGTTATCACCAGTTACGACAATATACGCATTGTTGATACAGATGATATCTGGATCACGCCGATCACGACCATGTCAATTGATCGGCTAAAGTTTGTGTACTCACCCACATTCATGTAAAGGAGATGATGTCATGAAGGTCACGCTTGACGTATGCGATTACGCTGGTCATGTTCTTTGTTCTCTGTATGATAGTTCAAGCTCTGTCTCTGGTCAGGCCCACGACATCATTCCTACTACACAGCGCAATGGTTGGAAAGAGCTGAACTTTGTTATCCCCGGTGTAATGGAAGTTGGCGAAGGTCCGCAGCAGCGCAACTTTCGCCTTGACTATATCAAGCCAGAATACAAGCTGCGCCTTTATGCAACAGATGATGATGGTAATGGTCTGCTCGAATCACACGCTGTGCGAGATGGCGACGGATATCGATTCGTGCGAGACAAGGTTGACTGGTATATCATATCGCAACCTCGCATCTCTCACGAAAACTTCACAGTCAATGTTTCTGTCAAGGCGAACCATGTGTCTCAGATCCTGAAAACGAAGAACCTTGGCTTGGTCTTCTCTGATAAAGAAGGCAATAATGTTGGCACGGCTAAACAGTTGCTCGATACTGTCCTCGATGGTACTGGTTGGGCAGCTGGCTTTGTCGAGAACTTCGTTGAAAAAGATGGTTCGCCAAAGTATCGAACACTGATCGCCAGTGAGCGGACCGGATCTTATACGCTGATTACAAAGATTGCCGACTTGTTTGAAGCAAAGGCGATCTTCCACGGTGAGAATAACACCGTCGATCTTGTGCATATGAACCCGTTCGAAGAGCCGGTCAATGGTGGTCTGCCTGATGTTACTGAGCGCAACGCTGATGGTGTGTTCGAGCTGCACTATGGCAAGAACATCAAGAGTGTTGCCAAAAGTATGGACACAGATAATATGGTCACGCGACTGTATGCGTATGGTTCATATGGCGATGTTGCAACAGGCTATTGCGGCATTGATGAGCTCAAGCATACAGAATGGGTGTATGTTATTGAGAATGCTCAGGCAGGAAACGAATACTCCATCACTTATCAAGACGCAAGGAACAATGACATTGTTCGTTACTTTACCGCTGGAACACATATCAACCCCACGGTTGTCTACTCCAACTTCGATCCAGCAAGCATGATGTATGTATGGGATGGTTCCCGGGCATACAAGGTTTACAGTGAACCAAAGACAAACAACCCCATACCATTGAACCTCAGCGAAAAGAAAGAAGTCCAGAATATGTTTTCCTCCATGATGGACTTCTCTTATTACGATGAGGTCGGCTTATTCGATGATGCAATGCTTCAGGCTGTTGCGAGCTATCAGCGCGAAGCTCCCGGTTACCTTGATGATGTGAGCAATGCTTCGGCTCGTATGTCTGAAAAGCTCGATGAGCTTTCACAGATCGTTGGTTCGGTTGATTTTGTGAAGCTGAGCAACCCAACCTTTACGAATGAGGACGGCAGCACTCGCATTAACTTTGGCGGCATTGCTTACACAACCGAATACATGAAGAAAGAGAAGGACCGCTTCACATGGCGCCCCGCAACATCTCTCAAAACAGATGGTACGGCAATGAACTCTGGTGCGTCCATTGTGTATATCATTCGCAACGTTGATGATATACAGAAGCTGACTTTTGAAAAGTATTATATCAAGAGTGGTTCGCAGGAAGAAGACTCAATTGTTCTGTGGGACCAATACAAGCAAGGTTACTTCAATGGCGCGAGAGTCTACGTGATGAAGAGCAACAGTGCTCGCGGTTACCTCAGTGCAGCCGAAGACTCTGTGCTCAGCCTTGAAGAGTCTCTTGATGAAGGCAACAAGGATATCACAACGATCCATCCGACTTACTTCTCAACAACCGAGCCCTCTCGTGATGGTATCGGTGTGTCGGACCAGCTTGAGTACAGTGAGAACCCATCATACGGTTGGTGGTGGAAATATGGCAAGGTCGAGAACAATGTCTTCACGCCTCTTCGCGAGCTGTACTTTTCTTATGCTCCGCGCAACAATGCTCTGAGCCCGTGGACTCGTGTGTACTACGACGATGTAACGCCCTCCCCCACGCCGGGTTATTATCATTACAACTGGCGCGACAAAGTGCTGCGCTATGGTACAGACAGCGGCACATGGCATGAATTCAAAGAAGGTCGCGAGCTTGAGATCTCTTCCCGCTTCGACCGTGTGATCAGTGCTGCTCTACGCAGACAAAGTTATTACGATGGTTACTTCCAGACATACACCTACACTGTGACAGGAACACTGCCTGCTGGCAATTATGCCATTGATTCGAATTATGGTGTGTTCTGGTTGTTCACCATTGATAAAGCTCTGCCTGATGGCTCGACCCTGACTTATGATTCAACGCATAAGCAGATCACCGTGCACAGTACTGACGAGAACGAAGAAGACAAAGTCATCGAAGTAAAACACTTCCAGTTTGATTCGCTCTTCTATCATCCAGAGAATGGTGCAACAAATGTTGCGATCACTACGAACACATCACTTGACACTTCGACTGGCGGCGAGATCGAGATTACAGGGATGTATGCAACAAAGAATATCCGCATTTATCCGAAGCTTACTTATGAAACAAATATTGCTGGCAGCGGTACAGCCTGCTTCTACAATGAGAAGGGACATTATCTCGGCTTCACTTCTCTCGACATGTCTGACAACGGATCATTCAGTACACCTGAGAACGCTCGCTTTGTTCGGATCGCAACATCAATGAATATCTCATCTGGCTTCAGTCTGCATGCTCGTAACTACCTTAACATCGTTTCGGCTGAGAACGACACCTATAACATTCTTGATAGCGAACTTGTCATTGGCAGCGGTGTAAGAAAAGGTTTGCTCACACAGCTGAAAGCATTTGCTGATGCAGCTGATGATGCTTATGGTGTATATCGCAGTGCTCTTATACAAGCACAGGAAAATTCAAAGCAGCGGCAGAACACTATGACAAACATGCTTGGTTCGATGTATCGTGAAGGTTGGTGGCAGAAAGAAACCTATGTCGATGGCGACGAACAGAAGCTTTACGATGACGCTCTCAAAACTCTGCAACATATCTCGCATCCCGAAGAGACTTACAATATCAGCTTTGTCGATTACCGCAATGCCACCATTGAGTCCAGCAACGGTATGTTGCCAGAATATCAACATGTCACAATAAGGTCCGCCGCTCACCTCATCGACGATGACACAGGCATCAGCAAGTGGGCATACATTGATACCTTCAAGCCATGCCTTGATCAGCCTTGGAAGACACAGATCCAGATCAACACAAACCTTACGACAATGGGCCAGCACTCATTCGCAGATGTCATGGCTCATATCGCAGAGGTTGCCAACAGTGTTAGTGGGCGCGAAACAATGTTCGCTCGCTCTGCTGTGATCGGAAGATACAACCGTATTCTCGCTGAGAATATCGAAGGCCAGTTTGATCTCGACAGGGTGAAGCTTTCGAACGCTACATCAAACGTGTATCAAGATGATCGCGGCAACTGGATCTTTGAAACGTCTGATGGTTCGTCCGCAATGAAGCTAACCGGCGCAGGCTTCTGCTTGGCTAGCACTAAGAATGAGGACGGCGACTGGAACTGGCGCACGTTTGGTACTGGCGAAGGGTTCACTGCCGACCTGATCACGAGTGGTCACATCAAGGCGAACCTCATCGAGGCTGGCACGATTACAACAGAAATGATCGCTGCACCTGTCGGCTCTGAACTGAACCTTGTTGGCAACCAGTCCATTAAGATTGTTGCCGATACAGCGATCTATGAAACCGATTACTCAAATGGCGACAACTTGCTTCGAGGTGCATCGACCGAACCTCGCTTTGCTCACACTCCATACTTGCTGAATAACATTAATCTCACAGATTCAGAGATGGCTTCTGACTCTATCGTGTACAGAGTGTTTATTCAGAATTCTTTGATCGAACCAATGCCGGACCCTGTGCCAACTGTCAGGGCACATCTGGTTGTGTATGTTGGTGACACAGCAACTCATTATTATGGCAACGAAATTGCTGCTGGTAACGAAGGATGGTCGACCGTTTCCGCAACCCTTCCTCCAAATGCAACAAAGCTTGGCATATACATTGACGGAAGCACAACACAGTTAATCAATTATCATTCGCCAAAGGTTGAGTTTGGTGAAATCCCTACGGAGTTCTCCAAATGCCGAGATGATATTGAGGACAACGTTCATAATCTTGAGCGGGCTGTGCTCGATGTAAACCCACGATACATCTCCCAGAAGGTTTCTTCTGTTGAGAATACTCGTCAGACTAACTTGTATGCTGAATCGTATGACAACCCCACTGTAGATAACGCCAGTGTTGTGTGCGTAAAGAACATCTATAATGGCATCACATTGTCAAACATTCCTAGAGCTGGTGTCACAATGACACTACCGCTGCATATGATTAAAGCATCTGGCGACTATACCGTATCATTTGTGGCAACATGCACTCAAAGTGCTACTCTAAATGTCAGCATGACCGGCACTCCTGTCATGACTTCTTATGTTGGGCAATTATATGAATCAAAAATTGTTGCACCATTCACTAATGTACAAATGCCTGCAACACCACCAATGAATCTTACCATCAATGTTGTTCCGTATAGAGATAACACTCAGCTAACTATTCGTTTGCTGATGGTTCAGACCGGCAATGTCGCTACAGAGTGGGTTGCATCAAGCTTGCCAGACCCAATGATCGGCGCCAACATCTTGCCAAATGGCGGCTTCGCAACATACAGCTCGACCGGTGTCGTTGGCGTTGACCAAAAGTGGGAACCATTCCAAGCCGATGCTGTCGTCAGCAACAGTACAATGAACCCTGGTCGATTCACAGAAATATATAATGCAGAGACAGTAAACGAATACTCTATTACACGTACAGATCCTTCGTGCAATACACTTGCTGTGATACCTACTGGCACGACTATGCCATACGGCATTGAGCATGTTGGTGCTAATGTTGTTGCCGGAGAATATTATACATTCAGCTGTTATGCTGCAACACTGCACAACACGCAATGCTCCGTCACAATTCTTGGAGAAGATGGCGTAGCTGTTGAACCGTATGAGACGCAGCTTCCTATTGAGATAACATATGAACCTACTGGTACAATCGAAACATATCAGTATATCACTATTCCGTTTAAGGCAACGTCTGATATTATTACTGTTAAGTTTTCTGCAACAGCGAACAGCGAAGCTATGTCAGCAGTAGAAGAAAAAGATAAAGCTAAAATATTTATATACCATTGTAAGCTTGAGAAAGGCATTAACGCTACAGTTTATTCTGAGCCAATTATTAATTCTTTGAACGAAGCTTACAATCAGACAACGAATGATCTCAATAATATAGCGCAGCGTGTTACAGACGCAGAGATACAATTGCAACCGGATAATATTACACAAACAGTAATAGAGCATAGTACATTTACAAATACATTAGATGCATTACAAAGAACAACGATCAACCAAACCAAGTCAGATCTTCGCGTGACAATTGAAACAGCTGATGCTTTACACGATGCTGTAGCATGGATTCATGCTGAGCAAGATCAGTCAGGTGCTCCTGTGTTGAGGCTCGGCACTAATACGAGCGACTTCAGTGCAGAGCTTACAAACAGAGAGCTGGCATTTAAAGAAGGTTCGCAAAAAGTTGCATACATTAACGATCAAAAACTATTTATTGACCAAGGTGAATTTATTCATGGCTTTAAGATCGGCGACCTTAACGCAATCATTGATGAATCAAATGGCTCTATCAACTGGGTCTGGAGCCAGCAAAATCCATAATAAGAAAGGGTGATATTGTTGGGGTCAACTACATATTGGAGTAACCACTGGGTTGGAGCAGGAGCTCAAACGGTTTCGTGGAGCGTGCCAGCAGGCTGCACTGCTGACAGTTTATATGTAAAACGTGAAGGCGGTTCAGCGTCAGTATACTTGTATTGGCGTAATGGTCAATGGAAGCTTTCTGGCACTCAATCATCCACTTATGCTGTCAGTGGTACAAGTGGCAGTGAAACATTTTTTGCAGGCGGAACCAGTGGTGGTTCGTGTACTGCTACTGTTATTCTGTATTATCATACTGTAGAAGCAGCTTCTACAATTAATGCGAGCAATATTACCTTTCCTAATGATATTAATAATCTAAGTGTTACAAGCGAAGTTACCATTAGTAATTCAACGATGAACATGAGTGAGATTCACCATGTTATTACATGGACGTGCGGTGCTTTTATCGGCACTGTTACAACAAACAATGGTGCTACAAGTGCATCTTACAATATTTACGAGGCATGTGCACAATTTCCAACTGGCAGCAGTGCAAACATGACCATCACATGTAAAACATATAAAGGCACACGCCAGATTGGTTCGCAGACAAGCAGAACAATTACTCTTACCTTGCCGCAAATAAATCCTTTGCTTACAGGCAATGTTGCCGTACAGGCGGCTAGTCAATGGCATGGAAGAAACCTTGCTGGTGCAACATCTGTTCATTTTAGTGGCACATGCACTCCAGCTTTTATGAGTGGCGCCCCAAGCATTAATATAACTGGCGGCAATCTTAACCTTTCTGTACCAAGCAGCCAGATTACAGCAAGAGCAGATAGTGAAACTTGGGACTGGGCTGCAGATACTGTTATCCCGGTGTATGGTTCATTTACATTTGATGTTACTGCGACATGCACTCGAGGTTTGGCAACCACAATAACTGCCGGTGAGGAAGTAGGAGGAGAATATCAGCCTACTACAATTACATTTGTGCCATATAGTCCGCCAACTATCAGTGCTTCTTGTTATCGTTGCAACAGAGCTGGTGTTTCAAAGAGAGATGGTACATTTATTGCTTGCCGTATTCATTTTGATTACACAATATTCGATGATACCGAGCCGGACAACAATAGTGCTGAGGTTCGATTCCAGTATGCTCCCATCAACGGGACGGAGTGGCTTGACTTTAATCCGCCTGTTACTACGGTGTTGAATGATTCAACAACCGTGCTTCGGATCAATCCAGCTGATGCGTCAGAAACAGATGACACTGCTAATGGTGGCTTTCGCCCTGATGCGCAATATAAAATTCTCGCAACAGTCACAGATGCTTTGAATAATTCTGCTTCTGCTGCGAATTCTATTGGCACTGCAGAAGTATTTATGCGCTGGGATCATGGACATAACGCTTTTGGTTTCGGAGCTTATCCTTTTGCAGATAACAGCGTGTATTTAAGTCCAAGTTGGACATTCCATACACATGGTCAGGAAATCCTGGACCTCATTCATCCTGTAGGAAGTATCTATATTTCTGTTAATGATATTAATCCAGGCACCATTTTTGGCGGCACTTGGGTACAAATCCAAGATACTTTCTTGCTTGCTTGCGGCAGCACATATAATAACGGGACTACTGGCGGCGAAGCAGAACATACATTGGATATAGAAGAAATGCCCGTACATAGGCACAATCCGTATGGATCAAATGATCATGATCGTGGCAATTGGAGATTTGCTACCATACGAGATATTGCTGATACATCTGGCAAACTCGCATTAGACAGTGGAAATGCAATTTACGGTTTTGGTAGTAATTCGCAGTGGGGCGATCTTCAGATACGTCAATATACAGCTCCTGCTGGTGGACGATTAACAGTTAATGAAAACGGCCAGGTTACAGAACAGACTACACTTCCGCATAACAACATGCCGCCATACTTAGCGGTTTATATGTGGAAACGTACAGCATAATTTAAAAGGGGGTATACTCTCATGACGATTACTATGCCGCGAGGCGATATACGCCCCGTGAATTTTTTTGTTTACGATGCTAATGATGCGCTCGTAGACATTGCTTTCGATGAAATTTATTTCTCTGTCAAGAAAAGCTATCTTGACAAAACGCCGCTGTTCCAGAAACGACTGTCTGATGGCGGCATCTCTTCTCTTGGCAACGGTGAGTACCGCTTCCTGATCGAAGCTGCTGACACTGACAACCTCCGTATCGGCAAGTATGTGTTCGACATCGAGGTTGTCAAAGGAACTGAGATCAAGCAGACGAGCGTTGGCGACCTTAACCTGACGAACGAAGTAACCTTCGTGACGAATGAGGGGTGATCGTATGGCAGACACTTTAAAGATCAAGCTGCAGCCTGCGACACCGCTTCAGGTTCGCATGGCTACATGGATTGCCAACAGTGGCGAAGGCGGCGGGACGACTAACTATAATGCTCTATACAACAAACCGAGCATCAATGGTGTGACATTATCTGGCAACCTTACGAGCGCAGACCTCAAGTTCGTATCGGAGAATACGACAGCAGGCTGGGACTCCGTGCCAGATTACACGCCGCAGCAAGGCGAAGTGTGCTACTACTCTGACTGTGGTCGGCTCAAGATCGGTGATGGCAATTCATACATTGCCGATCTCCCCTTCCTCAGCGACGCCCAGATTCAGCCAGCACTCGACGCTTTGCAGGATCATATCAACAACACAACTGTCCACGTAACATCGGATGACCGCAACACTTGGAACGCGAAAGTCAGCTGCGATGTAATTGGCGAAGACCTTATTTTCTCACGCAATTAAGGAAAGGGTGGATAACTTATGGCCGATATTAGTCATATTACACTGCCCAGCGGTGTAACTTATAACCTCAAAGATGCTCAGGCTCGTGCAGATATCGCAGCTATTGATGCGGTGATCGCTGGTGGCACAAGCTTTCTTGGCATCACGACAACTCCTCTCGCCGATGGTTCGACCACAACCCAGATCGTGGTCGGCACTCAGACAATTGGTGCAGTGAACGGCGGTATTGCGATCTATGGCGAGAGAGAATTTATCTATGCGGACACAGACTCCCAGTGGCACGAGCTTGGTTCGGCTGGTGACTTTGGTTCGCTTGGTGAACTGGCTTGGCACGATGAAGCCAGCGGATCTTATACTCCTGCAGGCGTAGTTTCTCAGCCTACGTTTACTGGAGCTTCGCTTACGGCAACAGGGTCGCTGACTCCGACTGGTTCGGTTTCTCAGCCTACGTTCACAGGCACGGAAGGCAACGTCAGTGTGAGTGGTACAGCGACTGGTTCGATCAGTGTTGGTACAGGGACTGCGAATTATACTCCCGCAGGAACGGTCAGCCGTCCTACATTCAGCGGTTCGGCTCTGACTTCTACGGGTCGCTTTACTCCGTCTGGCGAAATCACTGTTGGTTCGGGTGAAGCGAACTATACTCCGGCAGGAACTGTCTCGACCCCGACGATCACGGTCACGCCCAGCACGGCTACGAAGTATGTTGCGAACTCTGCAACGGGTGGCGGGTCTGTCACGGATGGTTCGGCTGCTCAGTGTACGCTTCCTGTCCTCACGACTTCTGTTGTCAATGAAACGCTGACTCTGTCTTGGACTCCTGGCTCGTTCACTGCGAATACGCCGACCGCTGTTACGCTTCCGACTTTTGCAAGCCAGACGATTGCGACGGGTATTGCGAGTGCGACCTCTAGTCAGCCGACCTTCACAGGCACAGGGGCGAACCTTGAGTTCACGGGTTCTCAGGGCGATGTGTCCGTTACTGGTACTCCGTCTGGTACTGTGTCTCAGCCTACGTTCAGTGGCGATGGAGTGCAGCTGAAGTTCAATGGTACGGCGATGACCTCGACTGGTACGTTTACTCCCGCAGGAACAGTATCTCAGCCTGAGTTTACTGGTGGCGAGAGTGTCGTAAGCGTAACGGGTACACCGGCAGGAACGGTGTCTCAGCCGACGTTTACTGGTACTCCCGCAACGATCACCGTTCAGGCGTAAGGGGGAGTATGAATGGCAGATATAAGCAGGATCAGAGTAGACAGTACTACTTATAATCTTAAAGATGCACGACTTCCTGCTCCCGGTGCAGATGGCACTGGACTTGTGTCTGTGAATGGTGAATGGGTGCAGACTCCGGGATATGGATACAGTGTGACGGAAGACTCATTCGTACTTGGTGAGTTTACCTCTGCGGACTTCACGCAGGAAGGCACAGAGTATAAGGCAACAATTCCGCTCACGTCAGAATTGTTAACCCTGTTGCAGAGAATGTTTACTAACCATGAAGAGTTTAATGTGACGATCGATGGCACTACGTATAATAGTGTTGCTGATCAGTTTACTTATACTGACGATCCAAGTATTTATCTTCAGGATGTTTTCAGGCTTGAACCGAATTCCAATTACACGGCACTTACTTTCTTTGTGCCGACTGCTCCTAGCTCCGCAAGGATATATGGATCGGTAACTACGTATACTCAGTTTGATCGTAGGTTATTGCCTCCGAATGAAAATAATTTGAATATAGAGAACGGTATAGGAACTAGGGCTGTTCTTGTTAATGATGTAGATGGTAATACAGCGAGTGGAAATTATGCAACAGCGGAAGGGTATGGAACAGGAGCTACTGCGGATTATTCTCATGCCGAAGGTTATCAGTCCAGTGCGTCAGGACAGGAGTCTCATGCTGAGGGACACGGAACGGTCGCTAGTGGAACACGTTCACATAGTGAAGGTTTACAAACAGACGCACTTGGAAACGCATCTCATGCAGAAGGAGCAAATACTGAAGCTTTTGGAACATATTCACATGCGGAAGGGTATGGCACACTGGCTGGTGGTCAGTATTCTCACTCAGAAGGACAAAGTTATAGTTATGGCGGGTTTACACAGATAAGAATAACAGCAGAAGTGGATGCTACAAATAGAATTTATTCCGTTGATTCTGTGTCTAATCTTATTAATGTTGATAATTTTATTCTTGCCACTGACATCAACGGAGTTCAAGATTATGTTCGAATTGTTGGAATAGACTCAGCAAACCTACAAATAAAGCTAAGTAAAAGAGTTCTCGCTGGAAATTATAATGTCTTTAAGTATGGAGCATTTGGAAGTGCTTCTCACATAGAAGGGACATCTAATATTGCTGTACTGAATGATACACATGCAGAAGGAAATCTCACTAAAGCAAAAGGCGGATACTCTCACGCAGAGGGACATGAAACAAATGCTTCTGGTGATTGCAGTCATGCTGAAGGCTATAGAACTATATCAGGAGATAAGTCTCATTCAGAAGGCCATAGCACTATGGCAAATACTTATATATCTCATGCTGAAGGATGCCAAACCATTACTGTTTATAGGGTGCAAGATGGTCGTGGCGCACATGCAGAAGGATATATAACTGCATCGTTTGGTAGTGGCGCACATGCAGAAGGAAGTTCTAGAGGTTATTTTGCGGGTGTTAAAGTCTTACTGACAGGCGAACAGAATGTTACCAGTGAGAGTCATACTTTGAATTATGACTTCCCAGATAACACTGCCGCCGATTTGAATAGCAGTGTTGTCGGTATGTATCTCGTTTATACTGGAGAAGATTTCGCTTGCAATTGTCTGAAAATTTCAGCAATAGATACTTCGCATCAAACTTTCCAAGTCATTAATCCTCATCCCGCTTTGACAAATGCAGTCTTCATGTTGGTAGATAATATTGCCATTGGCGGAAGTGCACATACGGAAGGATCTGGAACTCAAGCTATTGGAACTGATTCACACACAGAGGGCATTGGAACTATCGCAAAGGGTGTAGCCCAACACGCACAAGGCAAATTTAATATCGAAGACACGAGCAATACTTATGCACATATTGTTGGCAACGGTGTCGCTGGAGAGCGTTCAAACGCTCACACGCTTGACTGGAATGGCAACGCTTGGTACGCAGGAACAGTTTCCGCTGGCACAGTTGCGAACCCCGCTCCTGTAACGAACGCTAATGATCTGGCAACTAAAGCATATGTTGATGCTAATGCGGGCGGAGATAGTCCTGTTGAGAGTGGAAGTGGTGTCGGATCTGTACAGACGAAGAGTTGGACTGTTGGGACTGGTGATTCCGCAATAACTAATACACAGACAGCTTCTGGTACTGGCTCTTTTGCTGAAGGATGCAACACACAAGCAACAGATAGTTTTGCACATGCGGAAGGTTATTCCACCAAAGCAAATGGTATGTCGGCTCATGCAGAAGGAGAAGAAACACATGCCCAAAAAACAGGCGGACATGCGGAAGGATATGGAACTATTGCCGGTAAGTATGCTCATAGCGAAGGTGAAACTCGCACATATTCCTTAACACTTACTTCGTCGATTCAGTCAACGTCTAATACTGTATATAATTGTGCTTCTATCCCGCAAGCCCTGAGACGTGGCATGTATGTAGTTAATCCCAGTACTAACGATTTAGTTGCTATAACTAACATTGACACAACAAATAGTAAAATTACTCTTCTAAATAACACATTAGGCATCGTGTCAGGGCTGACTGTAACGGTTTATGGATCTTCTGCATACGGAGATAATTCGCACAGTGAAGGATACAGTTCTGTTGCATTTGGTACGTCGGCACACTCAGAAGGAGCTAATACCAGCGCATACGGTGACAATAGCCATGCGGAAGGCAGCATAACACAAGCTGATGGAATTAATTCTCACGCAGAAGGTAGCAACACCTACACGCACCCAACTGCTTCAAATGCACATGTAGAAGGACTTGGCACTATTGCACGAGGACAGAATCAACACGTTGAAGGAAAGTACAATATTGAAGACACACAGAATCAATATGCTCATATTACAGGAATAGGATATAGAGATTCTGCTCGTCGAAATGGGTTTACTGTTGACTGGAATGGAGCAGGAGTTTTCGCACAGGGAGTTAAAGCTCCAATGATTACAGGCGAAAGTATTTCTGTAGGAAATAACAATCATACTTTCGATCCGCAAAATATTGGTCTGGGTGGCATGGCGTTCGGGCGTAATTTGACTTCAACTGGTAATTACTCCGTGGCAGAAGGAACAGGCGAATTAAGTGGAAGTAGTTATTACTTATATATTACTGGCACTTATGACACTCACTTCACATATGATGCATCAGATACTAATACAACCAACACATTGAACAATATAAACGAATTTTTTATCGCATGGTCTCCAGATTTTAATGATGCTGGTGTAGTTGATACTATTAATCGATCAGAGAATTCAATTGACATTAATGGACTCGCAGGATATGTTTTCAATCATACTCCTATATATTTTTATCCTCCTAACACGGGTAGCAATAACAGTCATTCTGAAGGATACGATACACACGCACTCGGTATAAGCTCTCATGCGGAGGGATCAGGAAGTACTGCTGGTGGATATTTCTTATCTTCTGAAGCATATGATTCCGGAGACTACAGTGGTTATTTCTCTGGAGCGGATTCACACGCTGAAGGCAGCAGCACTTTAGCAATCGGAGAAGGTAGTCATAGCGAAGGATATGCTACAAAAGCCATAGGAAATTATTCACATGCAAGTGGTTTTGATTCATTAGCATATGGTCTGGGTTCAAATGCATCTACTTTTAACGGTTATCCTGGATATGAATATGGAGAAAGCTCATGCACAATTACAGGGTATATAAGTGATACAACATATAGATGTAATTTGTCGGGGACTCCTCTTCCTGGCATGGTAGTTTATGTGAAAATAGGAACACAAGGTTTTTTTGTTGCTAGGAAAATTGTGTCTGTAACGCACACAGGCAGTGTGTATGATATTACGTTTGATGGCAAGTTCCCTTATAATGATCCGGCATTTGGATCACAAACAACGCTAAACGGATGGCTTGTTGAGAGTTGCGCTTCTGGTATAGCTTCTCATATCGAAGGCAATCTTACGTTGGCTGGAGCAGATTATGCTCACAGCGAAGGCGAATTAACAGTTGCAAATGGGCAGAGTCAACATGTATCCGGCAGAGCTAACATAATTGACACGAATGATACTTATGCAGTTATTGTTGGCAACGGAACAGTCGAAAGAGAAGATGGTATTGATCCGCAATATCCTGCAGCTCCTGAGAGTGTCACTCGTTCTAACGGCTACACTCTCGATTGGTCAGGTAACGGTTGGTTCGCTGGCAACATTACAGCCAACGGCGGATCGCTCACGCTCCACGACAGCACAGGCGATGTCACGATCACGGCAGCACAACTTCGTCAGCTTCTCGCAATGTTAAGTTAAGGAGCTGATCATATGGCGTACAGAGTTCACAATGTTCAGCCCGGTCAGCGAATCCTTGCACAGACAGTAAACGAGCAGGACTCGCAGATCGCTTCGAACGAGCAGCATATTACAGAACTCACGCAACAACTCGATCAGAAGATCAGCGAACCCGCAACAGCCGGACAGCCGGGACAAGTGCTTGGACTCGACGCTTCCGGCAATAGAAGCTGGCTCACAACGTCGGCTTCGATTCAGATCTCAGTAGACGCTGAGACATTACAAATTATTACGTAAACAGGAGAAGGGGTTATCTAAAGCGATAACCTCTTCTCTTATATTTAGACTAAGGAGATGGTTTTATGGCTTACCAGATTCACGATGTGGCGAATGGCGATGTGATCCAGGCTCAGACTACGATTGAACAGGATACACAGATCGCTGCCAACGAATCAGCTATTGGGCAACTTCAGACAAAGGTGAACCAGATCGAAACGAATATGCCTGATACTACGCAGATCGAAAGCGACGTGAGTGCGCTCCAGACTTCTGTCAGCGGACTCTCTAGTACGGTTAACGGGATTAATACGACTCTTGGGACTAAGATAAATGAGCCGGCCACGGAAGGAAAGAACGGTCAGGTTCTTACTACTGATGGCAACGGACATCGTACATGGAAGACAGTTCAGGGTAGCGGTGGATCAAGCGTTGAGATCGACGATACGCTTACGCAACAGGGCGAAGCAGCGGATGCCAAGGCAGCAGGTGACGCTCTTGCAACGAAGCTCACGAAGCCTGCTACGGATGGCACGAATGGACAGGTACTGATGACGGATGGACAGGGCGGAGCTAGTTGGCATGATGCTCTGGATGGCACGGCGGTTGAGAGTGCTGTTGGGAGTTATATTAATGCTCATCCTGAAGTAATTGCGGTTGCGGATGGTTCTATCAGCAGAGCAAAGCTTGACACTGATCTTGGTGATATCGTCGACCAGATCGACCCGCTGTCATCTACCATCGAAGAAGCATTCGGGTCTACTTCCGAACAGACGATCGCCATTGCCGACATTACGTTCACAGAGGGCAAGACCATCTCAACGACTGCGGCAACGATCGGGAACATTATAAACGGTTCTTCCTACTCTGTGTCCGACCCGATTACATTAACAAACGCCAAGACACTCAACATCAGCTACAAAGGGACTATTGATCCCACTGCGAAAGCTTTCTTCTATACGCCGTCTGGCAGCTATGTAAGTCACTTCAATGTTCTCCGTGATACAAAGGCAACTCCTATAGATATTCCTGCAACTGCCGGGTATTTCAGGTTCTGTGTAATGACTTCAAGAATCTCAAAGATGAACCCGATCGTCATCTCTGCTGAAGTCAAAGGGACTCTGGAAATTGAGTTTGAGAAGAAGGTTGACATTGATCAAGGCGTTGAGAACGCTGGCAAAGTCCTTGCTGTTGACGGGGCCGGGAAGGTTGGTCTCCGCTCGTCTACTGTGACCGTCAAACCGAAGTACATGCTTTCTCATCCGATAAAGCCCCTGATGCCTGAAATTATGGCGAGCTTTGGCTGGTGCAGTATGTATATCCCGGATGCATGGACTAAAGCAGATATCACGATGTCTGTCAGCGGTAGTGCGGATTCTGACAGCTTGACTGTTTCCTCGTTTGCGGCGGTTCATTGCGACACAGATGCAGACCTCTCTTCTACTGTGAACCTTGCCCAGCTCACTTCCGACTTTGGATGGGTCGGTGGTGTTCTGTCTGCTGATGGGATTCATTTCCACACTGTCAACTTCAAGGCAGATCCGAACGATGCCACGAAGCTGATCGTGTTCCCGAAGCTTACCGAAGAAATCACGAACGGTGTTCTGTCCACGATGCTGACGGACTCTACCTCTACTTCCGTTGGACTGCATCTTACGACAAACGGTTACAAAGCATATGCCCAGCATATCTTTGCCCAGAACCCGAAACATTGCGAGGTTGGCAAATACGTTGCCCGGTTCTCCGGCACGGAAGTTGATGTGACAGATCCTACCGTATTCCCTTGGCAGAAGATTGGCTCCGGCTATCAGACTGATCAGTATCGTTATGTTAACGAGAATATGAATAAGGAATGGCTTCAGAGAACCGTAACAAATGCATGCTTGTATATTGCATATGCAAGTTATTCTCCTTGGACTGGTAAGACTGGCGTTTTCTGGGAGCAGAACCTTCAGGGCAACAGCGGTTATCTTGAAGCGTTCATCTTCCCTGTGTGCAACCAGATTGAACTTCCCGAAGGTATGGAAGTGCATGTTGTTGTTACGATTGACGGAGTTGAGAAGCTCCATGAAATCCTGACAACCTCCATCTGCCGCAGGATCATCTGTGACTACGAGGGAGCTGGGACTGCCAAGCTTGAGATCTACAGCAATAGCTGGGGGCCTGTCAATGGTGGCAAGTATGGCTTTGGTATAGGTCGGGTCACTTGGTGGGTAAACGAACTTGAATATCCTGACACTCAACTGTTCCCCAAGGGAGCGGTTATTGCACAGGAATTTGACTCTTGGGGAACTGTGCGACATGCGGCGAGTGCCACAGAGTTCAAACGGTTGCAGTGTGAAAACAGTGTTGTAACGGTTGATTACACGAACTACTCCAAGGGAAGTCAGACCAGTGCGTGGGCTTTGGCTTGGTTCTATGAGAACGTTATCAAGTACCATCCTGCGATCAGCATCCACGACTTTGTCATCAATGACACGAACTCAAAAAATTCCAGCCTTGTCCCTGATACTGTTGCTGGCCCTGACGGCAATGCCTATAACAACAAGCTGACAAGTGCCCAGTATTGTGAGAACATGAAGCTCCTTGCCCAACTTGCCATCAGCAACGGCATTCAACCGATCTTTATGCGGAACATGCAACACGGTGCAAGCAACTATCAGACCTTCTCTAATTCTCTGATCAACTCTATGTCTACTCAGATCTAATGTCTATAGGGCTGTCACTTATGTGGCAGTCCGTCTTTGAATTGAGGTGATGATATGGCTCTTGTAATTAAAGTTGGCGGTAAGCCAGCTATCAGCAATCTGTGCGAAATCATGATCCCTGACGGTACGAGCATCAACAACGCCAAGATCGATTACCGCTACGTCGGCCCTGGCTCGATTGCCTACACGACTTGCGGTGACAAGGTGTGGCGGCTCGGCGAGAACATGCGCTGGGTTCGTATCGTTAACACTGGCGGTGGAGGCGGTGGCGGAACTTCTACTGGTTACGGTGCTGCCGTATATGGCACTGGGAAGTATGGACAGTAATGGCGGTCGGTTCCGTGGATCGTGGCAACATGGCTTGTCTTACAGCAAGAATGATGTTGCGGTCTGCGGGACCGCTTTTTACAAAGCGAAGTCTGATCGGCCATGCTATGACGATCCGCCTAGTCTAAACCCGGAATGGGAGTGGTTGCATGACTGTCAGAGTAAAAATAACAAGGCAAAAGAACGCTGAGCTTCTTGGTTGCCGAATCAATGAAACCGTTGATATTCCGCTCGAGGAATATATCCACGGTGTTGTAGCATCAGAGATCGGAGACTCGCCTCTCGAAGCCTGCAAGGCGCAGGCCGTTGCAGCAAGAACGAATGCAATGATTTACATCGATAAGGGGTCCGCGATTTCTGATGCATCCTCTTCTGCTCAGGCTTTCCGAGCCGAGCGCATGAATGGTTACCCGGTCGCCCGTCAGGCTGCTGAAGAAACTGCTGGTGAGGTTTTGACATACAACGGCGCAGTATGCTCGCCTTGCTCATTCTCTTCAGACAACGCGGGCCGGACCACTTCAAGCGAGAGCAGATGGGGCGGCGCAAGAGCTTGGTTGATCGAACAAGATGACCCTTGGGATACAAGCAAAAAGAAAACAGGACATGGTGTCGGTATGAGCCAGCTTGGTGCAATCAATGCTGCCAAGCTCGGCTTTTCTTATACCGACATTCTTCGTTTCTACTATCCAAATACTGCCCTCGAAAAGCGAGGTGATCGAGCTATGGCGAAAGTTAAAGCCAGTTGGCTGATCGAAAAGTTTAAGTACATGGCCGACAACAAATGGAAATATGTTGCCGACTCAGCTCGCAATGGCGCCGTCGATTGCTCTGGTGCGTTTACTTATTGGTACAATGAGGCAGGAAGCAGCATGTATCACGGCAGTAACACGATGTACAGAAAGTACTCTATAGAGAAAGGCAAGATCGGCGAGATAAAGTTGGTCCCCGGAATGGCTGTCTACCGCTGGAAGGAAGCAAAAAGAGGCGAGCTTCCTACAGTGTACCTGAATGATGGGCTTGGAAATTTCAAGCACGTTGGTCTGTACATCGGCAACGGTAAGTGTATCGAAGCGAAAGGCACACAGTATGGTGTCGTGTACAGTGACATCAGCACATGGGACTATGCGAGCAAACTGGTGAACACAGAATATGATGTTGCGGAAGGTGATGCACCAATGCAGAAGATGCAAGTATATGCAGAGTCTGGTCGGACCGTTAATCTTCGCAAGACGGCTTCGACATCTGGTACTATTCTCACTCATGTACCTGTTGGTGCAACCGTGCTTGTTGGCGAAGAAACAAATGGCTTTGCCGCAGTCACGTATGGCAGTTACACAGGCTATATGATGACAAAATTTCTCACTACAGATGTGAGTTCCGAAGAAGACGAGAGCACCGTTACTCTCGAGCTCGACAAGAGCGTTGCGAAATGTCTTTTGATTGCCCTAAACAAAGCAGGCTTATCTGCGTAAGAAAGGAGTGTATTGTATGGAAGAGCTTCTTTCTAGCTGGTGGGGTATTCTTGTTACTGTTTCTGGTGGAATTGCTGTCATTGTTGGTTTCGTCAAAGGTATCGATAGCATCAAAGAATGGATCAGAGCTAAAGCAAAAGACAGACTGTCTCGCGAAAGCATGGAAGCCCGTATCATGCAGGCTATTGATGACCTTGATAACAGTGTCCGCAAGAATGACGAAAGCCAACTGCAGCGTATTGATGATCTGATCAAGCGCACAGAAAGGATTGAGGCAACACTTGTGGATGTACAGGAACAAAGCGCCGCCCTTACTTATGATAAATTGATGGCGGCTTACACCAAGCATGGTGTGCGACGTGACCCGATTACTGTTTCAGGACTTGCTTCGCTGCAGCGCATCTATCATGCGTACACGAAAGGCGGGCGCAACCACATTCCTACGGACTTTCTCGAAAGACTTGAGGAATGCCCGATTGAAAAGTGAGGTGCGCCATATGACAAAGCAGGACAAAGAGTTTGTGCAATATAGCAAGCGCGTATGCAAGTGGTCGCTGCTCGGAGTTTTTACTCTTGTGATCATTGCTATGGCGTTATGCGTGTTTGTTTGTACCGATGTTGCCCAGATTGATGCCGTTGTGAGGTTGATTCAATACTTCTCAACGCTCGCTGGCGTAGTTGTGACAGGTTATTTTGGGCGGGCTTCGCTTGAAGACTTCGCCACGAACAGAAAAAGTATTCAGAAAGCTCTCGATAATCAGCAAAATGACGAAGAAGAAGAGAGCGTTGGTTGAAAGGATGGGTGCATATGGACCTGATTAAAGAATTTCCATGGACCGCCATCGTTGGCGTGCTCATTATGATCTTTACTGTTATTGTTAAGTACGTTTTTGACCGCCATGTCATGCCGTATCTTGAATCCAAGGGGCTCGTTGAAGCCTGTTATGTTGCTGTCAACGCTGCTGAAGCCATGTATGGTCGCTATAAAGGCGAAGAGAAGCTGAAGTATGCGCTCAAGCTGCTCTCCGACGAAGGCTGGAACATCGATAGCGAGGCTGTTATTGCCAACATTAACGCTGCTTGGCAGGAGCTGAACCTTAAACAGATCGACGCAGGCATTAAGCAGCCTGAATAACAACTTTTTCATACGACTTTTTGTGATAATGCACACTTTTTCATACGAGTTTTTGCGATAACGCATACTTTTTCATACGAGTTTGTGTAGTTGGTATAAAATTTCAGTTGAAAAATGTGCAAATGTGCACAAAATTTAAGTTCGGATAAAAATGGGGTACACTTTTACGGTGTACCCCTTTTTATTTCGCCGGTATTCAGAGAAATACTTGACGATCAAATACTTTTGTGAATATCTGCTGTCATATTTTGTGCAACCCCCGGTTCATACCCGGAGTGTCATTGGTTCGAATCCAATCGGAGCCATGCGTTGGGGCGTCTCACTTCTCAGGAAGCGGGGCGCTTCTTTTTTATGTTATATTTTATCATTTGTGCAACCATCAAGCCCTCAAAACGTTGTCCTGCTTGGGCTCGGACGGGTTAATGATTGCAAGGAACTCATTGTTGATCTCTGTGGCGGCTCTCGTGAGCATGCTTTTCATGCCGTGAGTGTACCGACCAAGCGTAATATCCTGTGATGAATGTCCGACGATCAGTTTTGTCGTCTTCAGATCGATGCAGGCATTGTTGCACACAGTAATAAACGTGTGGCGGAGGATATGTGGTGTTGCACCATGTATATCGATGGTGTTTTTGATGCGGTCCCACGTTCTGCGATGCATTGCGAGCGTTGGCGGATCCTTTTCCTTCCTATATACATAGTACTCTGGATCGCAATCGCTGATGAATGGTCGCAGGATATCAATGATCGGCACCAAACGCAGTGCGCTGGCTGTTTTTCCCGTGTAATCGAGGTATGGTTCGTTGCCTCCGGGATAAACAGCCTCTTTTTTTATGTCGATAAAGTCCTGCCCAATGAATTTTCTCTGCAATCCGGCGAGCTCGCCGCGCCTCATGCCTGTGAACAGATAAAAAGCAACAATGCTCGCATCTTCTGGGCGGAGATCAGGCAAGTGCTCATAAATATCACGGATGTCATCCTCTGCAAGCGTATCTCTCGTCGTGATTCGCCTCGAAGGAATGGTAATGATCTTGTTTCTGGCCGGGTTCTCTGCAATGTAGTGCTCGGCAATGGCATAATCGAAGACCTGAATCATATATTGCAGATGTTCGTGCAATGTTTTCTTCGCAAGGTACTTGACATTATTCAAGTAGCTCTGGATCATTGCTGGATTGATGCAATCGATCATGATGTTGCCGAAATAAGGGTACAGATAGTTCTTGCAATACCCTCTGTACCCTATCATGGTCGTCTGTTTGATCGTGTTCGCCTTAAACCTTGTGAGCACACTGTCAGAATAGCTCTGAAAGGTCGGCGTTGCGAGCGATGGTCCCGTCTCCATGCCGTAAGCGAATGCTCGACGGGCCAGCTCGTTCATATTTGGCGCAGATAACCACTTCTGCTCGCCTTTTGGTGTAGTAATGACTGCTCTGTACAGCATATCGTTCTCTCCTGCAACAGCAGATATTCCGTTGTCAAGTTGCACACTCATATTATACATCCTCCGCAGCAATTATTCACGCCAGTCGTCGTAAATTTCAATGACATAGTCACATTCGGATGCTTCCCATGTTTCCGGGCGGCTTACAACAACTTCTGGTGTCGATCCATAGTAGAACTTCGGATCAAGACATTCGTTAACTATTTGCTCGAGGCTTTCGCGCTCGACAATTTCGCTATGCTGCCAATGGTCGCTTGTTTTTGTGATCGAAAACTTCATATACATCTCTCCTTATAAAAAAGACTGAGGTGGTAGGGGTCGAACCTACGACGAGGGAGTCAAAGTCCCTTGTTATGCCGTTTAACTACACCTCAATAAAGCTTGCTCGCGCAAGCTTATACATGTTGCACAAAGTTACTCATTATCATTTGTGCAATATTCACTATCATCATTCTTTTGCTTCGCAAGCGTCAGGCAAGCTGCGTTGTGCAAGCTCCACATAACGGGGCAGCATTGCTGATATAGACACTCACTGCATGAATTCACAAACATAGTAGCCTCCCTGACGCAACCATTTGGCAACACGATGCCGATGGCAAAACTTACCTGGCTTTTCGTAGCACACGAGAGCTATATCATCTGATCCGGCCAGCTCCTTCAACTCTTTGACAACCTCATCCTGATTCAGAGGCGCGAGCACTTGCTCGTCGAAGCATTTGAGATAGTAATCGTTGTTATGGTTCTGCTTCCACTCCTGAAAGAACTCCCACTTTGGCGCCAGCTTCTTATACTGCAACCCTGTGTAACCTTTCGGAGCTTTGCCGCAGATAGAGATGGGCACGAACTCCTCTGGCAGATGTCTGATGTTCGCAAAGTATGTTGTCACGATCATTTAATCACGCTCTTTCCATAGAAGGACGTTATCCACATCCCATGTTTTTGTCCGCGTATCGTAAGCTGCGAGCCATCGCTCGCCATCGGTTGTGACCACATCATACAAACCATTCCTTGTGGGAGACTGAGCATAATAACCCGTCCACGTCATATCGAATTCATAATCATGGTCGATATCAGTGTGTGCAACACGCTCCCTGATCTTATGGTAGCAGGCATCACACACAAAACACTTCTCATGGTCGTCGAACACAATGGTGTGGCTGTGCTCGAGCGGTTCATTGCAGCAATAACAAGTCTTCATGTTGCTGAATCAGCCGCCTTCCATCTTTCGCAACCGACAAGTGGATCCGCCATATGCATATAACATGCCAGACCATTATCAGCCATGCCAAGACATACAAAGTCACCATCTGGTTCCTGATATCTGCACCCACCCTGTGAGTAGTCACAGATCTGGACGCGTAGCTTCAGCTTGCATGTCGTACAGTTTTGGTCCATGAAATCACCTCACATATTTACTGTATATTTTTATGTGAATTTCGCTTTGTAAAAATACCCTTACAACTTATCACCTATCACATTACACACAGGTAGTCTGTATGAAAACTCACACTGTATCTGTATAAAATGTGATAGCTGACACTCCTGTTCGATCGTCTACTGATCCTTCTGCAACCAGCTCCGCGCTATCGAATGGTTCATCGCAGCACGGGCAAGTACGAGGAATGATCTTATTGCATGAGTTTTGATATACTGTTACCGGCATAGTGAGCAGATAACCACAGTTGCTGCATACTGGTTTAAAAATAAGCTTTGCCACTCAACAATTCACCTCTTTACGAATGACGCGTGCAAGAATCGAACTTGCATGGGTCTGCCTCGCCCAATACCGACTCGAACGGCCTGCCATCCCTTAGCGAGATGCCCTGTTCCAATGAGGCAACGCGTCTCACTTTCGAATACTCATGAATATACAAGTTGTACTGAGCAGGAAAATGATCAGCATAACAAGTGCACCAGCACAACATCCTACAAGAAATGATCCCCACTCCATTGCTTACAACTCCTCTTTACTTTCGGTCTGCATGATATGCTTTCCTGACAGCTCTTTCAAATCTTCCTCAATTGTTTCGAGGATGCAATTCAGCTTTCCAAACTGCAATGCCATGATCAGACTTAGTATACTAAGACAAAACTCAACCATATGTGCACCTCACCATTGAATTGTTTTCACGACCTTGATCGTAGGCTCCCTGTCGCCCCAGTCATAAAAGATCTTGCAATGCTTGCAGCCGACTTCAGATCCATAAGATCCGATATACCTACCACAGACCGGGCAGGAGTATTCGATCTCATCCCAATATCTTGAGCCATCATCGTTGTGCGCTCTTCGGATGACAGCGTTTGGTCTTCTTATGTCACTTTCCATTTCGCAACATCTCCTCTGTTGCAGCACAGTCATACGGCGGCTCGCATATCTCCCAGTATGCGCAGTCGTGACAGATGCGCCACATCTCGTCCAGATTATTAACCTTGGAAGACGAAGTACTCTGGTTCGTCTGAGTTGTGTTCGTCATCCTGTTCACCGTCCCTTTTTATATAAGCGAGTATTGCAACCGTTTTATCGTTGTCTTTGACAATGTTGAGAGATGATATTTGATAAAGGTCCCTACCGGGGGTAATGCAAAAAACAGGATGGTTTCCTTGTATAGCCATCAGATCTTCGATCATATCTTTCTTATACATATTACATACTCCCATAGTAATCCTGAGCAACCTCATCGCAGTGCTCTCCATGGTCATCAGCATAACATCCTTCAAGATCGTCATGCATCGGACAACCCAAGCAGCTAACCACAGTCGTTGTCTTACGGTTAAAGAATTCATCACGGTTAAAGAAGTCAGGGCAAGGCTCAGACTCACCCTGACAATTCCAAAACTCATCGAGATAGTAATCGCAGAGTTCTTTGCACTCCTTGCAAACCATACTTACCACCTCTTAATGTAGTCCTTGCCAAGGACCATTCTTGTTTTGTGGTAATTGTCTATAAGTCTGTTGCGTATGGTTATGTCATTGATGTCTCTGCTGTCCATACTGTGCAACATCAATTGGCTCAAAGCCAGAGTTATAGTTTCCTGATTTTCAAGGATCTGCTTCTCTATATCTGTCATATTTCACCTCATAAAAAAAGAAGGCTCATACACCCTCAACACAACAAGGAATTGAACCTTGTACTTTACTGTGATATCGCACACAGCGGGCGGCAAAAGGCAGTCACCAGACCCTGTGCTGATTCATGCTCTCCTTTCTGAGCATTAGATGTATGAGCTTGCTCTCGGGCAGATTCGAACTGCCGACCATTGGCTCTAACCACTGAGCTACGAGAGCACCGGGTCAGTCGCACTCTTTGTATTTGAGTGGACATTTGTCTGGGCATTTATTGTTCCAGTAATACCAGTCAACAAACATATGTGTTCCGGCTTCAGCCGTCTTTCCGCACTCCACATAGTTGCCGAATGCATCAAGGACATATTCGCAACCACAGCATTTCGGATCATCACGATTCATTTTAATATCCCCATTCCTTTGGCAACGGGAAACAACCCCATCGCTTGAAAGCTTTTATTTTCATACGATGCAATCGATTGATATTTTTCTTGCGAGTGCGCCACCTTTTATGTCTTCTGAGGTGGTCTGCTCGCAGAAAATTGAGACACCAACGAAGTTTATTGCTCATCATGCTTTTCATCTCCTATGTATTCATGAAGCTTCGGGATCACGACCCCTGTGATATAGCGGTAAGGTATATTGCGCATTACGACGACACCATCATCCCGCTCTTCAGGAATACCTATTGATCGTGTACCATCGCTAGGAAACAATACATGCAGCGCATCAGCGTTCTTATCATATTGCACATTCAACCGATACTCATTTGGTTGCACAGGCTTTTCAGATGCTTCCTTTTTGTGATACTTACTCTCAGAGCAGCTGAACAATGCATCCGTGTATCTATCTACTTTATCACAAAAGCCAAAGTTATCTGGTTGCCAATATTCACAGTGCTGACAATCAACATTATTAATAGAATAACCGCCATACTCATCACAATTATCTGGGGGCGGTGCTTTAAAGTCAGGGTCTTCGTCTTTGTGAAACTTGATAGAAGACTCATCCATTTTGGTACCGCGAATAAGAACATCATCTTTAATCAAATTGTAGTCCATACCATAAGAATACTCTTTTGCCCCATAAAATATTAGCCCATTTCTATGATTAAAGATAACATTTCTTGCATAATCCTCCCCAACTGTTGTGTCATATACAGCATATCCATAAAATGTTACACCTTTAAACTCGTTTGCGATATATGCGCATGCTTGCTCAGCATTTCCATTGATTATCATAAATTCATATACGCCATTATAACATTCACAATTTGGCATCTTCTGTACATTTTCATAGAAATCATCAATATATTTCTGATCACCAAACAACGGTTTGAAGTAAACCCATGTACGCCAACTCATCGCATCACCCTCATTACCAATCTACTACCGGGTTCTTCTTATGCCAACAAATGTACCAATGCTTCCCGAACCAAAAGAAGAAATGGTAGTACTGTTTTCTATGCTTTTTAAGCAGAGGACAATAAAACCATTTGAACTCATTCGTATTGTACATACGTCTCCCTATCTTGATCATGGCAACCTCACCCAAACATAGCTTTGTTCAACACTTGATCATCAACTTTGAAGCGGAATGCTGCTGCATACGGGTGCCCACCGCCGCCGTGTGCCCGTGCAAATTGCCCAAGGTCTGGCGACTTATCGTTGCCACGAAGATGAGCCGAACCATTTTCAAAGTCCAGCACGATTGCGAAGTCCGCATCAGTATATGCATCAATCAGCTTGTGCCCGATCTCTGAGAAATTCTTATTTGCCGTTGTGACAGCCACACGATAAGCATCTGGCAACTGATAAACATGAGCTTCCGCAACTCGCCGACCAATGTATTCATTTACAGATTCGTCGTAGCCACGGACCAGACTATCCAACTCTGCTGAAAGACCGAAGTGAGGTCTGATGCTGTGCTGTTCATGGATATCACCGAAGATGATGGAATTGATTGCGTAATCCACAAACCTTTCTTTACCAAACAGTGTAATCAGATAGTTCAATTGCTTAGAAAGGCAGAGCTCATCTTGGTTAAATCGCCATGTATCATACAGACAAACAGCTTCAACAAACTCATCGAGTGCATCTTTGAATTGCGGATTGATGAATTCCTTATACACAAGAGAGGTCCCGCAAACCGTGGTGTCAAGAACAACATGAGCCCAAGGATATTTTGAGTTCAGCCATTCCGCAGTCTTATGATGGTCAAGCAGAATGACTTTTGTCTGTCGATGCGTACTGCAATATTCATCCAGCTTCTGCGCTGTCTCTTCGTTAATACTTATATCCGAGATAACGATATAGCGGTCTTGTTGTTCGATGTTCCATCTCTGTTCAACATCATACAGAATGTCAAGAAAACCAGACACTTTCTGATTGATGTTGTCATAGTCGCAATACAGTACATCAATGGTGTCATATGTCTTGGCAGCATACAACTTCATCAGTACAGAACATCCCAGACCATCAAGGTCTGTGTGAGTAAACAAATTGATCATCTGTTTACCTCCTCATTATTTTTCGATACTGTTTATTGAAATAACAGCAGCATTTTTGGTCCCGTTTTTTCAATTAATCTGTTTCGGTTTGATCTTTGCATAGATATCACAGTAAGTTGAGTCAAAAGGATCATCAACCTTCTCGAGGAACCACGGCTGGTCCTTGACTTCTCGGCAATAGTAATCCCAGTTGTTACCGCCGATACGTGCATGAATGTACAGAACATCATTGCGACCACAGTACGAATTAAATGTTTCGTGGTTCTTGCGGACTCTTTTCTCAACAGTCTTCCTGAGATATTTGAACAGCTTCCGCTTTTCTCCGTGAACATTCTCCCAGCGGATATCAATTGGTTCACTGTTTTCGTTATACTCAATATACTTATGCCTGAGCTGGCTTGTTCTGCTGCTATATTCAAAGCACGTCGGATGATATACAAAGTCAGATTCACATGCGCTCTCGCATTCATATAGCCATATCTGCCTAATGTACTGCTCAATATTCTCGGCAGAGGCAGGACGTTCTTCGGACATCAGTCGAACTCCGCGAAGTCTCGGGACATCGATATTGTTTTCAGTCATGATATGTCTGAGAGACTCAATGTTTGCATAAGCTCCAAGATCCATAATATCAATTTCCTTTCATTTCAGATAGAATGCGGATCAGGATTTGCACCTGACATGACAGCCTTTACCCAGATCGCGTGTCGCATGAGCTTATTCTCTCAGGGTAACGTTACCTCCCCGATGGTAGCTGTCTCCCGGTAGCGCGTCTACCTATTCCGCCACCGCATTAGTTTCGCTTTTGTATTCTGCGAAACATCGGTCGCATAACATTTTGCCATCTATTTTTCTACAAATTACAAGCCTTCCGCACCATTCGCATTCGCAATATTCAACCATGCTTATCTCCTTTTCAGACGAAGGTAGTCCTTAAGTTTTTCAGGGCAATCTTTTTGCGGAAAGCGGTCTGTTCGGAGATGGTTCTCAATGCAGTAATATTCTGCTATACATCCATCACAGCCAGTTTCATTGCACTTTGACAAATACTCTTTAATGATATGATCATATGCTTCCGTTTGCTTCATTGTTTACACTCCTGCTCTATTATTAACCATTGCATCTCTTACAGGTGTTTCTCGCTGTTCGAAGCAGTTATGGACTTCTCTTGCGTCTACCTCGCAATTCCACTTTTCGCAACGGTCATAATACCAACGGTAAAATCGGCAATTGTCGCAGTTCATTCATGCACCTCATTCAAAGTGTTATTTAAGTAACTGGCTCATTTTTCTTTCCGCACTCTGGACAATACCGTGGGCTATAGAAAATGTGTTCAAAATCGTCACCATATCCAAATTTCATAATGATATATCCGCTTTTATTTCGACTTGTTTCAAGCCAACACAGAGACGGTGCAAATGAACTTTGAACTGTTTTTTCACCAATTTTCAACTTACAGATAGGGCAATTATCCATAATATAAACTCCTATTTAAAGTGTTATTTAAGTTAGGACAGGCATGTCCGGGAACGGAATCCAATGAGTGACGTATTCGTCCATCATTCCGGCGCCGTGCCAAAAATGCGGTTCGCTCCATCCAATAGGCGTTCCAAATTTGTATGCTCTTACGTCGCCAAACGTAGTAGCGCACAGGACATACTCGAAATCATGAGTAATTTGACTTTGCTTTTCATCCGGCAGCCTGTCCTTGACCGAAATCCAATTCGTACTCGCCCACACACCAGAATTGAAGCCGTTTGCAAACATCCAGTTTCCGAAACCGCT